ACTCACAATGATCCGCAATAGTATTATGAATCTGAAGGTCTTCATACCAAAACTCATCAGAGAGTTGAATGACTATTCTGGGGTTAGTTTTTTTAACACACTCTAAAACATCATCAAAGGTTGGCATATATCCCCAAGGATAATTATTTGGGTCTCTTGCGCTATAAACAAATACATCAAATTTTTCATTGCTATTTCTAATATCATCAAGATATAAGAAACTAGTAGAGACCTCTCTTCCGTCCAAAATGTCATTTAAGATATAGTCATGCTCCCACAAATCTTCTTTTTTAGATCTTCCGAAAAATAAAACTTTTACGTTTTTAATTTTTTCTTGGGAACTTAATTTCATTGGGGTATTACTCCATTTTCACAAAAACGGCACATATCAAAACATGCTTGAGGTTTTGGTGCTATTTCATCATATGATTGCTCAAAAAGATTTCCAATAATAAATTTGAGGTTATAATCCATACAACAAAGAGAAACATCTCCATTGGGAAGCATAATGTTGTGATAAAGATGTTCATCGCATCCGCAGGTTCTTGGTTCTTCTCCATGATATATTGACTTAAACTCATCTTTAATATTGAGAAGTTCTGGTTTCAACATAGCTTCTCCAATCAAATTACCTGCCCTTGACCAAAATGCAGGAACAACTGCTTCTGGGAAAAGATGCTTTACATCATTATGGACTGTTCCCATTGCCATAGTATAGAAACCTTGAATTTCATGATGAACATTTTTAAATGCTTCAATAACTTCAATATAGTTTTTAGTAATAGGATGCTTTGCTTTTCTTTCATTGTCAGGAAGGTGAAGAACAAATCTTCCATTAGGACCTAGGTCATAGGGAACATTTTTGATTCTGTAAACATCTTCAACTTTCATCCCAATTCCAGTCGTAAACACTGCGATTGGATGTCCCTTTTCATGAGCATATAAAAGCATATCCGTACAGTCTTTATTCAACCAAGGTTCGGTAAATCCTGCAAAAGTAACTCTTACATTTTGTGGTAATTTATCAACTGCTCTCTTAAAATTATCTAAGGTTAGATACCTTTCTTCGTCAACATATGAACGCTCAAGAATTCTCTGTGGGCAGTAAACGCAATCAACTACGCACCCTTTCTTTGGAATTGATGTTGTAAACTCCATTGTTGGCCATGGAGTCATATCCCAAAACTTTTCTGGTTCTTCGGTATTATCGATGTATAAAATAATTTCTTTATAATAAAAAATGTTTTCTTGCCAAATCAAATCGGAAATTTCTTTTTCACTGACGCATTCATACGCATGAATTTTATTTTTATCAAAGTGCACTAAAACTTTATCTCTAAATTCTCTGAACTTGTTTTTCAGATACTCATTTGATAAATGCCATTCACCAACAACCTTTTTAACATTTTTAATTACCCAAGGCAAATTTTCCTCAGAGAAAAGATCATATTCACCTCCCTCAGCATCAATTTTAATAAAATCAATTTTTTGAATATTATTTTCTTTGATAAAAGTATCAAATCTAATTCCATCCGCAACATTTTCCTTTTCCCAAGTTTCTGTGCATGTAATATCAAACAGGCCAGAAGTTATAAATTCGGAATCGACATTGGCAAGAGCTTTATTAATTAAAACAACATTATCTCTTCCATCAAGATTGTGTTGCATTGTTTTAAATAAACCCTTATGGGGTTCAAAACAATAGACCTTTGATGGTTTTTGATCTAAAATTTTATAGGTAAATGGTCCACAACTTGCACCAATATCAAGGACTATGTCTCCCTCATTAACTTCAAAATGCTTTTGATAAATGTCATTATTAAATACTTCTTCAATAATACTATTTTTAAACCAATCCAATTGACCAATTTCTCCCCATTCCCATTCCCATTCCATTTTTTCCGGTTTAATTTCTCCAGAAAGAATATATTTTTCAGCATTCTTAACTGAATTATCAGTTGCTTTCATAATATTAAGAATAGAACTATCGACTAAATCTGGATGAACCCACCAATCTTCAAATGCGGACACATCATCCTCAGCAACGTTAGTAACGACTAATTCATAACCCATCTTAGTGAGATATTCTCTTGACTTTTCTCTATATGTTTCAGAAACATCTACATAATGATCGTGTTCATAAGTAATTACTCTAAACTTAAATTCATTAAATGGAATTGAAAGTAATGCTTTATAAGTGTTTTCTGAAGGTTCAATGTCCAATTGCAAATAATCGATTATAGATTCACCTTCAAAATATTCTTTTATTAGTTTTGAATAATCTAACAATAATGCATTCGAATGCAAAACTGTAGTGTTTGGTCTATGAGTTCTGTAATCATTTACACAATGCTCATTAAACTCAATAGAAACTCCTTTCCACCCAAAATCACTTTCCAAAAGTGCTGTATTGTTTTTATGGTAAGAGTATCCTCCACCAACTTCAAGAAAACTTCCATTTTTCTTCCCATCCAATATAGAAAGAATAAAAATATCTTGAAAAACTTGCGAATGATTATTATTAATTTTTTCACACCCTTTAAACTTATATCTTAATTTTGAAAAATCTTCCTTACTATAAGTTCTAAATTGGTAATTTGGACCATGGGCACCTAAACTACTTAGAGTGCTTTGCAAATAATCTTTATGCTTATTGTCCATATACTTGGAGTACTCATTCTTTAGTTTGAAAAATAATTTTCTAGATTCATCTCTCAAACCGCAATTAAATGCAGATTCTGCTTTTTTAAAAATAATTCCATAATGACCAGGATATTTTAAATCGAAATCTAATGGAGATAAGTCATTTTCCACAACATCTTCTGCAATTGAAGATATCAAATATGCATCATAAAAATCTCCGTTCATTAGATAATAATCTGCAAGTAAATAGTATCCCTCAGGTCTTTTTGGATAAACTGAAATTGCATTTTTAATTAAACTAATGACCGTAAAATTTCTAGTGCCTTGAATTTCAAAACATTTTGCTGCCGCTAAAAGACATGTATATTGTAAAGTTTTATCTTCTGTTCTTTCGGCAGTTCTTAAAAAAAATGAAACTGCAGAAGCAGTTTGTCTAATGCCAAAATAGTAATTTGCAATAGTAAAATTTATTTCTACATTTTCTGGATCATTTATATAAACTTGCAAAAGATTTTCCAATTTAGTTTCTTTTGAACCGTAAACCATATTAATCATTGTTAAGTACCTCCATAATTACATTTTCTGGGAATTTTAATACATATGCAGCATTGTCTTGGAACCCAAAAGTTAGATAAAAATTTCCTTTATCATAAGAAAGACCTATGCAAAATTCAACATGACCTCCAAGAATAAAAAATTCTTTCGAATGTCTGACAATTTTTCCCTCTTTATCCCATACAAATAATCTATGATAGTATACAGCATCTTTTCTCCCAGCTTCGCTATTAAATAGATCAACTTCATGAGTCATAGCAATATAATATCCATTCCAAGGAATAACTTGACTTCCTCCTCTTATATCTCTAGGTAAGTTGATAACATTTCCCAGATATACAGTTTCTGAAGTTTTGTTTTCTGGATTTACTTTTACGACTTCTGTTGGATTTGTCCACTTAACATAGTGATATGGTTTATTTGCTATAGGCATCCAATTCTTTTCACAATAAGAATTTGGATCATTTGGGGGTTCTATTCTAACTCTAGAAACTTCTGTGACCTTATTATCATCAACAACTATTTCACATAACTCCATTCTACCAGTTCCTTTAGTGTCAAGATCTCTCCTAACACCAGATGTGTAAAGTTTTTCACCCCATCTAAAAATTCTAGCATCTTCTAATCCAACAAAATCCCATAAAGGTTCATAGTTGTCGAATTTTGAAGTATCTATTTTATCATATCTTTCAATATCAAGAGTTTCTTTATTAAGTTCCAAATAATAATTTGTAGTTCTTAAATGTTGATCATCCTCCGGGTGAAGGTATGTTAATGGACCCCATGGGTGCTGAAATAATTTTTTTTCTGAATGATAAAAAGTATAATTTACTGCTCTTAAAATTACACGAACTTTATCATTTTCGACTAAAATTGAAGGATTCATCAAACCCAATCCATTTGTAAGGTTTGATGGAATTATTAATGGCTTTATGATTCCACCATTATCTAATGCAATTTTTGCAAAGTTATCCATACACAAAGTCAATTTATTAATTTGGACTATTTATGTGCCAATATCTCTCTGATTTTCTATATACATAGAATAAAAAAATGTACATTATAGACACATGGAATTTTGAACCAAAGACTGGTCTTGAGAAATATCTTAAGTTTGTAACTAATGAATTAAAGATTTCTCCATGGTTATCTCCAGAAGACAGTGTGAGTTTTATTGATGGAACTCATGCATACACTCTTCATAGAGAAGGACAATTCCAAGTTCAACTTTATATTTTGCGCCCAAATATTATTGTTCCAGATCACACTCACCCAAATGTTGATAGTTTTGAAGTTGCTATAAGAGGAGTAACATTTAGGCACTCTGGAAGTATATTTTTAACTCCAAATAGAAACGATCTAATAGGTAGAGCAATATATGTTGGTCATGATCAATGGCATGGTGGATATTCTTCAGACCAAGGAGGAGTATTTCTTTCAGTGCAGGAATGGTTGAATGGTGTTAAACCATCCACAGTTGCAGATGATTGGGTTGGAGATCCTATGGGTCCACTTCATGTTGAAAATATTTCTGCATATGAATCAAATCAATCATAAAGATGAGAATACATCCGGATAATTTCTTTCATTTGATCATGATTATATGGCCCATGAGAACCTGCAATATTTGAAATAAAATCTGGTTCTGGGGAATCAGAATCCCATTTTATAACAGTGTATTGTCCATCAGGAGAGTATTGAAGATTGTCTGAATTTTCCACTATCTGAGAGAAATCAACTTTTGATACTTCTCCTGCGGGAATTATAAGATATGTTCTGTTTATCATTTTTATTTTACTCTTTGAATTTTTGATATTATTCCAATAAACCAACACCCATTAGATGTTATTTTATAATCTCTCATTCTCAAGTCATAATTTTCTCCACACTTTGCAAATTGTTTTAGTCTTGAGTGTGAAGTTGGTCTTGATGTTAATAAATATCCTGGTTTTACATCGTATATTTTCATTGTTTCTGGACAACCAATGAAAATTTCTCTATGGAAACTTCTGCCAAGTGCCATTAAAGAAACACCAACAGCAGTTATATCTTGTTTTGACCTCACTGTTAAATTATATACCTTTCTTTCAGTTCTATCTCCACCAACTTTTCTTTTTACTCGTTTTGCGTGAAGAGATCTTTTCCAAGTAGGAGTAACTCCACCCTGTATTGGAGTTTTTACTTTTAAAATTCTTGTCACATAATCAGATAAATCTGAATATATTATAACTCTAGTATAATGATAATCTGAAAATGTATGGTTTCCTTTTTTAAATTTTATTTGGGATAAACTTTTTGGGTGTCTTTTATAACCTGCTCTTTTGAGTGCTGTTCTATCTGATATATTTTGCCTTCTTTTATTTTCCTCATAACTAAAATAGTCCTTTCCAGGACCACGGGGATATAATAATCTTCCAACAGTTCTTTCCATTATTATTCATTAATTGTAATTGTTGAACTGGTTGCTACAACTGTTCCCGAAGTACTTCCAGTTCTAACTTCTAATGTGAATGTTTCCTTATCGTCGGCAACTCCATCATTTCTGGCAGTTAAAGTTACAGAACCAGTATTGTTGTTAATAGTGAAAGATCCGGAAGTTGTATTTTGAGTAAAGTCTGCAGATGAAACATTACCACCACCACAAGTCCAATATAGAGTTGTTCCATTTGCAACATTAGTTGTAGTTATTGTAAATGTTGTAGATTGTGGAGATCCTGCACCAGATGTTTCATAAATTGTTGTTGCTGTCTGTGTAATGGAATATGTTGGAGGAGATGATGTAGTTTCAGTCGATGCTGTTTCTTGAGATAGTCCAAGTGCCACGCATTTTGCATTGTATATCTGAGCAACTTCTGCGTGAGTTAATTCTCTATTATAAATTAATGCTTTGGCAACCTCTCCATCAACATTTCCTGCTGCTCCAGCATTGGCACGACCGATAGCAACATTTGTTCCCGTTGATGTGTCAATAGCTCCAGCAACATCACTATAATTTGTAAGTTTTTGTGCGTTATGGTATAAGGTTATGTTGGGAATATCATTAGCAGCACCGGATGCAGCAGTAAGTGTATTAGTTCCTGATGTTCCTGATACTGCTTCTGTATCAGTTCCGGTAATACTTGAAGTTCCTCCAGAACCTCCATCATTACCAGCACCGGCACCGCTGCCGCCACTACCAATAGTTACTGTGAATTGCTGGCCAGGAGAAACAGTCCAACTTCCATATGAAAGAGCACCGCCGCCACCGCCGCCGCCGGTTTCATCACTTTCTTCCGAACCACCACCACCGCCGCCACCACCAACAATTGCAGCAGAAACTGATGTTACTCCACTAGGAACTGTGAATGTTCCACTTCCGGCAAATGTTTGTTGTGTTGACGCAGATGAAGAAGCATTTGAGGGATATGAATAGCTACCCCAAACAAATCTTGCCCTACCAGGTCTACCAGATCCACCATTGTTATCGGATCCATAGGCACCACCGCCTCCTCCACCATAATTACCACCAGAAGCTCCAGTACCGGATCCAGCAGATCCTGCAGAACCACCAGAACCTCCACCACCAGGATTGGTTGTTCCTCCACCACTTCCCGAAGTACCTTGACCATTGGATACTTCTACACCACCACCACCATCGCTTCGGCCGCCACCGCCGCCACCACCACCAGTTCCTGCTGCTCCTGATGGGCTACCGTCTTGGTCACAACCTCTACCACCATTGCCGGTATATCCACCAGCACCGCCGCCGCCTCCAGAATAAAATGGACTCTGCCTATTAGAACCGGTGCCGCCTTGGCCGCCAGATCCTTGTGATGCAGCTGCTCTTGCCGCACCACTAGCAGTACCACCATTTCCACCAGATCCACGATTTTGTCCACCTCCACCACCACTTGCTTGCAAATAAGTGTTGGTGAACGTTAAAGTAGTATTGGATAATGTAGTCGTAAGATTATTGGATAATGTAATAGTACCTGCACTACTATTAAATGCAGTAACTGTTGTACCACCAGGAACTCCAGTTCCACTAACTACAGTGTCTCCTGCTATAAGAAAGTCAAAAATAGGAGATGGTGCACTCGCACCAGAACCACCAGAACAGGTGGCAGCAATCATATTCCAATTAGTTGTGGTCAATTGTTTTGTTGCTAATCTAGAAGCACCTCCAATAGCTAATCTAATCTGTCTTGCTGTTGTAATTTCCATTGCCCACTTTTGACCATTAGTGGTAGGGTCTCCCCAAGTTAAAAGTCTTTGAACTGCAGATGGTGGTGATGCATCAAGTTTAAAAAATACAATGGAAGTTCTTGCTGTTGTGCCAGTAACTCCATTATATCCAGACAGATTTACATAGTCATCAACGCCATCAAATACTACTTTACCAAAGTTTCCAGTGTTATACGCAGCACCATTGGTCAAGGTTCCAGTATAGTTACTTGAACCTAAATCTTGAACATTTCCTGCTGAAGGATCATTATGTTCAGAAATCTGACCATCATAATGATATTGGAGACCACTTGTAGGAATACCATCGGTCCCATAAAAATTGGAAAAACTTATGGCACCAGTCGTTGGAGCATTATCTTGACCACGATACTCACCAAGCTCTAGTGGATTCTTTCCACCGAACTCGCCTGCTATTTGTGATAAAGATATTGCTCCAGAACCTTGTAGTGTCATAAGTTTTTATTTACCTTCAGGCAGTTGTTCCAATTCCAACATTTGGATCAACAAAAGTAATTGCTCCAACAGCAACCTTATTCTCAACTCCTCTGAGTTGACCTTCAAAAATCTCTTGAAGATAATCTGCGTCTATAGAACCATCTTCCAAATGTGGAATGTTGATAGTCCTTGTATGAGTATAACCTTCCGCGTTAGTGTAAGTAACTTCGACTGTTGAATCACTAGGTGAATAGTCTGCTACTGTATATGTAATGCTCATTGATTTTCAGTTCCTTTTTCTGATGTTTCTTCTGATGTTTCTTCTGATGTTTGAATAACTTCTGGTTCTGGAAGTTTAGCTCCCTTTGATTGAAGGTATTCAATAATACCTTGAAGTTTCAAAGCACTTTCTTTTCTGATGTTAATTTCAGTATTCAACTGGTTAATCTCATTAACCAGTTGTCTTTGCCTTTCAAATGCAGTTGTCAAATTTTGTTGTTCTTCAGACATTTTTTTGAATAATTATTTTTACTATTTATAACAAATCAGGAAATTAATTTGATTTCAACTCATTAATTTCTTGAGTCAATTTATTTATTTGATTTTGTTGTTCTTTAATTGCTTCAACCAGCAATGGAACAAGTCTCTCATATTGAATTGTTAAGTAGTTCTCTCCAGATTTAGATTCTCCATTTGATTTTGTATCAAATGGTGCTGGTGCAACTGCCTGTGGAAGAATATCTTCAACTTCTTGTGCGATTAAACCAATATCATTCTTTTCATACTTTGGAGTAAATCCAAGTTCTTTTGATTTCTCATTCCAATCAAATGTATAACCATTAAGTTTTTGTACTTTCTCAACTGGAGATTCAATATGGTTGAAGTTTTCTTTCAGTCTTCTATCAGAAGAGTATGCTGTGACATTACCAGATGCTGCAATATTTCCAGAACCATCAGTTCTTACAATTGTATTCGCACCTGTTGTTGCAGCATTGAGACCATCAAGTAAATCTGCATCTAATCCAGAACCTGATCCATCGTTCGACGAATCCCAGACAGTTCTCCATCCTTGTGGACTATTATTTGAAATTAATTGAGTCCTTATTTGACCAGCACCAGTACCGGTCATTTGCATAGCAATAGTATTGCTATAATAATTATAAGGATTTCCATGACCCATTCTGATTGTGTTATACCAATCTGTAGTGGGTGCTAATCTTGTATCTGAAATACTAGCAGATTGCTGATACTCCAGAGCATTTGATGGCGATCCTGTAGTCGCAAAAGCATTACCTGTTAAGTAATCGGAACTAGTAGCACTAGTAGCACTAGTAGCAGTAGCAGCATTACCTGTAATATTAATTCCCCAAGTTCCACTAGCATCACCACCAGTTCTTGTTGGAACATTGAGAGATGATCTCATTCCAGTTGCATTATTTTTTCTGATATAGTTGTCTGTTGAGGAATAGAAAATAGTATCGGCAGTACGAGTACCAGTTCCATGGCTCATATTAAAGTATGCCGCGAAACCATAGTTCATATACAAGTGACCACTGCCATCTCTCAGTGCAATAGTATTTGCATTTCCTCCAGTTGCAGTGCTATATCCATCGAGTAAGTCAGCATCGAGACCAGAACCTGATCCATCATTACCTGCGTGCCATACAATATTAGCATTACCTGCGTAGATATTATTTGAAGCAACTCTTAATTGACCTGTCGATTCAATTTGGAACAACTCGGAAGTTCCATTTTGGAATACGAATCCTCTGTTTGTACCTCCAGTCATCCTGAAGTACATATTATAATCGGAAGTGGTATCTAATCTACCACCCCAAGTCGTATTTCCTGATGCGGACATCCAAATTTTATAGTTATCACTATCCCAGAATCTGATGCCTCTACCGTCAGCAGCAGCAATTCTTGCGTCTACACTGTTTCCAGCATCTGCTCTAAAGAAGCTTCCACTACTCAGTCCATCGAGTAAGTCTGCATCAAGACCAGAACCTGCTCCATCATTGCCTGCGTGCCAATACTTACTACCACTATTGTCCGAACTACCTTTCCAAAGATCCCCATCTGGACCCATCCAAGCAACAGTAGCCGAATTACCACTACCGAATGCAACACCTTGAGTACCTGCGTAATAATTTAAATATGTAGCGTTAGTAGAAGCAGCAGCGTCTAAATGTAAGTTTCCGTCAGTAGTGACAACGCTTGCCATCTCTGTACCAGTTGCAGTTCTTCCGTTACCACCAACACGTAAATATGATGACCAACTACTATTTGGACCAAAAGTAATGTGATTATCTGCACCAGTAGTCAGGTTTCCAGTGAAAGTATCATTAGCATCAGATCTTAAGAACTGGGAACTATCAATACCGTCTAAAGTTCCAGCACTACCAGTAATACTTCCACTAGAGGTTATATAACCAGCACCATTAGTCAGTTGGTTGTTATTAGTTGGAATTGTTGGTTTGTTAGATAAGTTATTGTAGTTAAGATAATAGGAACCTTGTTGACCATCAAGTAAGTCAGCATCAAGACCACCACCAGAACCTGCTCCAATAAATGTTCTAATAGCAGCAGCAGTACCATGTCTAATAAAACCATCATTTCCAGTTTCAACACAAACCTTTGTTACTCCAGATGTAACATCATTTGGAGTGGTGTTGAAATAATTTGCGTAAATGTATCCAGAACTATGTCTTTGAACTATTGTGTTATTTGATGCTGATACTGAAGGTTGTAATCCATCAAGTAAGTCAGCATCTAAACCAGATCCAGCACCATCATTACCTGCGTGCCATATTGTGTTTCCTCCAGTTTGGATAACTCCATTACTTTGAAGTTTTAATGCACTATAATAAGTTGATGTATCAGAAGTAGATAATTTTATTTCCAATCCAACATTTGGTGCAACACCACTTGCAGTATGTCTGTAAAGATCAAAGTCTGCAGCGCCAGCATAAACTACACCACTTGTACCATCTCTAAGTAAACGCATTACATTAGTTTGAGACGCTGTTTGATCAACTCCTAATGAAGATACTTCAAGAGCAGTATTTGTTCTGACCATAGAAGCAGTATCGCTTACAGGTCTACCTACTCGCAGATACTTATCACTTATTACTAAATTGCCTGTAGTGGTATCATCAGCATCAGACCTCAAGAACTGGGAACTATCAATACCGTCTAAAGTTCCAGCACTACCAGTAATATTAATTCCCCAAGTTCCACTAGCATCACCACCAGTTCTTGTTGGAACATTCAAGTAGGCGCGAATAGCAGAAGTACTATTACAAACTCTTAGATAGTTATCACTGCTACTATTAGTACGGAATACTATTCCACCGTTAATTGTACTTTGATCCGCGAATGTCTGGCGAATTAATCTTGCATAGATGTCACCGGATGCATTTCTTCCCGCAACAGTATTTGCAGTTGCAGCATTATCCACCAAGTTTTCGCCATCAAGTAAATCAGCATCTAAACCAGAACCTGATCCATCGTTACCTGAGGTCCAAATACCCAACTGACTGATAAGAGTGGCAGGTGTAACATACCTTATATAATCATCATTTGAAGCATAAATTTTGTTTATAGTTGAAGTTGTTGCGCCGCTAGTAGTGTTTATCCACCCTAACTGAAGATAACCATTGCCGTCTCTAACTGGAATTGTATTTGCGGCATTTCTTGTAGTACTTGCTGAATAACCATCAAGTAAGTCTGCATCAAGTCCTGAACCTGATCCATCATTACCAGCGTGCCATACCGTATTAGCATTGCCTGCGTAGATATTATTTGATGCAACTCTTAATTGACCTGTTGATTCAATTTGGAACAGTTCCGAAGTTCCATTTTGGAATACGAATCCTCTGTTTGTACCTCCAGTCATCCTGAAGTACATATTAAAATCGGAAGTCGAATCTAGTCTTCCTCCCCAGGTTGTATTTCCTGAAGTAGACATATAGACCTTATATGCATCATTATCATAGAATCTAACACCTCTTCCATCTGCTGAAGCAAATCTAGCATCTACAGTATTTCCAGTATTTGCTCTAAAGAATGCTGTAGAATCTAAATTATCTAAAGTATCTGCATTTGTTGTTGTCAATCCTCCAGGACCTTGGATACCTTGAGTTCCCTGAGTACCTGTAGTACCTGTAGTACCTTGTCTACCTTGAATACCTTGAGTTCCCTGAGTACCTGTAGTACCTGTAGTACCTTGTCTACCTTGAATACCTTGAGTTCCCTGAGTACCTGTAGTACCTGTAGTACCTGTAGTACCTTGTCTACCTTGAGTTCCCTGAGTGCCCTGAGTGCCCTGCAATCCAGCAACCGTTGTTGGATCTACCCAGTCAGTTCCTGTAGCAGTTGATTTAAGAACATATCCAGATGTTCCTGCATCATTATTAGAATCATAATATGCTCCAGTAACTCTTAGGTTTCCATTTACATGAAGTTTTTGTGTTGGATTTGTTTCACCAACACCAACATACTCAGTTGAACCGTAAGGTGCTAATTGAATTGTTCCATCAGCATCAACATCAATGCTTGGAATGCCCGTAACATCACCAACAGCAAAGATAGAACCTGTAGTCAGATTATTTGTAATGGAGAATAATTGTCCAGCAGAACCTTCAAATGAAAGTGTTCCTGTACTATTATCTGGAATAATATCAATGCTTGTACCAATGCTAACCGTAGATGCAATTGAAACGTCACCATTTACCGTTAAAGTATCACCATCAAATGTAAAATTGGAAGAACCTGTTGGAACATTTGATGAATTTTTATAAACAACTTGATTTGCTGAACCTGCTACTGGTCCTGTAGTACCTTGTCTACCTTGAGTTCCCTGAGTGCCCTGAGTGCCCTGAGTACCTGTAGTACCCGTAGTACCTTGTCTACCTTGAGTGCCCTGAGTTCCCTGAGTTCCCTGAGTACCTGTAGTACCTGTAGTACCTTGTCTACCTTGAATACCTTGAGTTCCCTGAGTACCTGTAGTACCTGTAGTACCTTGTCTACCTTGAGTTCCCTGAGTGCCTTGAATACCTTGAGTGCCTTGAGTTCCCTGAGTACCTGTAGTACCTGTAGTACCTTGTCTACCTTGAGTTCCCTGAGTGCCTTGAATACCTTGAGTGCCTTGAGTTCCCTGAGTACCTGTAGTACCTGTAGTACCTTGTCTACCTTGAGTTCCCTGAGTGCCTTGAATACCTTGAGTGCCTTGAGTTCCCTGAGTACCTGTAGTACCTGTAGTACCTTGTCTACCTTGAGTTCCCTGAGTGCCCTGAGTGCCCTGAATACCTGTAGTACCTTGTCTACCTTGAGTTCCCTGAGTGCCCTGAGTTCCCTGAGTTCCTTGAATACCCTGAGTACCTTGAATACCCTGCAATCCAGCAACCGTTGTTGGATCTACCCAGTCAGTTCCTGTAGCAGTTGACTTGAGAACGTATCCCGATGTTCCCGCATCATTATTGGAATCATAATATGCTCCAGTAACTCTTAGGTTTCCATTTACATGAAGTTTTTGTGTTGGATTTGTTACTCCAACTCCAACATATTCATTAGATCCAAAAGGTGCTAATTGTACTGTTCCATCAGCATTAACATCAATGCTTGGTAGTCCAGAAACATCATTAACTGAGAAAATAGATCCTGATGTGAGATTATTTGTAATGGAGAACAACTGTCCCGCAGAAGCTTCAAAGGAAAGTGTTCCAGAATTTAAAGTATCATAAGGAATAATATCTATGATTGTTCCAATACCTACCGTCGAAATAAAGTTTCCTGTATTTGCAATAATTTCTCCACTAATTGTCAAATTACCAGTCTTTGTCTGCGCAGTTCCTGATGTATTAATATAATAAGAACCTTGCTGCCCATCTAGTAAATCCGCATCCAATCCGCTTCCCGATCCATCATTACCAGCGTGCCATACGATATTAGCATTACCTGCATAAATGTTATTTGATGCAACTCTTAGTTGTCCAGTAGATTCAATCTGGAACAGTTCCGAAGTTCCATTTTGGAATACGAATCCTCTGTTTGTACCTCCAGTCATTCTGAAGTACATATTAAAGTCTGAAGTTGTATCTAATCTACCACCCCAGGTTGTATTTCCTGAAGCAGACATATAGACCTTATATGCATCATTATCATAGAATCTAATTCCCCGTCCGTCTGCGGCAGCAATTCTTGCGTCTACACTGTTTCCAGCATCTGCTCTGAAGAATGATGATGCCTGAAGACCATCTACAGTGTCCGCATCGATACCATTTCCAGAACCTTCATCGGAAGTTGTAAGTAACCTAGCAGCATTGTAATAAGGTGCTTTATTGAATACCCACTTATCTCCAGTGGATGCATATGTAATAGAAGCACTAGAACCATCAAGCGTAATACCACCACCATCAGAAGCTGCAGCATTGGCAGCACCAGAAGCAAGAGTAATATTCTTATCATCAATAGTTACTGTGGTTGAATTTACAGTTGTTGTTGTACCATCAATCTGCAAATTACCTTTAACTACAACAGTTCCTGAGTTGTCACCGATTGTTGTTGGATCAATTACAAAGGTTGCTGGTCCATTAATCTGATTTGCATATAAAGAAGTTCCATCAAAGGTCAGATTTGCAGAACCTGTTGCAATATTGGAACTATTTTTGTAAACAACTTGATTTGCTGATCCAGCTACTGGTCCTGTAGTACCTTGAGTTCCCTGAGTTCCCTGAGTACCTTGAGTTCCTTGGACACCTTGAGTTCCTTGTCTTCCTTGAATACCTTGAGTTCCTTGAGTTCCCTGAGTTCCCTGAGTACCTTGGACACCTGTAGTACCTGTAGTACCTGTAGTACCTTGTCTACCTTGAGTACCTTGAGTACCTTGTGTTCCTTGGACACCTGTAGTACCTTGTATTCCTTGAAGACCTTGAGTTCCCTGAGTTCCTTGAGTTCCTTGGACACCTGTAGTACCTTGTGTTCCTTGAAGACCTTGAGTACCTTGTGTTCCTTGAGTTCCTTGGACACCTGTAGTACCTTGTGTTCCTTGAAGACCTTGAGTACCTTGTGTTCCTTGAGTTCCTTGGACACCTGTAGTACCTGTAGTTCCTTGTGTTCCTTGTGTTCCTTGAATGCCCTGAGTACCTTGAATACCCTGAGTACCTTGAATTCCCTGAGTGCCTTGAGTACCTTGAGTACCTTGGACACCTGTAGTACCTTGTGTTCCTTGAACACCTTGTGTTCCCTGAGTACCCTGTGTTCCTTGGATGCCCTGTGTACCCTGAGTGCCTTGAATGCCTTGAGTTCCCTGAGTTCCTTGAGTTCCTTGGACACCTGTAGTACCTTGTGTTCCTTGAAGACCTTGAGTACCTTGTGTTCCTTGAGTTCCTTGGACACCTGTAGTACCTTGTGTTCCTTGAAGACCTTGAGTACCTTGTGTTCCTTGAGTTCCTTGAGTTCCTTGAATACCTTGAGTGCCTTGGATGCCTTGAAGTCCAGCAACAGTTGTTGGATCAACCCATTCAGTTCCTGTAGAGGTTGATTTTAAAACATAACCTGAAGTTCCAGAACTTGCTGCAGAATCGGTAAATGATCCAGATAGAGTTAAATTGCCACTTAAGGTCAAATCTCCAGTTTTAGTTTGAGAATTTGCCGATGTATTAATATAATAAGAACCTTGCTGACCATCAAGCAAGTCTGCATCTAATCCACTACTTGCCCCATCATTGCCTGCGTGCCATACGATATTAGCATTACCTGCATAAATGTTATTTGATGCAACTCTTAATTGACCTGTTGATTCAATTTGGAACAACTCAGAAGTTCCATTTTGGAATACGAATCCTCTGTTTGTACCTCCAGTCATTCTGAAGTACATATTAAAGTCTGAAGTTGTATCTAATCTTCCTCCCCAAGTTGCATCTGCCGATGATGACATATAGATCTTATATCCATCATTATCATAGAATCTAATTCCTCTACCATTAGCAGCGGCAATTCTTGCATCTACAGTATTTCCAGCATCTGCTCTAAAGAATGATGATGCCTCAAGACCATCTACAGTATCTGCATCAAGTCCGTTTCCACTTCCTTCATCTGAAGTTGTCAGTAATCTTGCAGCATTGTAATAAGGTGCTTTATTGAATACCCACTTATCTCCAGTGGATGCATAAGTCAATGTTGCATTGGAACCATCGACTGTAATTCCTGCACCATCTGCAGATGCAGCATTAACTGCTCCAGAAGCAAGAGTAATATTCTTATCGTCTACTGTTAAAGTTGTAGAGTTGATTGTTGTGGTATCTCCATCAACTTGAAGATCGCCTTTGATGATAACTGTTCCTGTATTATCACCTACAGCAGTTGGATCAAGAACAAGGTTTGCTGCACCTGCAATTGTTGATGTATTCCCAGCACCCGTTACATAGATTCCATAGTCAGTGGTTTCAAATTTCAGAGAGTTATCATAGTAGAGTTCTACTTCTGCATCTCGTCTGAATACTGCAAACTTTTCATCATCTATTGTCCCAAATTCCATTCCATAGGTATTACCATCACCATTGAACTGGATATATGCCTGGTCGGTTACATCAGTGGTCTTCTGAATTCTGGTATAAGCAGAAATCCAATTAGTTCCATCTACATCTCTTGTTTCGGTAATTTTGAGTAGTGATGAATTGCTATTTGTAGTTTTGAATACTGCAAGGTCTTGAGTTGCATCAGCATTTCCTGCTGTTGTTCCGAGACCTACATTTGGATTAACTAAAATACCATCAGCAGTGGTTTCAAATTTCTTGGAGTTGTCGTAGTAGAGTTCTACTGCTCCATCTGTAATGAATTTTGCTGCAGTTTCATTTACTGCACCATTTCTAATTTCTACAGAATTTGAACCGCCCAGTATTAAAGAACCAGTTCCGGTATCCTGAATAACACTATTAGATCCATTATGATAAATCTGTAAGTCTTGACTATCACCAAATCTCAATCTATCATTATCACCAAGATCTACATTACCTTGGAATGTAGAAGCACCAGTAACTGTTAAATTGCTTGCAGTAAGTGTTCCACCATCAAAAGTAAGGTTTGCTGAACCTGCTGGGTTATTTGATGCATCCTTATATACAACCTGATTTGCAGAACCTGCTACTGGTCCAGTAGTACCTTGTCTGCCTTGAACACCTTGAGTTCCCTGAGTTCCTTGAGTTCCTTGAATGCCCTGAGTGCCTTGAGTACCTTGAGTACCTTGGACACCTGTAGTACCTTGTGTTCCTTGAACACCCTGAGTTCCCTGAGTGCCTTGAGTACCTTGAGTACCTTGGACACCTGTAGTACCTTGTGTTCCTTGAACACCCTGAGTTCCCTGAGTACCTTGAGTTCCTTGGACACCTGTAGTACCTTGTGTTCCTTGAATGCCCTGAGTGCCTTGAGTACCTTGAGTACCTTGGACACCTGTAGTACCTTGAGTTCCTTGGACACCTTGAGTTCCTTGGGTACCTTGGATGCCTTGGATGCCTTGGATGCCTTGTGTACCCTGAGTGCCTTGAGTACCTTGTGTTCCCTGAACACCTTGAGTTCCTTGGACACCTTGAGTTCCTTGAATGCCCTGAGTGCCTTGAGTTCCTTGAGTTCCTTGAAGACCTTGAGTACCTTGAGTTCCCTGAACACCTTGAGTTCCTTGGACACCTGTAGTACCTTGTGTTCCTTGAAGACCTTGAGTACCTTGTGTTCCTTGGACACCTGTAGTACCTTGAGTTCCCTGAGTACCTTGAGTTCCCTGAGTACCTTGAGTTCCCTGAGTTCCTTGAATACCTTGAGTGCCTTGGATGCCTTGAAGTCCAGCAACAGTCGTGGGATCAACCCACTCAGTTCCACTTAAAGTTGACTGTAAAACGTATCCTGTAGTTCCAGAACTTACTGTCGAATCAATAAATGATCCTGAAAGGGTTAAATTACCACTTAAGGTCAAATCTCCAGTTTTAGTTTGAGAATTTGCCGATGTATTGATGTAGTAAGAACCTTCTTGTCCATCAAGCAAGTCTGCATCTAAACCTGATGATGCTCCATCATTACCAGCGTGCCATACCGTATTAGCATTACCTGCATAAATGTTATTAGAAGCAACTCTTACTTGACCGTCCGATTCAATCTGGAACAACTCAGAAGTTCCATTTTGGAATACGAATCCTCTGTTTGTACCTCCAGTCATCCTGAAGTACATATTAAAATCGGAAGTCGAATCTAGTCTTCCTCCCCAAGTACTATCATTACTTGATGACATCCAAATTTTATAGTTATCACTGTCAAAGAATCTAACACCTCTACCATTTCCAATTGACAATCTTACATCCACAGAGTTTGAAGTATCTGCTCTGAAGAATGATGATGCCTCAAGACCATCTACAGTGTCTGCATCTAAACCATTTCCACTTCCTTCATCGGAAGTTGTAAGTAACCTAGCAGCATTGTAATAAGGTGCTTTATTGAATACCCACTTATCTCCAGTGGATGCATACGTTAAACTTGCATTTGCACCATCAAGAGTAATACCACCTCCATCTGCTGCGGAAGAATCTGCTGCACCAGAAGCTAGAGTGATATTTAAGTCATCTACAATAAGTTCTGTTGAATTTATTGTTGTTGTTTGTCCATCAACTTGAAGGTCACCTTTTATAACAACAGTTCCTGAGTTGTCACCGATTGTTGTTGGATCAATTACAAAGGTTGCTGGTCCATTAATCTGATTTGCATATAGAGAAGTTCCATCAAAAGTTAAATTTGTAGAACCTGTTGCAATATTAGAACTATTTTTGTAAACAACTTGATTTGCTGATCCAGCTACTGGTCCCGTTGTACCCTGAGTGCCTTGAGTACCTTGAGTTCCCTGAGTACCTTGAATACCCTGAGTTCCTTGTCTTCCTTGAACACCTTGAGTGCCTTGGATGCCTTGGATGCCTTGTGTACCCTGAGTACCTTGAGTTCCTTGAGTACCTTGAGTGCCTTGGATGCCTTGGATGCCTTGTGTACCCTGAGTACCTTGAGTTCCTTGAGTACCTTGAGTTCCTTGGACACCTTGAGTTCCTTGGGTACCTTGGATACCTTGGATGCCTTGAGTACCTTGAGTACCTTGAGTACCTTGGATACCTTGGATGCCTTGAGTACCTTGAGTACCTTGAGTACCTTGAGTTCCTTGAATGCCCTGAGTTCCTTGAGTTCCTTGAGTTCCTTGAGTTCCTTGAGTTCCTTGCGTTCCTTGAATGCCCTGAGTTCCTTGAGTTCCTTGGATACCTTGGATACCTTGGATGCCTTGTGTACCCTGAGTACCTTGAGTACCTTGAGTACCTTGAATGCCCTGAGTACCTTGTGTACCCTGAGTACCTTGAGTTCCTTGAGTACCTTGAGTGCCTTGGATGCCTTGGATGCCTTGTGTACCCTGAGTGCCTTGAGTACCTTGAGTACCTTGAGTTCCTTGAATGCCCTGAGTACCTTGTGTTCCCTGAACACCTTGAGTTCCTTGGACACCTTGAGTTCCTTGAATGCCCTGAGTGCCTTGAGTACCTTGTGTTCCCTGAACACCTTGAGTTCCTTGGACACCTTGAGTTCCTTGAATGCCCTGAGTGCCTTGAGTACCTTGTGTTCCTTGAACACCCTGAGTTCCTTGGACACCTTGAGTGCCTTGGACACCTTGAGTGCCTTGGACACCTGTAGTACCTTGAGTACCTTGTGTTCCCTGAACACCTTGAGTTCCCTGAACACCTTGAGTTCCCTGAGTACCTTGAATACCTTGAGTGCCTTGAATACCTTGTGTTCCCTGAACACCTTGAGTACCTTGAGTTCCTTGGGCACCTTGTGTACCCTGAGTTCCTTGTGTACCCTGAGTTCCTTGTGTTCCCTGAACACCTTGAGTACCTTGAGTACCTTGAGTACCCTGAACACCTTGAGTTCCCTGTATTCCTGCTGCGTATGGGTCTGTCCAAGATATACCTGTTCCAGTCGAAACTAGAATATCTCCAGAATCTCCCTTAAGGTGGTTTGTATCATATAGTGCACCATGAATATCAATATCACCACCAACTGCCAAAGCAGTTCCGGAAAGCATATCAGTCAGACCAATTCCAAGAGCATAGTTAGTCAACCAGGCATCAGTTCCAAGACCAGAGAAGGTTCCTTCTTTGAACCACATAATCTTCTTATATGTGGGAGGAAGAGTTTCAATTCCTGCTACATTAAGACTGACTAATGGAGTACCTTCTGTTGATGCAAGTGCAACACCACCATGATTTGCTGTTGTATCAGTTGATGCATCATTTCCATTTGAATCAGTTCTATATCCAAGAATAATGTCCGCATCACTGATTCTGAGAGTTTCTGTGAATAATGTTGCAGAAGTACCACCAATTGTTACACTTCCATCAACATATAAATCTCTACCTATAGTAACATCTCTACCGACAAATAAATCATTGCCATTAAAGGTTAAATTATCCGATCCTGCTGGATTATTCGAACCATCTTTATATACAACTTGTTCCGCAGATCCAGCTACAGGACCAGTCGTTCCCTGAACACCTTGAGTACCTTGAGTTCCTTGAGTGCCCTGAACCCCCTGAGTACCCTGTGTTCCTTGAACACCTTGAGTTCCCTGTGTTCCTTGAGTCCCTTGAATGCCCTGAGTACCTTGAGTGCCCTGAACTCCCTGAGTGCCCTGAACCCCCTGAGTTCCCTGTGTTCCTTGAACACCTTGAGTTCCCTGTGTTCCTTGAGTCCCTTGAACACCCTGAGTACCTTGTATTCCATCAAGACCCTGAGTACCTTGGAGACCTTGAGTACCTTGAGTTCCCTGTGTTCCTTGAGTCCCTTGAATACCTTGAATACCTTGAGTCCCTTGAGTACCTTGAGTACCTTGAGTTCCCTGTGTTCCTTGAGTCCCTTGAATACCTTGAGTACCTTGAGTCCCTTGAGTACCTTGAGTCCCTTGAATACCTTGAGTACCTTGAGTGCCCTGAACCCCCTGAGTACCCTGTGTTCCTTGAACACCTTGAGTGCCCTGAACCCCCTGAGTGCCCTGAGTACCTTGTATTCCATCAACACCCTGAGTACCTTGGAGACCTTGAGTACCTTGTGTTCCTTGAACGCCTTGAGTACCTTGTATTCCATCAACACCCTGAGTGCCTTGTGTTCCTTGAGTACCTTGGATACCTTGAGTACCTTGGATACCTTGAGTGCCTTGAACACCTTGAGTACCTTGAATTCCTACTTGCTGAGTAAAGGTGATAGTTGCTGTTGTTCCAGCACCAGTTGCAGTAACTCCTGCTCCAACAAAATTTATGGTATGGTAACCAGTACCAATACCTACACCTTCTTCCTCAATTTCAACACCAGTTAATGTAGTATTTATAATATTTTCAATAGTTTCTATTCCATCAATATTTGTCCAAGTTGCACCTGCTCCAGTAGAAACTAAAACTTGACCCTGAGAACCTACTTGATTATCTCTATCATATAAACTTCCGCGCAATCTTAGATCGCCATTAATGTCCAAGTCAGCAGTTGCTGCTGCAGTCCCAATACCAACCTTACCGACAACTTCAACAGTTGTTTTGTTCTCGGAATAAGAACTTATGCCGACTTTTAAATTCTTTTGACGATTGCTAAGATACTTTGACATTTTGAGTTAAAAAAATGTATTGATTAATTTAATGATTCTAAAATACTTGTAACAAATTTTAAATTTGAAGCATTACTGCCAGATAATACTAATTTATCTCCACTTTCAAGGACCAATTTTCCAGTTAATAAATTTGCAGTATCATTTCCGGAAATTGGAAAATCCTTCAATAATTCCGTATCAGTTGTGCTTCTTCTATGTACTAATGTAATATCTTCAGATGTTGATCCAATGTTTGCAATTTGTGCCAAAAGAACAACACCAGTATATCCAGTTGGTGCTGAATATACCTCAGTTTCCGTTAAAGAAACTACAGCAGTTACTGTTTGGAATACATTTAGTGCTAATGCCATATTATTCTCCTAATGCTAGAATGAATGGGGTTAATGTAGAAAACAAACTCTTAGAATAAAATCTCCCAGAAATAGTTCCGGTTTGTTGGTCAACTACAACACCATCACCAATTCTAAAATTACCTGCTTGATCTGTTGAAGTATATACAACAAGTCCTCCATTTCTTGAATCAGTTTCCTGCTCTTGAATTGGAATTCCTCCAGCTTGGGGAAATGCGGTATCAATATCAGTTCCTGTACCTATATATTCCATTGAATGACCTGATGCAAGAACTCTACTTTGTTTGAAGAAAACCGCAGTAGATCCAACTCCAACAGAATATGGAACGTTTTCAGTTACTGTAATAGTGCAAATGCCAGAAACAACTGGTGTAGATTCTTTAATAGAATAATATGTTGGAATTAAAACCGCAGTTCCAATGGCAGTTGTTCCTGCTCCTTGAGGATCTGCAATAGTAATTGATGGAGTATGGGTGTATCCTCTACCATTAGAAACAATTTCAACATCAACAACTTGACCATTTTTAACTTCAGCAACTGCTGTTGCAGGAACTCCCCAAGAAGTTAAAGGTCCATCAATACTAATTGAAACGTTTTCAGTATATCCACTACCACCATTAGTAATAATGATATCATCGACAGTATAGTATAAATCTTCAATATAAATCACTTGCCCATCAAATGGTCTTACTGCATTTATTGCAACTGTTCCTCCAGATGTGTATGTGTGGGGAAGAGTTGATGCTCCAACATAAACTTCAAACGATGTGGAACTTGGAATAGAAACCACTTCAAAAATATATCCACTGTTTCCTGATGGATATGTTACTGTAGTTACTCCACCATCAGATGTGCAAGTAAATCCAAGACCAGAAATGGTCAGTCCCATACCAACATTAAAGTTGTGATTGGAATTGACCGTTATCGTTGTAAGACCAGTTGTATTATCGTATAGTGCATTCGTAACATTAAATGTTGGAACATTTAAATCCAAAACAAATGTATCGGAATTTGCTGAAGCAGCACTGGTAATAATCCCAGTATATTTTTTAGGACCTACTCCATCAGCAATAAGAGCATAATTTCCAAATGATGAGTTGGAGTTTGTTAAATCACAAGCACCACCAGAACCGCAGTAAACAGAAATATCATTACAAATGGTAAATAATGAAACTAATTGAGCATAACCTTCATTTGTAATCGAGACTCCAATGCCACCTTGATTGTATTGTGTAAAAGAGTCTACAACCATACTCTTCAATTTGCCGATACAATCAGAACCATCAATTAACATTCCAATACTATTGGAAATGAAGTTTGTACAATTTCTAATGTATGGAGATTGTGAAGTAAATCCAACAACTGTAGGGTCGAATCTAACACAAGCCTTTCCAGAATCTACAGATCCTTTAAAAGACATGTCCGAAACATAAGCACCTTCTCTTACATAAAAAAGATCTTGATTGGAATTCTGTGGAGTAATAGTTACTTCTCTTAAACTATCTCCAATTATAGAAACTTTTTTTGGTATAGTTAAAGGATTATCTTCTATATAAGATCCAGCAGTAATTCTAATAATGGATCCTTCTTCTGCGATTGCAAGGGCTCCTTTGAGGGTTCCTTTTGCGTCTCCGAGTTTTTTTCCTGTATTTGTATCGCTTCCGTCTTTTGTGACATAATAAACATTAGATACTGTTGCCCCAGCACCGACTCTTACAATGTCAGTGCCTATTCCGGTTCTTTCTCTTCTAACTAAGAGGTCGGCGTCATATGTGTTGAGGGCTAGCTCACCTAGAGGTAGTTGCCCCAACGTTGGTATTTTTCCAGGTACAGAAGACCTTTTAATTCTAATATTTGGATCTGCCATTCAACCTCTCATAGTTGGTAGAAACCGTATAGATTCTTATATAAGAATCTCTATTATTTATAGTGTCAAACTAATTCAGATTATTGAAAATCTTCAGATCCTGTTTTAGTTGTTCTTTTCGTTTTTTTTAATTTTTCCAACTCATTTTGTAGAGATGTATTTGCCTGTGTCAGAGTCTCTACCTGAGTTTCTAACACTATTGTCTTATTAAAAAGGTCAAATGCTTTTTGTTGATATTTTGCTACTATTGCTTTTAAATCTTCTTCAGACATAAAAAAATACACCCAGTAAACTGAGTGTATTTATTGAAATTATTTAATTAAATTATCAGAATGATCCACCGTCAACTGTAATGTTTTGAAGAACCAATTCGGAACCAGAACAAGCAATTACTTGCGATGACCCACCCGTGCAGGAATTATTAATCCAAAGTTCTGAAATCTCAATTGGTGCATATGTTGAAACATTAATCTGTGGAGCGTTTGTAGTAATTCCAACAGTCTCATCCAAATCAGCGGCAAGTTTAAATCTTCCAGAAGTTGCTTCCCAAATAACAGCAGAAGTTTTTCCAACTCCAGCATCACCATAATTCATCAGAATTCCAAGATCCCAAGTGGTATCTGTTGGAAGTGCTCCATTAACAACACCAAGTTCAATGGTGCGATCTTCAACTGTAATTTCTGATGTATTTACTTGAGTTGTTGATCCATTAACAATCAAGTTTCCAGCAACAGTTAAATCTCCTGCAGTTTCAACAGATCCGGAAGTATTGATTGTAATTGCATTAGATCCAGTCGTTGACTTAATAGATCCTGCTTGAATTGTTCCAACACTAAATGTGCCAGTTCCACTTGGATTGAGTGATGCAGCAGCACTAACTCTTACAGTCTCGCCCACTTCTCCTGCAGAAGTATCTGCAAAGAGCATGTAATAAGTTGCATCAGTAGTATCTCCAGTGGTATCTACCCTATCAGCACGAGACGCTGCAGTAATAACACCATTAAAATCTCCAGTTACGTTGAGGTGACCACCAATTGTAATTGTTGTAGCTCCTCCAACAGTCGCTGTACTTATAATGCTATCAGACAATTGACCGTTCGTATCATCCCAAAATGGAACAGTATTATCTGTTAAAGAAGCAGCACCTTTTAATGTAACTGCATCAGATGTAATGGTGATACCAGTTCCAACATTAACGTCAATTGTATAGTTAGTAGCATCATCAGAGTTTGCTGTAGTGGCAGTCAGACCCTCACCACCAACAACGGTTTTGGCATACTGACCAGTTGTTTGAGTTCCAAGTCCAACTGCGTCATTTGCAATAGTAGTTATACCAGTTAATCCATCAACACTAATGTCTCCGCTAAGATTATCGTAAACATATTTACGAATATATTCTGCAGAAATTAGTTTATTAACTGTTCCATCAAGATCAAATACTACAAAATCATCTTGATCTGCAAGTGCAGTTAAAGTACTTAATCCCGAATTAACAATATCTAAATAACCAGCATCAAGATGTCCATAAAGATCTTGTGCTGTAATACTATTAACTCCAGCATTAACACCAGAAGAACTAATTGTGACGGCAGCGCCAACAGTTAATGATGTTGTAACTGAAACAGCGTTTGGAAGACCAATTGTGAGTGTGGTTCCAGCACCAGTTGTTTCTATTTCGTTGGCAGTACCAGAAATTGTCAGTGATTGAGAGTCAAGATCAACAGCACCATTTCCGCTGTCACCAGCGAAGTCAAGATCTTGTGCTGTTATCTGTTCATCGACATATGTTTTGATTGCCTTAGCAGAAGCAAGAGTATCATCTGAACTTGATACGGAACTTAAATCTGTATCTACTGATGTAATTGCAGTGCCACCATCTAATGTCAAAGATGTAAGTGTTGTAGCACCACCTATTAGATTTGTAAATGTGCCTGCAGCACTTGTAGCCGCACCGATTATAGTTCCATCAATGTTACCACCATTTATATCGGCAGTTGCGATTGTAGTAACGCCAGCATTAGTGAAATTTGCACCTGCACTAAAATCTGCAAGAACATTTACATCAAGGAAAGCATCTCCTCCATTGGAAGTTATTGTTGTAATCCCTTGTAGGGTGGGATTTGTAAATGTTCCATTTGTTCCGCCAGCAGTATCCCAAGAAAGAGTTCCATCCGCAGCAACCTTGAGAAAATATCCATCTGTAATGCTGCTAGTATCTGGAAGAATATATGTTCCAATACCAGAAACAGAATCTGGCGACTTTAGTTGAATATAATTTGTTCCTGCGTTATCAACTAAATTAAGACCAGCTGACCTGGTTCCATTCTCTCTAGTCCAATATCTATGCGATCCGAAAAACTTGTTTCCAGTTACAGAAGTATCAAATCCAATAAAAAAATCAAAATTGTTTGTCGAAAACGCTGGTTCACCTGGGTGTAACGCTGGAACTGTTCCTGCAATTCCAGCCGCACCCCTTTTAAATTGAATCTTGGGTGATGCCATTTCTTTTATACAATTTTACTACTATTATTTAGTAAAATGTATCTCAATTAAAAAGTTCCACCGTCAATATTTGGATCCAATTCTCTCTGAATTTCATCAACAAACTCATCAGCATAAGATGGACCAAATTGGTTTGGATTTACTAGACCTGGTTGTACAGGTTCTAATGCTGCTGATTGGAGAACTTCATCTGGATTTTTTGCAATCCATTTTTGACTGCTAGCATCATACATCAGAACATATTGATCAATAACTCCATTACCACTATTTCCATCATCAAAATCTATCAAATCCGAAAAACTAGCAGGCACTTGAACACCTCCAATATTTGAAACTACTTTAAATTTACTTGCCGACTTTAGTTTGACATTAAAACTAGCCATGGTTCGTAATTTCCTCAGAAACTATGAGTGTACCTTCTACAACTCTATTGGTAAGAGAACCTGCTGATGGAGAAGAAACTATACTTACTTGAAAATAATTTCTACCAGGTTTTAATGTTGCGGTTTCAGTTTTTGCCAAAGAAACTTTGATATCATTTGTTCCAGGTTCAAAAACTACTGGCTTTTCAAACCCTGCAGATGACCCTGGATATTTTTTCAGTGAAAAAATTCCGGTATATCCATTAGTAAAACTGTTTGGTGACAAATCTGCGCCAAAAATATCAAAAGTAACCTCAAAATCAGTTCCTCTTTCAATAGTTATCGTATTAATTTGAGCAACAGACATTTTCTTACTTTTTTAACTATTTATCTTGCTCAGCATCTTTTGATTGTTGTTTTAATAATTTTGACAACTCTGCAGTTGATCCAATGAACAGTGCATTATTTGTTACATTGGTTGGACCTTTCGCCTTATCAGTTTCAACTTCTTTAATGTCTTTATGCAGATTCATTAGTTTATCTGCTGTATCTGAAACACTTTTGATTATCTGTCCAGCAACTTCATATGCCCTAGCAGATTCGGTCTCTTGAGCAAGTTCTAAAGCACCATTTATTGCCTCTTGCCCCTTTTCTAAAAGGGAGTATATTGTACCTCTTGCATATTCATAATCTCTTTGAATATCTGTAGATCTTTTATTCTCTACTATTGGAGTTGGTTCAATTTCAGATTTTTCAATTTCAATATCAACCTCTTTAGGTACTATGTCCCCAGAAACATTGAAAACATCATCCAACTTATCATAATCTTTCATATCTTTACTTAGAATAGATTTCCATCAAATCCGAAATCATCTCCAGGTTGAATTAATGCATTATCTGCTTGAGTAATTAATTCAATTGGAGTTCCACTTACGTGTGATGTGATAGTTGTCCCATATTGTCCTCTAGAAACAACTAAAGTATCTTGTCCAACAACATCTGTTCTATCAATCCTATTAACGACTTTCATAGTCTCATTATCAATTGTAATATATGCATCTACTGGAACATTTGAAGCTTGCTGCACAGTGATTTCTGTAGATGATTCTGTCATATCAGAATTTAATGTTGTGATTACTAAATCACTGTAACTCTTAGTTGCAACTGGTGTAACTGTATATGTAAGATCTCTTGATAGTGAGTTTGAATGTCCAGAAACAAGATTGACAGTTGCTTTTTTGATAATATCTTTGTTTGCGGAAGAAGTGGGACCAAATAGATAAGTCTTTGCACTAAATCTTAGTGTATAAACGAGTGCTCTTCTTGTTGTATAGTCTCCCTCATAATTATCTTCCATATTAATGGAATCCAAAACTACAGAAATATCTCTTTTTTCTCCAATTGATTTTACCAAGTCTATAGTTAAATTATAAGAGGGTTGAAAATATGGTAAAATTTGCTCAATTATTTGAAGCATATCATCGTTCAACTTAGTCATAATACTAAGTTCAAATTGCATAGTATAAGGAACAGGCATATATGTCTTCTTCAAATCGGTAGAGTCTGTTGAAGATTTTGATATAAATGTCTGTGTTGTTGTAAGTTTTCTTGTTGGGTCATAAGAAAGACCAACAAATTCAAATGACATTCTAGGCAAAGTCATTTGAACTGGAGTATTCAAATCTGGTTGCTGCTCAATTCTTGCAAGAAACTTTTGAATCGGTCCATATGCAAGAGGGACTTTAATAACAGAATCAACATTACCGGAATCATCAAAATGCTTGATGTTTATTGCATTAAAAAGAGTTCCGAATCCAATAATTGTTTTTCGAAATATTTCATTATAGTAATATTCAAACATATTAACCTCTTAAATTATGGAGTTCCAAATGGATTTTTTTCGCTAAAATCTAAAATTAAATCTGCCTCAGTTTCAATTTCAAGATTATCTGCAAATTTATCGCCAGTATTTGAATTATTTAGAGACTCAGAATCTGGAAGATTGTCTGTATTTATTTTTCTTAAAACATAAGATGCACTAGATTCTGAACCAGTAATTGTTTCACCAACTTTAAAGTCTCCTGTAATATTTGAAACTTCTAAAATATTTGATGTTATATTCCAATACTTAACTCTTCCAGTTGTTCCAGAAACGCTTCCAGTAACTATTTCATTAAATTTAAATGTACCTGTTCCACTTGAAGTATTTGGAGCACTGATTTCAATATCTGGTGCAGAATTATAACCAAGTCCAGCATTGGTAATTTGAATACTACTTACTGTTCCATTGGACAATACTGCTGTTGCTGCAGCAGAAACTGTAGATATTCCTGTAAAAGTAATTGTTGGTTGAGTTAGGTATCCAGATCCTGGTTCTGTAACTGTTATTGGACCAATAATTCCATCACCGATAACTGCAGTTGCTTCAACACCAGATCCTTCTCCACCAACAAAACTAATTTGTGGAGCACTTACATATCCAGATCCTGGATTTGTAATTAAAATCTTTTGAACTCTTAGTAAATTTGGATTAGACTCACAAAAATCAACTATTCCACTAATCATTTCAGCAATACCTGTTGCTCTTATTCCTCCCGATGGTGGAGAAGAAAACTTAACTATAGGAGCACTTGTATATCCAGATCCTCTATTGGTTATTGTTACAGACCTTACTCCACCATTAACTACTGTTGTAGTTGCAGTGGCAGTCACGCCAGCACCAATCATATTTAAAGTTTGAATGTAACCATAATCCTGAACATTATCATCAATAATATCAATATCAGTATCAATGACCTCATCTTCATATCTGAAGAGTTCGCAAGTCAATTGATAAACGTAATTTTTCTGAAGTTGATAAAATGGTTTTTCATGCTCTACATATTTAATCTCAAACAATCTATCACCAAGAGGAAAATAAATCAAATCTCCTTCCTTTGGTCTAGATGTTAATTTTGAATTTGGAATTTTATGTATCAAATTTTGAATATAATTTTCATATCTTTCTTTTGAAATTGTAAGAGTTAAATCATCCAACTCTTGGATTCCAAATTTTGAAAGAATTGTTCCTTGTCCAGAATAACCATCATATGATTCTACATATGCTTCAATTGGAAATGCTGTATTAAATTCAGACTCAACAACTTCTTTTATTATTGATTTCTCATTTACAAATTGCCTTGGCAAATAGTAAACATCAATACCATACATTCTAAGAGACTCATTGATTAAGTCTTGGAGCATTCCCTGCTCACTTTTAGAACCGTTTAGTAGAAATGGATTAAGCATAAGTTTATCCTATCATATCTAAAGGTGGAAGTTCATAAGTTGAAGACATCTTGTCCATTAAAGAATCAATTTCTCTCTGAGCATCTTCAACAAGAGTTCTGCCATCTAACTCAACTCCCCCTGGAAGTTTGAGACCTCTGAATTTATTAGAAATATTATATCCCCACTGCCTCTTCATAAGTGCAGTTAAATATGGTTTTAGGAAAGAATCATTCCAAACTTCACTATAACTAGTTGGATCCATTATTTGATAACAATCAATAACAAGGTAATCACCAACATTGATAGAATTCCAATCAATATCAAGATACAATCTATCTTGTCTCTTATTAAATCTAATTTGCTTATCAGTATTCAATAAAAACTCAATGTCTTGAAGTTTTGTTTTTATCATCGAATATGTGAGAAGTTCTAAAGATCCCCACTGATAAAAATCATTTAAAAATAATTGATATTTTACACCAAAAAGATTTCCAGAAATAGTATTTTCACCCTCATATTTGAAAATTTTATTAACTCCAATTACGTTTGTGGGTATTGGTAGATAATTGCTATTTTCTTTATAGTCAAACTGAGTAGTTACAGCATTAATGGTGTTATTGACTGAAGTTGTAGTTATACCAACCTTTCCCTTTCCCCTATCAATATCTTCTTGAGTTACTTGATACTTCAAATAATTCTGAATGACTCCATCAAAATGCCTTTCGTAGAAAAACTGAAGGGCATCATCCACAAGATCATCAATCTGTTCATCTGCAATGTTAATTTCCAAAACTGGATAACCCAATTTTCGTAGACAATAATCAATTAATTGTTGTCTTGTGGATGGTTTTGCCATTAGAATCTAGGTAAATTTAGATACGATTTCTTGTTGCTTGAAATATAATTTGACAAATGCTTTTGCAATATGCTTTGCTTGCTCAATATTTTCTATACTATCTATATCTCTAGCAAGTTTCTCATACTCAAACATTTTACTGAAATTTTCAAGTTCAACTAAATCCAAATCAATCATTTTAGAGCACTCCTTAATAGATTTTTAATTTCATTAATATCATTTTTTAAGGAATTTAAATCATTTTCAATGTTTTCAATTCTTTTCACCTCAGTTTGTTTTATATTTCTCATTTTAATATAATTTTCATATTCATTAATATTAGTATTAATGATTGATTTGGTTTTTTCGTCACGAATTAGATTCTCGTGACCCTTTATTTTACTGTATTTCATTATGCCAATGCAATTACTCTAAGATCTCTTAGTTTTGGTGGATATACTTGAATGTTGGATGATACTGTCAATTTAATACTAAAATATCTAAATTCTGCCAAATTATCCACACTAAATTCATAATCTTTGAAATAATTTTCAGTATCTCCATTTCCAAATAACTCATTATTTGGAACGAATTTATCTGGAGTTCCATCACTGTCGGTAATATCAATAATTTCTCCAGATACTAATTTGTTTGAATATCCTGGGAATGGATAATAAATTGGAGTTTCAGTTGGATCCTTCATTAAAGCATAAAATGCTCTAATATCAGCATTTCTATTAATATATGCAGCAATATAAGTTCTTATCGAAGTCGCTGGAACTTCTAGAGAAATTGGTTTTGTTGCATAATAAAATGCTATAGGATCTTTTTGCAATGTAGAAATTCTAGAATCATTTATATAATCTTCAATAGGTCTATTGACTCTATTGGAAACTAAAATTGCACCAACTCTATCCAAATCAATAACAGGACTGATTCTATCATTTTCTGTAGTCAAGAAAGTTCTTAGTTCAAGAGATTTATTTGCAGGTTGGTCTTGCAAATAGGTCTGCTCATTGATTAGTGAGCAAATTAATCTACTTGTGTTCATATTATTGTTTACATTCAAATCAACTCTCTGATACCCTTGATCAACAAAGGAAGGTTCAACACCACCAATGCTTGTTGCAGAAACTGTTCTCAAGTCTGCAGATATTCCTGTTCTTGGGAGAATAAATGTCTCAACGTTTGGTTTGATAATTTCAAATTGAATGTTGCTTGATGCTAGAACAGTAGATCCTCCAGTTGACTTAGTTTCTGCAAAATATAATGGTTTTAATGTAGGATCAGGTCTCACAGTATCAATGTACAATGTATAATAGTCTAGTCCAATTGGATCCAAAACTACAGTATCTTGTAAAGTATGAGTTTTGTTAATTCTAAGTAAAGAAACTCCATTCAACTCATACTTATATACATCATCTCCTACAAAGTGTGGTGAAGATATTCTTAAAATTGAACCATCTGGAGAATCAATTTTACGTTCAATACCAGTCAATTGGTTGCCAGAAACACCAGTATACTTAATAATCTCTCTATCAATTAACACATAACCCGGATTTGTTGAACTTACTAACTCATTTTCAAAAGTTGTGAATATCGAGGTTGATGAAACAGTAATTGCTGATAAAGTAGTGTCACTTGATGGGATATTTTCCGATAAAGAAACTGGGTCAATATCAGGTTTAATATTTGACAATTCAACAAGATTTACTTCCGAATGCATTCCATGATTTTGATGATTTACTTTGATATGCAATCCATCTGTAATTTCAGTTATTTCGGTGATATTGACTGGAGGAGTTGTGCCATTATTAATATTGACATTAATTCCCGATGGATTTGTATAAGTTAAAGTAAATCCAATTCCCGTTTGGAAATTACCTTGAACATTGTCAATAATAATTTGATTAAAGTCAGTAACATCATCAACAGTTAGTAGTAAGTTCCTACCCAATTGTTGATTTCCTAACTGATCAACGGATAAAACATCACCTTTCTGATATCCAACTCCAGTTGATGTAATTGTTGCAGCAATAGCAACTCCATCATTAAAAGATCCATCAGGTAAAACTTCTCTTCCAATAGTAATATCCGCTGTTGCCAATTTCCCTTCTGATGATGAATTTGCCAAAGGAACATTAAAATATGTGAAAGATGTTCCATTTGCAGGAGTATAACCAATTCCACTATTAGTAATAGAAATACTTACGATAGATCCAGTAGCACCTACATAATTTCCAGTTGCATTGGTTCCTGTTTGAACAACAGTGTTGCCAAAAGTGAATCCAACATCATTTAAAGTTTCAGAAATATCAACTTTTATTTTTCTGGAGTAAATTTCTAAAGGATTATTACTTAATCTTGAGAACTGTTTATTCTTTTTAGTGAGATTTGGATTGAAGAAACTTGCATTTCCTTCAGTCTCAAATACTGCAGAATATAATGTAAACTTCAGGTCCTCAAATTGACTTGGAGTCCAAGTTGAAGCATTTTGTGACTTGAATAGAGATCCAATTGTGCTAATATCTGGTTGACTTGCAACTATAGTTCTTCCAGATTCTGGTAAAGAAGCTGTAGTAATATCAACTTCACCTAGTCTAGAAATCCAAGCATAGTAATTTGTAGAATCAGATTTGATAACAACTGCATGTTCAGTTTCTCCCTTTAGATAAACTGGAGCATCAAATTGAACTCTTGTTGGAATTGAAGCATCTTCGGAAATTTCAATATCATCGGGGAATACAACAATTTGTGAGAATGGATAAATTTCTCCAGTTGGTAATCCAAGAGACATTGGTCTCAACTCTACAATAATTGGTAAAGTATCATCTTTAGATTGGAAGAATAAATCAATTGCAGTTACGAATCTTCCCTCTTTGGCACTAATAGTAAATGATTGTGCTAATGGATCTAATCCTACAGGTGGAATTAGTGATGATGATGCAGTATCTTTAGATTCTTTCCACTTCAATAAGAATGCGCCAGGAGAACCATCTGCACCTGCTCCGTTTTTGACGCCACCGCCGCCGCCACCACCAAAAGTTCCACCTCTTCCACCATCTCTATCTCCACAATCGGGAACTTCACCATTAGTTCCACCAGATCCTGCAAATTCTATACCATTTCCACCAACTCCGCCAGTTGCCGAAGAACAATCTTTATCTTTGGGGTGACCGCAGTTTCCGCCACCTCTACGACCTGCACCTCCACCATATCCACCTTTTCTATCATCATCATCTCTATCATATCTACCATCTTCACCTTTTCCACCACCACCACTATTACTTCCACCTTTACCTTTAGAAGTGCTAGATCCACCAACACCACCTCTAGCAACTATATTTTTACCTAAGACAAAACTTGATTCTCCATTAGTTGCCTTATTATCTGAAGATGCACCTCTTCCTCCAGATCCAACTTGAATCGTTAAAACTTCTCCAGGATTTACCGAAATTTTCTTGGAGCAAACTCCACCACCTCCACCACCGCCACCAGGCTTGTTTCCTTTACCATATCCACCGCCACCACCGGCACCAACTCCAGAAGCTTCAATAGAAGTTACGCCCTTTGGAACAGTAAATGTATATGTTCCTGGAACTGTATATAATTTAAATTGTTCAATTTTCTTTGATGCTGGTTTTGGACCAGGAGATGGTTTCGGACCAGGGGATGGTTTTGGACCAGGAGATGGTTTTGGACCAGGGGATGGTTTTGGACCAGGTTTTGGACCAGGAGATGGTTTTGGACCAGGTTTTGGTTCTGGTGATGGTGATGGTTCTGGTTTTGGTGTTGGATATGGTTGTGGTTGTGGTTTTGGTGGGGGAGCAGGAACCTCAACCGAAACAGGTTGTGAAAAATCTGTTGTTGAAATTGGAATTGTTTGCGATAATGTTCCAACTTCTTTTATAGTATCTCTAATGGTTGCAAAGGAATCTTGAGTTGTCTTAATAGTACCTTTTGAAAAGAATGCTGCTTCAGCCAAACTGTTTAGAAGTCCTGGAACAGTGGAAATGCTCTGAGAACTTGAAAGTCTTACAATCTTTGCACCAGTAGTGAATTTTGGATTCTTTGGAACAGATGGATCTGGAATATATAAAGATGCAATTACTGTTCCAACATTATCCGTGACCAATCTTACAGGTTGAACTCTAGCAATAGCATTACTAGTGTTACCAATTAAAAGCATTCCAGAAGAAACATATCCAAAAGATTCTCCAATTGCCTCTTCAGCCAATAAAAATGTATCAATATTTAAAAATGTTGATGACTCAGAATAACTTGTTGGAACATCTGCAGTTCTTGTATATGGATTAAAAGAATATACTTCTGTTGGAGAATCATATCTACCACCTCTATGATCTGGTTGGCAAAGACGGAATCTAATATTTGCATTTCCAGTTGCATCTTGTGCTTTGAGAGTTCTAACAGTCTCTCCGATTTGGAAAATACCAGATATCATTTCAACTTCCAAAAGTTTTGGAACTACAAATTCATCAACTCTTTGACCATCAAAGAAAGTATACATTTGAGTATAAGGTTTCAATTTCTTAGAAACCAACTCAATATTTCTAGATCTGCAGTATGTTGCAATATCAATACTTACTATATTTTCTCCATATGATACTGAAGTATCTGAGAATGTAATTCTGTTGGTATCACCAATTCTAGTTTTAAAACCTTCTTTATCTCTAGCGTAAACAACATCTTGATACCACTTTCCATTCTTTTCATATTTTGGACCTCTAGAAACTTCTCTTGGGGCAGATATTGTTGTCCATGAAGTTTCCCAAGCACCAAATATAACTGGAGCCCATCCGGAGTTTGGATCTGGAATTTCATCCAATTCAACTTCAACAATTTGAGTTTCTCCTTGTTGAACACCTAAATCAATTGGATCTAAAACAATAGGATCCAACCAAATATCGGAAGATGGATTTAAAGAAGCAACTCCACCATAGAAAGTGACCAAATATGGAGTTACATTTTCAACTCTAGTTGCATATGGTTGAACTATTTCTTCAGTTTCGGAATAATCTAATGTTAAAATTCCCTTTCCAACAGAACCGACAGATTTTCTAACATTTTCTCCGACAATAGATTGATTTGACTTATAATCAAAATCTTCATCATTGAAATTAATTGAACCATTGGAATTTGTATGTCCAAGAATTAAATCTATTGATGTCGTATAAACAGAAGGTCTCAATTGAGAATTTTCTACGTCAATTGAATTTTTTGCAACAGATGAAGATTTTTGTGAAATTAAAGTTGTAAAATTGTCTACAAAGAATCCAGATTTAAATCTATCGAGACCATTGGAATCTTTTATAGTAAAACTAGCAGTCTCTTTTTCTAAAAGTGAAAGAGTTGTATAATACTCAAGATTTTTTATTCTATCTTCCAATTTTTTAATGTCGACCATTCTATATCTCTTGTGCTTAGCAAGATCAATTCTAACCTCATCATTAGTACAGAAATAAGCAGGAAGAGTTATTGTAGCAATATCAAGAGACTCTGAAAGATTTAATGGAGCCTGGGGATTTTCTGCAGGATCTCCAATCATTAATTCAAATTGACCCTCTTTTGATAAAATAATTTTATCAATTCTTGGTAGATAATATGAGAAATCTAATATAATATCTTCATCGGATGCCAAAATTGGAGTATTTTGGTTGTCAACATTAATAAAATTATTTGATAGTGATTCAAATGGAGACCTTGCTCCAGCAGTGACTGTATAAGGAGTTACTCTTGGTCTTAAATCTAAAATATTATAGTTTCTTAAACCATCATATGCCGGAATGTTGCAGTAATTAAATTGTTCATAAGAATTTGTAGTAAAGAAACTTCCTTCATCTGCTGGATCTATAGAAGTTGATTCAAAAACAATTTTTAATTTTTTGATAGGTTCTCTAGATCTTTCTTTTCTGATAATTCTTCCATAATCATAGAAAGTACTTTTCTGACCATTATTAAATGTAAAATTGTCGGTAATATCTTTACAATTACCTCTATTCAAAGAACTAATTGTTGAAATTACATTTGAATCTGAGAAAGATACTCCTTCACCAGAAGTAAATTCTGAAGAATTTAAACTAATATAACTTACAGTATTTGAATTAATTCTTTCTACCAGAATTGCTACACAATTACTAGTTTGACCAACAATTTCTTCTCCCAATATTAGATTTGCAGTTGAAAGTGCTCCCAAATCTAAAGTAATTGATTTAAGAGTTGGAGCATCTGTAGCACTTGATGTTTCAAATACTCCCAATAATTTTGTAACATCTGGGAAGTTTAGACAAATATCCTCATCTTGCACTCTTGTTCCATAAGGATAATTACCAAATTCTAAACCATCATTAATTGTAGTTTGTCCAACTCCAGAATAATCATACTTGGATTTGTCAACTATAATTGAATTTACTCTATTTCTTTTCTTAACCTTAGAACTTACTTTTAATTTTTTAATGGTATAAGTTAAAATTGCAGTTCCACTTGAAACTTCTAACCCATTAATTTGTAAACTTTGAGATCCGAGAGTAAATAGAAACTTATCTTCTGTAAGAGGATCTGTAGCCCCGTCTCCAGTGTACACAACAGAATATCTTTCTTCATCATATGGCAAGAATCTTTCATTTGCAGGAAGAATAATAGTACCTGAAGAATTGTTTGAAATGTTTATTATCCTTTGCTTTCTAATAATAATTTCAGAATCTTCTAAATCAACAGAAGAAATTTTATCTTTTGGAAATACAGTATATAATGTATTATCCGAAGAATCTTGCAGTCCTGATTTTAAAATTCTAAAATCAGAAACATTTAGATTTGAAGTTGGGAGAGAAGATACGCAAACTCCATCAACTGGTGTAACAGATTCGATTACCAAAGACTTTTCAGAAACTGAATTTACCTTTGCATAAGTAGGTACAATATCTCCTGGTGTTGAATATGCTACAATGTCATTTTCTTTTACATTACCAAAAAATACAAAATCAGAACTTGTTACAGTGCTAATTCCTGATGATCCATCAGAAATAGACACAGAACCGGCAAATGATTTTGGTCTTTGTACTAAATCTGCACTAAAAGTTACTCCAGATCCAACTGGAGATGCATAAATTGATTTGAAATCATTAATATCATATTCTGTAAATGATTTGATAATTCTATTATTTTGAATTCCATCAAAACTTAATTTTTCACCTCTCAAAAACTTTCCTTCAACATTGTACGCAGTAATAATTCCAGAATTTACTACAGACTCTTTTAAAAATGCCGAAGCACCACTAGAACTACCTTTAATAAAGGTAGGAACATCTAAAGTAATTGGATTATTTAAATTTAATTCAATGTAAGGTTGCACATCAAATAAAGTAATATCCCACTCATTTGAAAATGGAAATACTGAATTGTAAGAACCAGACTCTAAAGCAAAATCATAAACTCTAGCAAGACCAATTTCTTTTCCAGGTTCTGCATTTATATCTGAACCCAATCTTTCAGATCTTAAAGTTACTGTATAATCAGTCGAAATTCCCAAAGAAGGGGTTCCATTAACTCTGTTTAATGTGAAAGTTGCTCCAGTTTCATATACAATACTTTGATTTTGTAAAGTTTTTGTGATTCTTGGTTTTGCAAAATCAATAAATGTTGGATTTGGAATTTCTACCTCAAATCCTCTAATATATGCCTTTCCTGGAGATACTTTATAAATCCCCAAAGATTCATCTGCAGTATTATTTCCATATGTTATTTGTCCCTGCTTAAATACACCTTTATTACCTTTAAGGTTATCTAAAGACTCTTTAACATCAACTTTAAATGGAGTTACATAATAATCTCCAGATTCATCATAAGTTCTTCTAGCAAATTCATTTGCTAATAGGTTATATTCAGCATCTCTTTGAACTTTATCTGGTGATCCATCAACTACCTTAAATAACTCAATATATCCTTCATCTTGGGTTTCTGTAATTGAATATTTTGCCAAAGAGACTGAAATTGAAAGTCTATCTGCACCAGGTGCTGCAAAATTTGTAAATCCTTGAGAATTATCTACTAAAGATTCATCATCATCTGAAGTAACAATATCTTCGGTAACTTTTAATCCAACACTATAAGTTACATTATTTGATATTGGATCTAATAATATAGTTTCTTCATTAACATTTATAAAATAACCTCTAATAAAATAAACTCCAGAAGCAATAGTTACTGAAGATCCAATAATAGAAGAATCTTGGGGAGTTACTCTAGAAACTCCTTGACCAGATTGAATACTGGTGACTCCACCAGATATGAATGGAACATCTTCTTCGGAAAGTAAAACTTCTCCGGGACTAAACTCTCTAGTATTCTCAGTTAAACTAGAATCTCTATAAGAGACATAAATTATTGTATTTGCAGTTGGAGACTCATCTGCAGGTAAAATAAATTCTACTCTAGCCTTTACTTGAGAATCTTGTCCAATAAGATATTTTCCGACAAAATTTTCCAAATAAGAATCTACAGAAATTCCAAGATAATTTGATTCTACTTGAATTCCTTCATAGTAATTATTATAAACAACATTGCCACCAAGAACGGGAGAACCCTCTTTAAAAATATGAGATCCAAATTTTTCAATTTGATTTTGAAGAATTGACTGAAGTGTTGTCAATTCCCTTGATTGAATAGGATACCCTGGTTTAAAAAGAACTTTGTAAAAATTTTTCCTGTCGTCAAAATCATCAAAATATGGGGTTACATTCAAATTAGTTTCTTGTGGCATGATTGATTAGAATTGTAAAACGACTTTAATATCTTCTTTCTGGTTTGAAGATCTACTAATTGAAGGTCTATTATCAACGTAGATAATGTCACCTGTATATTTTTTTACCTCCGGATTAGCAAATCCATTTTCAAAATTTTGACCAAGGTATACAGTACCATTATTTATTACAGTAGATATACCACTAAAATTATTATCCACTGGAATAGTCACGGAGTTAATTTGTATATTATTATCTGTTGAAAACTCAATTTGCTCATATCCATTTGGTGCATTTGTTGTTATTCCGGATGTTGTATATCCATAAAATGTTCTATCTTGCCAATATTTTAGAACTCTGGTTTCCACATCATAAGAAACCACTCTTCCAACTGCAGTTCCAACTCCAACAATTGTTTGAACGAAAGTCTCATTTGATGAAATAGTTTGAGTATTTGGTTCCAATTTTAAAGCATAAACAGAACTTGCCTTTTCAATATTTAAAATTGAAGTTGAATCAAATGCCTCTGGATTTTTTACAATTCCAACTCTAGCAACTTTATTGCCAACGATAAAATCTGGATTTCCAATATCATTTTCAATTCTAGAATATAAAAGGACGTTGGTGGAACCAAGTTCTCTATAAATATCAAATCCATGACCACCCTTTGGGGGAATAATTACATCAAATGCTGGAGCATCTGTTAAAAATAATCCAGAATTTGATAAATCAACTGTTCCATATGTGTAACCACTACCACCATTAGAAACAAATACACTATCTACAGTTCTATCAGTCCCAATAATGATTGTAACGGTAGCTCCATCTCCATCACCCCTAATTGGAATATTTTGATATAATCCAGGTGCTCCTAAGTTAGTACCTCTATCTAAAACATTTACTATTTTTAATTGTCCGCTAGTTGAAGCATTCTGTATTATTGAAGAATAATCTCCGTTTGTAGTCCAATCCCTAGGAACAGGAATAAAATTTGTGCTATCGAATTTTATAATTTCACTTGGTCTTATAGTGTAAAGATATTTCCATATATATCCATCACCGCTAGTTCCAGCAGCTCTTGGTTCCAAATCAGTAAATGTTGGTTCGTCTAAAGATGGATTTCCTCTAGGAGATTCTGGAGTAGTTCCATTTTGTAAGCATATGTATACTCTATAATCTTGGGTTATTACATAATAATCCGAAGAATATAGAGTAGTGGAATCTGTTTGATTTGCACGCTTATCAATACTAATATCATGGCGATACATATCATAGGTTCTTCCGGATTCCCAGTTAACTCTTCTAATAACGGGAGAAACATCACCTGGTGAAATTTTTTTCAAAGAAAACATAGTATCCCAAATTTTGTTTTCTTCATTAAAATTATCTCTTGGGAAAGGTGGGTTAATTTCCCAGGTGCTGGAATATTCAGTTGAATTTGAAAGACCTAGAAAAACATAATATGCATTGTCCACAGAATTTACTTTATCAATAAATCCCAAAGCATTAGATATTCTAAGTTGGTCAGTTATAATTGCCGACATTTTTTAACATTTTTTGATTATTTATAAAGCGATTTGTGGATAAAAATCAATAATCATAATTTGAAAATTTTAGAGCATTAAATCTTTGAACAACTGGATTGTTTTGATTTATCGTTTGGTCAATATTAAACTCTTTTGGAAATACTCTCTTATCCAAATTATCAATTTTTCCCCAACTAAATTCAGCAATATTACCATCTATCGAAATATCATTCGCAGGTAAAGTTGGTACGGAATCCAAATTAGCAACTGCACAAAGAATTCTATTGACAAATAATAGAGATCCATAAAAATTGGAATTAACTGTAATAATTTGCGAGTCTATGACTTGATAGACATTATCTAAATTGGAAGAATTTGATAGTATAGATCCAGTATTCTTGAAAGAAGAGTTTGGAGAATTTCCAACTCTTGAATTGTATAAACGCAAATAGTCTCCTGCTTGTAGTTGACTTATTGTTATTGCAGAACCAACAACAGTATCTCCAATATAAACTTCATCTCTCAGAATCGAATCTTCTGGAATATATAAATCCAATGAAATTCCGGGTGGTTCTCCAGGTATTGTAACCCTATCGACTGTAGATATTCCAACAACAACTCCATAATCACCTGCAAATTGAACATCTCTTATGACTTCAGTAATTGAAGTTGGTGGATCAATTGACACTTTTGGTTCATTAATTTCAATGACCTCATATATTATTGGAGTTTTCAAACGATAGTTTCTAAATGTTTGTCCAATTCCAGGATTATCAAAAGTATCTACGTAAACAATATCGCCAACAGAATATCTAAATCCTGCATTTACTATATCAATATTTGCAGAGTCAATAATTAAATTTTCAGTGATTGGATCAACAATTAAATTAACATCAATTGAGGCATTTAAACCAATTCCAGTTTGACTATTAAGTCTTGCGCCACTAAAAGTTCCATTACCCTCATTTATTACCGGAGGATATCCAGTACCATTCTTCACAACTCTCAGTTTCTTTATTGGACCATAAGTATACCCAACTCCAGAATTTGTGACTGTAATGCTATCAACTTGCCCTGCGCTGATATTTGCAGTTGCTGTGGCATATTCTAAAGAATCTGTCGAAGAAACTTCCGCACTAAATCCCGACTCAAATAAACTTACTTCCTCTCCAATAACAAATGAATGTAAATTAGTGGGAAGAACTTCAATAACATTATCTGTAGTTATTCCCGCAAGAATTCCAGATGCTCCACTAATACTTCCTAAAATTTGTTCCCCTATAATAGCAGTTGAAACTCCAACAGTAGATATAGTTCCTGTAATATTTGCAATATTTACCAATTCAATTGTTCTTGGTAATGGATTTGATAAGAATGGATATTGAATAGTAACATTTGGAACACTCTCATATCCACTTCCACCATCAATAACGGGAATACTTATAATTTCACCATTAGAAACTTGACATGTTCCTGCTATTGCTGGAGTCTTTTCTCTAGAATCTATAATTTTAATAACATTTCTTTCATTTTCATCTATTTGTTCAGCTGCATTGTCAAAAAATGGTTTTAGTGTATCAACATAGAATTTAGTGCTATTTAATTCAATATCACTAATAAGATTTGCTGAGGGTAAAATACTTGGTTCATAATATACTCTATCTTTACCAATAAATTGATTATCAATAACAAAATCTTCAGTTTGTTTTGCGATAGTTATTGGTCTAAGTAATTCAAAGTCATTACTTATTCCCCTATCATTATAAATTAATGTGTTTACAAAATCAGAAGATACAACATCTGAAACAATTCTTTCATTTTGAATGAGTTTCTTATCGTCACTAGTAATGAATATAGAATCTCCAATTTTTACCGACTCTAATACATCAACATCTACAACATCAGTGTCACCATTTCCTCTATAGAATATTATGGAAACAGTGTCTCCAAATTTGGGAGCTTCGGGGAAAGTAATAATACTTCCACCAGTAAAAGTATATCCCTTTCCTGGAACTTGTAAAATGTCATTATATAAAACTAATAATACTGCTTGAATATCAATGTTAGAACCTTTTTTAGCTCTAATTGATTTTTGCTCACCATTAATTTTGATTGGGAAAACTCTTCTAGAATTATCAAATAAATCATCAAAATTATCAATAACTTGCAAATCTCCTATAGACCAAGCAGAGAATTTTGTATCATATACATCATCGATAAACAATTTGAATTCTTCAAATGCAGTTGACTGATCAAGAGGTATTCCAGTTAGTCCTCCAGTTGGTACAGTCAATACCTCAAATGGTCTATATCCATATCCATTATTTGTAAATTTAAAGTCAATAACTCTGCCTTCCTCTCCAACAACCAAATTAATTTTTGCTCCAGTTCCTATTCCAATAGAAGGTGAAGTTGAACTATAAATTAACGGAATTTCATAATATCCTATTGGAGAATCAAATACAATTTCTGGAGGAGAAAATCTTCTTATAGTTACCTTTTCATTAGATAAAATATTGGAAGTTAATGGAGTATCTATAGTTATAAAAGTATTTCCAATTCCCACAATTTTTACATTTTTATCATTGTTTATTGAAATATAATTGTTTATATTGTTTATATTTCTTACAGTGTTTACATAAACTACAGTAGAACCAATAGATGATGGTTCTGAAGATAAAGTTTCAAATACATCATAAAAACTAGTAAATGATATTCCAGGATTGACAAAATTTATATTTGTTGAAATTGAACCGGAAATTACCGTGGTAAATCCAATATAGTTTACATCATAATCTACAGTACTTTCAGTTCTAATTCCAATATCTACAATTTCAGAAGTCAATTCAGTTAATTTTATAGAAACTATAGAACCTGAAGGAATATCTTCATCCAAATTATCAGATAGTGTAATAGTAGAAGTAATAGGATCGTATGATGAGATTTCCAAATCATTGCAAATAGTTCCTATTCCAGTACTGCATAAAGGTCTTGATGAATATGGAAGTTTATCAAACAAACTTCTTTCTTCGTTTATAGTTAATATATTTGAACCGGAAGAAGAAATTGTTGAAGTAGTAACAAAAATTTCCTTCCCATCAACCAATCTATAACCACTTCCAGTTGATCCGATTGTTATATTCGAAATTGATCCAGTGTTATCAATAGTAACTGATGCTCCTGGAGTCCTCAATGTCTGATATCCATGCCCAAATGTTGATCCAGTACTGACTATTATTCCACCAGAAGGTAAATTTGTTGAATTTATATCTTCAAGATTAGAAACTTCTTGAGATTGTTTGAATATTATTGTTGGATCTCCACCAGGAGTTTGACCTAAAGTAAATGCTCCATCTATATTTCTCTGTTCATCAAAAGGTATCTGTAGAATATTTTTAATGAGAACAAATAAATTCGAAGTAGAAACTCCGCTGAGAGCTGGATCGGTTGATGTTAGTGTAAACTCACTTCTAATACCAGTAAACTGCTCGGAAATATCATCAACTAAAACATTATCGGAATATGTTGGACTCAATCCATTAATTTGACCTGATTTATTAAATATCCTTCCAGAGAAAGATGAACTTGTCGAAATTCCTACAAAATCAACCTCATCTGGTTTAGGATCTTTTGGTGTGATGGGAACTTTACCATATGGAGCATCATAAAAATGAATTGTATTATCAACAATATTATAATCTCCAGAATATTTTGTACATCCAGCACCAATATCATGAGTGGATGGCAATGTTCCCAACCAGAATCTATTTACCAATAATGTATTAGTTGCACCAAATCCAACAACTTTAACGCGGAGTATTTCATCATCAACTCTAAATACGTCACCACCAACAAAAACATCTGGATTTGTAACTTTTACCCTAACATCTTTTAGACCCAAAGGTTCTGCCAAAGTAGTTTCAAATGAAGTTGAAACTATAGGAGATTGGATCATATTGTCAATAGTAATTAATGATCTTTCATTCCCTCTTTTTCCAGTTAAAGTATGAGTTGTTCCTGTTCCATATGAAATCAAATCAAGATAATCTGGAACAGATTTTAGTGCTTGAGATGCAGAAGCTGCGACTCTAACACTTAAATTATTATCTTTAATAATGTAAAGTTTTGTAGGTAGTATATCAGTCAATCCTATTCCAGGAACTGAAGTTAAAGCAATTCCAATTGGATCATCACCATTAGTATCATAAGTAACTTCTTCACCAGTACTGAAGTAATGATTTGGAATAATCAACTTATCATTATTAAGATCAACTGATGTAAAACTTGATGCATTAAAAGTTCTTCTTAAAATAGGATATCCATCATAGAATAAATCAAACTTTCTTTTAATTTCATTCTGAGTTCCAATATAATCCGTGGTATATGAATTAATTTGTGATTCATTTAAATCTAAAATCAATTCATCAGGATTTTCTGGATTTTCCGTAATAGTCTTAACGCCTTGATAGAAAAACTTAATAGCAATATTTTCACCAGCAACTGCAGGTGTAAATGATAATATGCAATTTTTACCGGAAACGGAAACACTAAAATCTCCAAGTGTATTTACGGTTGGATCATTTAAAACACTACCATAAACAGTAATATATGCATCAGAATCATTATTAACAGTTACAATTTCAAGAGCTTGGAGTTTTGAATTAAATCCTCCAAAATTTGAAGTGACAACAGCATAATAATATGCTCCACCATAAACTCTATTATGACGATGAACTTCAGCAGTATTTGTTGTTATTCCAATATTTACAATTCCACTTTCAAGTCTAGTATTTGAAAGAACTAGAAGATCTGTATCAATAGCATCAAAGTCAGTATCAATGGAGGTTGATACCGTATTAACTTCTAGTGTGGCACCATAAGATACTGAAGGAGTTGCTTCTACGATAATATCGTCTCCAGAAATTCTTGCAGAATATGCCGCATATCCAATTGGAGGATTTAATGCTTTTGTAAATAATTTTCCATATTCTGTTATATAAACATCATTACCATCACTAACAATATTAAGTTCCACAGATTCTCTATAATCACCATTTTCATCATTTAATGTTGTCAGCAATTTATTTGCTTTGTATTCAGTTCCAACTCTAGCAATTTCAATTGCAGATGTGGTTCCGGCGGAAATTGATGCAGTTTGGTTTGTAAAAGTAACAACTGTACCTAAAGAATAAGTTTCTTGAGAAGTTGACCCCAATCCAACAAATGTATCAAATAAACTATAAGATACAAGTTCAATATCAAAATCATTAAATTCAAAGTCAAATGGATTGAATGTAATTTCTCCAAAGAATCCTCTAATTCTAAATTCAAATGTCCCCAACTCCCCAAAAGTTTCTACTTGACCATATTGTCCAATATAACCTTCCAAATCATCATGAATTAAAGAAATTAAACCAAATTGCCTTTCATTAAAGAATAGTTTATCTTTAACATATGCAAAGTATTTTCTATATCTAGTCTGGAATATTGGGAATTTGTCAACAACAACAAATCTCTCATCTCTTGGTACATTATTAAATTGACTACTAATATCCTCAATCACCAAAACTCTATTATTAATAGATTCTGCATAGTCTTGAACAGGTATTGTATTAAATACCACTTGGTCAGATACAGTTCTACCATCAAGAAGGTATGTATTTTCTGAAACCATATCAAAATCAACATATGAATTGATATCAACAATTGAGAATATATCAGAAACTGAGTTCAATTCGGAATATGAAATTGAAGTTCTGTTTACTTCATCTGGTGTAGATTCAACTTCAAAAGTTGAAAACTTTTTAAATCCGGAAGCATGATTTAAACTTGATACAGCATCTTGCCATTCAGAAAACTGAGTTTTTGATTTCAGGTCATATGAGAAATATTGATAGTAAAAACTATCTTGTATTCTTTGAGTATTATCATTCAAGAATCCAACTCTGGTATCCCATCCTCTAGATACCACGGAAGAAGACCCAACCTTATATTCTGCATCATAGAACTGAACTTTTCCAACTATTCCACTCAAATTTGATGTTCTTCCCGTAATTCTGTCACCAGTTATAAATTTATCCCCAGAAAGAACGCTTACAAATTCATTGTCTCTATCCCAATATTCTACTATTCCAGTAAATCCACTAGAAGTAAATACCTCTTCTCCAAGAATAAAGTTATTTTTCTGAAGAGTTATATTAAAAGTTGGGAAATATTTTTCTGGAACAAAATATCCAAACGTATTTACAGGTCTATATTCTCCAGGAATTTCATCTCCTTCAAGATATTCTGACATATCAATAGAAAATCTAGAAACATTTCCACCAATACCCTTAGCAACATTACTGACTGTGAATAATGCATAATTATAATTTGAAGAATTAATTCCCTTAACATTTTCATTAAAGGTTACTTCATTTGTTATTGGATCTACATTGACATCATTTACTTTGAAGTTTTCTAATAGAACTCTATCTCCATCATCGAAAGGAAAATCTGCAGTTGAACTAAACCCTTGATTTAAAGTAAATGTTAAAATCTTATCTTCAGGAACGTAACTTACAGAACTTACAGTAATTCCATTGGAATTGTTAATTGGAATAATTATAGGAGTTTTATTAAACAATCCAGAACTATTTTGAATTATTTCAACCTTAACTTCTTCAGGAACAAATTTTAACTCAGATTGAGTATCGACCTTTCCAGACAACCCATCAATAACGACTAGATTTGGAGTAAGAGTATAATCCTTACCAGTAGAAACAACCTTAATACTTTCAAAAATACTTAAAGGCTCAACATTAATCAATTGAGGAAGATTTCCAGTGGGACGTAAACTATAGTCAACACTATAATCAAATCCGATATTCTTAAGATCTACTTTTGCCACAGATCCAATCTTATTACTGGATGGGAATAATAATGCACCTGTACCTGTTTTAGAGGTAATAGAAGTAATTCCTGGCAAAACTCTGTACTTTCTATCTCTAGAAAGAACAGAAGCTTTTGTTATTTCCCCAAGAGTTGAATAAGAGTCTGTAGTATATAAAATAGATGCATTTGTTCCAGAATAAAAAGATTTTTCAGGTTTCTTTTTTAAGAAATAATCAAAAAATGAAGTTCCTGTAAAAGAAACTTTATTATGACCAGAATATACACTATCCAAAATAGTTATTGTGCTATTTTCTTTAATATTATCATCATCAATTCTATATTCAGTTTTTGAAATTGGAACGCTTAATGAAGTATTAACTAGTGTAAGCTTATAATATAATTTTTTAGGTGTGGTGTCATTTATTGATAAAGTTACTTTTGCATTATTTGTAACTCCTATAACACCAGTTTTAGTTACTTCAAAAGATGAATCATCTTTAGTCTTTAAAAACTTTTGCAAGAAATTTTCATCTTCATAAATGTCAAAGTCAAATGCAGGAACACTTGATTGATTGCTTATGAAAGAAAGTGAAGAATCGGTCAAATCAAAATTGACAGTATCATTTCTATAAAGGTTTATGTTTGGATTAACTTCGGATATTTCCCCAAATAATGGAGTTGTAAGATCAATAACTACTGGATTCCTTCTAATAGACTCCTCATATGTAAGTGATAATTTAAATTCATTTTCATTTTCCACAACAACATAATAAATTTTATCATTCTCAAGGTCTGTTGGAGATAATGTATTATGAATAATCTTTTGTCCTGTAAAGTAACCATGATTATTAATAATTAATGTATTTTTATCGAGGTTGGTATTATTATAAGATTTGGGATTAAATACTAGTCTTCTATTTGCATCATTATATTTTACTTTTACACTTATTTGTTCATTCGATTTAAGATTGACAAAAATATTTTCATTGTAAAATAGTGATGGATCTGATGAAGTATTTACTCTAGCAATATTTCTAGTCAAAATACCTTTTTGAACTTCCAAATCAGTTCTAAAGCTATGATAATCTCTAGTTCCCGAAGATACAAAATATAATAACGACTCATTAGTTTCTGGATTTAAATATTCTCCTGTTGTACTCAAACCAACATATTGTGTAGAAATTCCAATATGATTTTCATCAAATGCATATGCATAAAGATTATCAAAATCATCTAAAGCAACGGGACCACTTACTAAAATTGATGATCCACCATTATTTTTGTATAATAACCTATCCCCAGTCTTAATTCTGTGGTCCTTTAAGTATATACTTCTTGAAGGAATGCTTCTAGTAATCCATTTATCTACATAAGAAGTAACACCAGAACCCGCAATTGAAATTATTTGATCAGTAGTAAGGGAAGATACATTATAATCTAAAACAATTGAATTTATACCAACATTAAGAACTTTTATCTTATCAATTATTGAATTGAAAGTAGTATCTGTAGATCCTGTCAGAGAAACATAATCTCCAACTCTAAATGCAGATACATTTGTTAAATTGTTAAACACCAAACCAACTTTAAAATTTGGATCATTTGCAACTAAACTATCAGAAGAAATTCCGCATTGGTAGTTTGATGAATTTTTTTCAATAAATGCATTTGTTGTAGTAGTTCCAACACCAACAGAAATTTCTGGATTAAAATATAATTCTTTATTTACGGGATAATCCTTTTCTCCAGAATATGTAATTGTTGAGTTATTATCAACAGATGAAACACTAATAACTCTAGGGTCTTCAATAAGACTGGTTCCCGAAGGATATGATGTTGTAACACCACTTCTCAAAACTCTAATTTGAGAATTTATTGGGTCTACATTTAAGATTTTGAAAAATTCTACATCATTTCCATTAAATATCTTATATACATCATTAGATCTAATTGCTGTTGGCTTTAAATTGCCAACAACTGTTATTTTTTCAGATTCATTTGGAGTAGACACTCCAAGTTCTTGATTTAATACAAGTCTATTTGAGGTAACATCAACAATAGACGTTACGTTTTTTTCTTTATTTGTAAGGAGTTCATTCAGACCAATAATATTTACAACATCATTATCGTTTAAACCATGTGGTGAAGAGGATATTCCAATAATAGTGTTTTTATTATTTGATGTCCCAAATTCAACATTCTCTATTCCAAATGAATCCAATATAATCGAAGTAACGTCCTTACCCTTTACTTCAGAAACCTCGGCAAAAGATTTATTCCCATTTTCATCTTCACCAAATTCTATAATATCTCCTACCTTATAATTTTCTCCACCAGATATGACATCAACTGTTTCAATTATACCTCTTTGAGTTCTAGAAACACTATTCAGTTGATTTTCATATTCAATTGGATTAAAAATGTAATTATAAGTAGAAGTATCGCTAAGTAAATTGTATTGGTTTGTATTTCTTATAAGTTGATTTTCTTCAAATGAAATTATATTTTGATTTGCACTTATATCAAAATTAAAGTCTATTACTTTCGACTTAAAATAATTTCCAATAAAATATGGGAAACTAGGTCTAAGGTAAGTTGTGCTGAATTGAGCATCATATCCACCCAAAGATGAAAAATATGCATATATTCCATTTGGAAACTCTGGTGTTACACAAAATCTTCCATTATAATCATCAAGATCACCATCTCCAACAAAAACATAGTCCTCAACAAAAAATCCTAAAGGAAAATCATTCAAACTTGGTCTATTTGTACCAGATATTGTTCGATAACCTGTACTTAATTTTTTAATTGAACCTCCACCAGAAGGATTTGCAAATCCAAATGGACCATAAATTGGATTTCCGTCATATGCCCACCCAATAATAGGAGAGTGATATTCTGATGTTATAGATTCTCTTCCATCAACAATCTCAAGATCTTTTTTATAAAAATCATTACCACCAATTCTTTTAGAAACAAGTAAGTCTTCTCTTAGTCTTCTTGGAGCATATGAATGAGTTATTTGAGTAATTCTTTCGCCATATTCATTTTTAGTATCAAGTAAAAATACATCATTATTCAATATTTGCTTTTTCAGAATTGCTCTTTCAACAGAATTGACATTCCACTTTTGAATTACCGCATCAAAAGAAGCGCCAGAACCTGAAGAAATAACATTTAAAAGTGTTCCATTGGTTTTATAGTTTATACCTTCAGAAATTACATTTACTTCAACAATTCTTCCATTGGAAATAATTGGTACTAGTTTTGCCCCACTCCCCTCACCTTGTATTTCTATAGTAGGAGTTGAATTGTAAAATGAACCACCATTAACAATCAATACTCTCTTTATTTGTCCATTTGAAATAATTGCTTTCAACTCAGCGCCCGAACCATTTCTAACCTCAATATTTGGCTGTCTGTTATAATTTAATATATCAGAAGAACCATAATTTAAACCAGAATTTTCGATGCAAGTCGATACAATAGAACCCCTAAATGCGGGAATAATATTTGGTTTAATATCATCAAGAGGTAAAGACTTATTCTTAAAATTACCAACAATATCAACTCTTATTGGTCTATAGTTTATTTCATAAGAACCAGAACCAAAATTTTCAAAGTTTACAAAAATACTTCTTTTTAAGTTGAAATCTGGCGGATTTCCTGGAACTGTATTAATTCCACACAAATTAAATTCGTTAGAATTTATTACATTTACATAATATTCTGTATTTGTTGATAATCCAGATATGGGAGATCCACTAGAATTATATACTATAACCTCTCCCGTTTTATATCCATGATCTTCAATTTTTATAGAATTTTTATATAAATCTACATTCGAATTTGAAAATACGATCTTTTTATTGGTATAATTTTCTCCGGTTCTTGTAATTTTTATAGAACCTATAGTTGATTTTTTGTTAGCACTTTTCAAAAAGTGCTTTCCTGAAGCAAGAGAATCTAATTCAAACTCAATTGCATTTTCTCTATTAATAGAATCTGTAAAGTTTTTATATACCTTTAGAGTAAAATCTGTTTCCGGAGAAACAAAATAATCAATTTCTCTTTCCAATCCTTCAAGAGGAGCGTCGGTGTAATCATATAAAATTCTTTCACCCTCATAAAATTTATGTTTTATACTAAAAGTTATATTTCCTGATGTTGGAGTTGCAGTCGTAACATCTATTTGATTAGTATTTGCAACAAATTCTACAAAATGATCAAAAACTGTCATTTCAGGAATTGCTATTGCACCAAATCCATTTCCTCCTGATATTTTTATTTCAGGAATTCCATCCCAATCAAAACCACCCCCTAAAACGTCAATTTTTTCCAAAAATCCTTGAACATGAGATATTACAGAAGCTCCAGTTCCTGATTTGTCAGAAATATTTAAAATTGGTGGATTTATTACATCATATCCAGAACCCAAAGACTTTACATCAATTTTTTGTATAGATCCATAATATATAAAATCATTTGACTTATAATTAGCAATCTCAACTCCATTTGCCAAAACGCCAATAGTTCCCGAAGGTGTTAAAGTTTTTTCTTTAGGTATTTCTGGAGAAGATACTTTTTTGAAAATATTTTTTGGAGAAATTTTTCTAGAAAAATTCTGATTAGAATTTTCACTTTGATTTTGGAAAAATATTAATTCATTGGTAGACTTAAATATTTTATTCTGATTTCCAGTAAGTTTAGAAGTTGGAGAATTTACTGAAACATCAATAAAAATATTATTATCAAGATTACTTCTACTACTTGAAAGTTTTATTTTTGTGGAATTACTAAATGTACCCAATGCTTTGACATAGTAAACTCCATTTGCAATATTTAAAGAATTGACTCCTTCTCCACTTTGATAATACAAAGCATCCCCAGTAACAAAGGCATTTTTTCCAATATTTAAAACCTTATCTAAAATTTGAGGATTGCTTGGGTTTTGTTCTTCACTAATAAAGAAATCTTCACCCAAAACAACAGTATCATCAGTAATAATTAATGATTCCTTTCCATATTTTGGTAAAGATTGTGATGCAAGATATAAACTTCCACCAGAATCTCTATAAGTATTTTGAGTGTCAGTAATGTAGATATCATTATTATCAAATACTTCAGAATTATAATTGTAAGTGAATTTAGAAATTTCTCTTTCAATATTATATTCTTGCGTAGAATCAAAATTAAATGGCAATGAAACATTTATAGAAAAATCATCGACAATGGATTCAACTACAGCTTTATACTCATTAAGCAATCCGGAAGTTGATATTAATCTTGCACCATCTCCCAAATTGAAAAGATGTTTGTCACTTAATTGAACTCTAAAAATATTGTTTAGTGTATTGATTAATGATAAATTTTTTATTTTATAAGATGGTGATATATTCAATCTCCAACAGTTAAATTGAGGATCTTTAATATCTTTTCCTAAAGTTCTTAAATTTATTCTATTTCCAGGAACAATATAACGAGAATTTTTATCAACTACAGGATCTGATAAAACTCCAGTAATTCTAAACTTAATTGGATTTTCATCATTACCAACCGTTAATCCACCTTCACAAACATAATCCAAGTAAATTTCCGTTTTAGAATCAATATTTCTATTGATTCCAGAGCAACCCAAAAACTGATTCAAATTTTTTCTTTGATAATCGATTTGTTGAGTTGTACCATCTTCATAATATACAACCAACTTTCCATTAGTTTCTGGAAATCCATATGTAGAATCTACGGTAATTGACGAAGATCCGATGTCAATTCTTTCCAAAATAATAGTTTTTGGACCGATAACAAATTCACCATAGACCGATCCTCTAAGATTAATATCTTTATTGAAATCAAAGTCAAGACCTATGGTATAGTAAGTTTTATCCTTTCTTGTAATTGTTTCAACTTTATTTACAGTTCCATATGCAGAGGATATAAATTCTTCACCATCAATTGATAGAGTATTTTGGAAAATTGTAGTATTAACTAAGTCTTTTGGATCTCCTTCAATTGCTTCAATAACTAATTCCTGATTAATTCTATATTGAGCATCTGAAGGTCTAATCAAATAATCTCTTGGTTTGATGACTTTAACATCATCCCCAAATAATGCTTTAAATAAAATTTTATAGGAAGCATCAGTTCCTTTAGAAGTATAAAAATCTTTTAACTGTTTGATCAAAAGATTTTTATTTACGCTTAGAGTATCGCTAGAAAAAAACTTTCTATTCTCAAATCCTGGTGCAAATTGAGTTTTTATTTTCTTAAAGAACTCATTTAAGAATAAAATATTTAAATTTTTGACAGATGCAGAATTTAAATGATCGCTTGCATTAGTTTTTTGAAAATCTAGACCATCTTCATATGAGGTAATCGCACTAAAACCTCTAACACAATCATTAAATGTATTATATGTTTTTGACTTGTATAAAATAACCTCAGAATCGATTTGAATCAATCCATAACTATCAGGAAATCCTCTAGTACTAGATACGCGAATACTATCATCAGCAAAAGAAATATCTTGAGTTAATTCCGTATATTCAATTAGAGATGCAATATTGTCAAGTTTTACATACTTATCAATATTTTGAAGTATGTCCAGTACACCACCCTGATATTCTAATCCAGCGTAATATTCTTGGAATAGTTTTTCAACTAAAGGGTAAGTCTCCCTAACAAAATTTGGGAGTTGATTCTTTACAACATTACTAATTTTAACTCTTGTGCTTTGCATTTCTATTAATCTCTAATTAATTTTCCATTCGTATAACTTGAGGTTGTAATATAATTACTTCCAGAAATATCATTTCCAGAAGAAATATTGTCACGAACTGCAGTAACGGTTATTTTATTGGTATCAAGCTGTAAATAAAGATCCTGTAAACCAATAACATCATTTGATTTTGGTGTGGCAGAAATTTCCACAATAGATTCTCCACTATCTATAATCGTAGAAACAATGTTAATTGGATTCAATATAATTTCCCCTTTCACATAATCTACAGTTCCAATAGATTGTCTAACCTGGACAGGTTCATCAGATTCTGTTGATATTTTGAATAAGAATAAACTTCCCGTTTTTAAATTTGCATTTGGTTTATCAGAAATGTAAACCGTTCCACTAATTCCAGCAACACTAAATCCAGATGTTTTTATATTAAACCCATCTCTATTTCTTACAAAAAGTTCGTTACCAAAGCAAATTTCATATTCTGCAAATTGATTAATAGATGCCCTAAAATCTCTTCTCAAAGAGACTTTAGTAATGTTTGAAGTAATAGAAGCATCGCTTTCGTCAATAATATTTAAAACTTTACTATACTTAAATCTAATATCACTACTATCAGATTCAAGAGATTTTGAGTACTTTTCTAAATTGGATATTACTTTATTTTTTGGTACTTGATCATTATTAGTTAAATTTTCATTATAATAAATTGTAGTATCCAGTTCAATGAATAAGTTTTTCAAATCAATAACTTCAACTACAATACCAGCAACTGTATATTTTCTTAGAAGATTTTTCAAATTTTGAGCAGCACTTGAAGATATAAAAGTACCACTCTGTGGTTTAACTGCAACAAAAACCTTTCCATATCTTGGTGGATTTAAGTCTTCACCACCAAAAACATTAACAGACTCCAGTTCTGGATATATTCTTGGGATAATTGCCTTAAAATCATTCGCGGTTACTGCTCTATTTTGAGAAGAGTAGTATTTTGGTGCGTAATTTCTAATTGATTGTACAGATTCAATCTCAGATCCACCAAATGAATTGGTGTTTGTTACAATATTTGAGATTCCGCGAGTAATAATTCCAATATTAGAGTCTAACTTACCAGCAAATGCAAATTGTGAAAGATTATTTCCCAATGATCCATTCGAAACCACATACGATGCATTAATCAAATTAGATTCTTGTAATTTATCACCAAAAATACCATCACCAAAGATTATTTCATAGTACTGATTTTGTATTTCTTGAATAAAGAAAATCTTGGAATCCGATCCAACATCAATAATATCCTGTGCTAAAGAATATTTTGTAGAAAGACTGGATAAAGGACTAGTATATACACGAACTGATAAAGTGCTAATGTCAACATTTACATTATCAATGATATATCTTTGTGGTGGGTTTGGTATCTGAGAATTTACGAAAAACTCTGAACTTACTAAAGTTCCTTCATAAACTTCAATATTTTCAAAAAATGCAACTCCATTTACCACAGGAACTGAAATATCTTCTGTAGTAACAAATGTATAACTTTCTCCACTAAACTCAGATTCCGTAGTACAAACTATACCCCTATTTAAGGTTATAACTCTTGGAATTGATGCGTAATTTGAAACATCAACAAAAAAGGATATATTTGCTCTTGCTGCAGTTCTTGATCTTGGAACATATCCAATATTCCTTGCAAGGGAAACAATATTTTCTCTTAGTGTTGCACTATCAATAAAAACCTCACCGCTAATCATATTAGCGTTATACGAGGAAATATACGTATTATATGCAAGAATATCTATCAAGACCGACAAATTCGATCCTTCAAAATCATAATCCGTGAAATCTGAGCTTGATCCTAGGTAATCCTTAATAGATTGCCTTAATTGATCAAAATCTAAGTCTGTAAAATTTACTATTGCCATTTATCGGGTTGGCTGTAATACAAAAACTAACTTTTGTGGTGGAACATCTATACCTATAATATTATATTTTATAGTAACGTTAAATTCATTATTATCATAAATTGGATTTACAATAACATCAATTAATGAAACTCTTGGTTCATAATTTCTAATTGTATTTTCAATTTGGGATTTAATACCATCTGCAGAAATTGAATCAATATTTTCAAATAAAGATCTACCAATATCAGATCCAACATCTGGATTAAAAAACCTTTCACCTGGCAAAGTTAAAACCAGATTACGAACCGATCTTGCAATCGCGGTTTCATTTTTAATCGCTAAAATATCATAAGTCAATGGATTGACCTGAAGAGATAAACTAATATCCTTAAATGATTTACTAATTCTCTCTACAGGCATTTATGAAAAGATATAGTCTCAAGTTATTTATTAAGGATTTTGACCATAAAATGGTTCAGTTCCATAAGACCAATCATCATAATCATTGTCATTGCGAATTTTCTCATGAATTTCATTCTGAAGAGAAAAATCATGCTTTTTTGGAGTAATATCATCGTTATTAATCTCCCTGAGCATCTGTTTTTTCGAGTCTCCAGGAGTTTTGCTCCAATAATCAGTAATTAGACTCGTTGTTCCCCAAACTTCTTTCATATAATTTACGTCCCTATCTGGATTTGGTTGAATTGCCATCTGTTTGTTCCTTTTTTGAGGGTAAAACAGAACTTTTTAAGGGGTTTCTATCCCTTTTGAGGTATTTTATGGTCCTTACCCAAAATTTCCTCAAGCATTTCCTTGTCCCAATGTTCGTAATATTCAGTTTTTGATAGATTTTCTCTCGATTTTTCTAATTTTTCTCTAGATTGGCATAAAATTAAATTATATTTGCCATTATTTGTTTGAATACCTTGTATAAAGGTTTTATAACGACCACAATCCTCTAAAAATATGTAGTCTTTGTAGATGTTATTGTAGATTTCACACCACAATTGGATTGCAGAGGCATCTAGATAGTCCTCAACAACAAAAATGACGACATCATACCCCTTTAAAGGCATAATATCGTCAATATTTGATAGTACAATCTTATAAGAAGCAGTTGAAGAGAAGGGGCAAATCGCAAAATTACCCAATTCGGGTCTTAATTTTGATATTTTGAGGATCCAATTCTGGATATGTTCTTCAATTTCCTTCATTTTGGATTTTCCCTTCTACTTTTGCCTCATATGAGAGACTTTGGATGACCGGATATAAGGATTAACCCTGCCCTTGCCCTCTACTACGCTTACGTGCTTTATTACGAGACGTTGCGGCATACTTGGTGTGTTTACCAGAACCCTGCCGTGTTTTCTTGGGTTTTGATTCAATAAGATCTCCACCGCTAAAAGAAGGTCGCCTAGCCATTTACAATTTCCTCCAATTTAAGTTCATTCGGATCAATTTCACTACCCTCATAAAATTCATATGAGAGTTCTGAAAGGACTTCCGCACATTCTTCATACGAAAGCCCTGTGTACATTATTTCTCCCTTGTAGAGAATATTAAACATTATCAGATAACACGAGTCTTTTCGTGCCCAACGCGAATGCGAGGATCACACCAAATCTCATATCCCTGATCTTTTGCATCGAGACAGAAGGAAACATCCTCTCCACACATATCTTGTACTGCACCAGATTCAAAAACTTGCATCTTCGGAGCAAACCAAGGATATTCAAGATTCTCAAAGACTCCCTTCTGAATCAATACCCAACCAAATCCTGTGTAATCAACAGTAAATGGTTTCTTACGCTTACCCATACTATCAACGGTTTCATGATTCATCACACCACCATTGTTACGGAAATCATCTTCCTCCAACCAATGAGCAACAGAAGTCGTGCGCCCATCCTCTGTAGCATACCATCCAGCAACAATACCACGCTTCTTCGATTCATCAACAACTCCCTCTTCATCAATTGCTTCAGCAGGGAATGCCAAATCACAAAGTTGCCAAAACTTCTCAGTGTTGAAAACAATATCACTATCAATCCATAGTTGATAATCATATTGCAACTTACCATCCCAGGGAATCTGTTTCGGACCCCTCAGAACATTTGCACCAAGACACTTACAACGTGCGAAGTTTACCATTGATGAATAATCTTGAGAAATTTGAATTCCACATCCATTTTGTACAAGATCAAAACAGAGTTGAACAAATGCCTTCAAGAATGTAAAAGAACATCCACGTCCTGGTAGACAGAACACAATGCTCTTACCTCGCATTCTTGCCTTGATTGCATCAATATCCCAATCCCCAGATTCCTGTGCTGTGGGAGGTTTTGCTTTAACTGTAAATCCTTTTGCCATGAGTAATAAAATCCTTCAGATCAATTTTATCGTGTTATTTATCTTTTGTAAACCCCTTCAAAACGAAGACTCAGATACTGATTTTTTATTTACGATTAATTCTTCGTAATTTAAATCCTCTTTCTGATACTCGCTTGAAGTCAAATCTACAAGTGTAAGTAGAGTGTTCCAAGTCTTGTAAAACTCCTCTTCCTTGAGTGAGTGATACAAACATTTCTCCTTTGCGTATATGTGATATACCTTTTCTAACATATTGAATTCTTATTGTTTCAATGCATTATATATCATCACTACAACTGCCCCAAATAAGACCATCAGCGGAAATCGGAATACATCAAAAAATCTTTCAGGATATCTTATGATCCACCCCGCAAAAATAACTTTCCAAAAACTCCAATACGGTTTACGTTTACTCATCTCTACATACCAAAAAATTTTTCCGGGATTTTTTTTATTTTATTTGATACCCTTCGAGGTCTTTTGAAAAAAGTCTTAGAGTGATATAGATCTCTTAGGGGCATACTTTTATAGCTTAGGGGTACCTTAAGAAAATAATATACGAGGGCCGCCTTATACTTAAGGGGCAAACTTTTTTCTAACTGCCTATCACGAATGCTCCGAACGAATAAGGAATATCCCCATTCGTTCGTGCATCGCTAAGTGTCAACGAAGGGCAGACTTAAGTGCAATCTCTTCAGGGCGGAGTTGCCCTGCTTTGAGTCTACCATTGCCACCCGTAGAGTTATTCCAACGGGTGCCAGCACCGCCTACACGACTCATCACCAATTCACTGCGGCGGGGTTTACGTTGCGGCAAACGAGTAACCTTCACCTTCCCTTGAATCTCAGCGATGAGAAGGTCAGTGGAGGATGCAGCAGCAAGTGTCGAAATGTCGGTCATCAGTGAGTGTCGTTTAGGAATGAATGAGAGTATAAAGGAACCCGATCAATCTAGGCATCCCTTATCGTCTAGAATGCCCCAACAAATGTCCACTCCGTTGACAGCAGGATAGATTCCAAAGTAACAGCGCCCCACAGAAATGGCGAAGAATTCGTCACCTGTGCGTGCGGTGCGATCTAGCGCAACGTAGAAAATGTTGCTGAGAGAGATAGGAGTTGAAATCATCTTAAGTGTCAACGAATGGGAGATGTATGGGAAAGAGTTAACCTTGCTTCCCAACGTAGTCTGTATGCAACCCTGCAAGTTCAGCAGTAGGGTAACCATCGATTTTCCAACCACGGGTATGGGAATTCGCTTGAGATTTGCCCTTTGAAACATTAGTCCCCACCCAGATAGTTTGGCGGGTTTTGATGTCAGTTGCTTGCGACCAGAGTGCCATAGGAATTCAGGTAAAAGTTACAGAGAAATCAGAATGCAATCTGCTCAAGAGTAGGAGACGAAATTGCCGCATAATGTGCAGCGCAATCGTTAATGTTCTCTTCTACGATTGCATCAACCAAAGTGTCAAGGATTTCAAGGATTTGAGTTCCGTTAGCACCTTGGCGAAGCATACCGATAGAGGTCGAACGATCGAACATTTGAGAAAGAAAGAAACAACGTTTTGGGGATTTGCCCTGCTGAGAGAATCGAACTCTCACACCGTTAAGTGTCACCAGAGCAGAGAAGAAAGGCAGAGTTGATGTAGGGAACTCTGCAACCCTTAGTGATCAGTTATCGGAGAAAATGTGGATGGGGCAATAGGTATCACCGTCATTGCAGGCAGTGAAATCATAGCGAAGATTGGTGTCCCAAGTTGCTTGCCAATCGACAACAACATAGGAAGGAACGTCACCGTAAACTTCAACGGTATATTCTTCGGCAAAATCTGCCTCAGATTGATAATGTCCACGGTAGCGATCGTCGCAGTCCTGAATGTAGGAGATGCACCCCATTTCTTCGATCAAAGCGTCAACCGCTTCATAACCGATTGCTTCACCACAGCGCACATATTCTTCATAATAAGTCACGAAATCGGACTCATTTTGCTCATCAATGAACTCTAGCATTGCTGCCAGTTCATAGTTCTCATCCAGCAATTCGTCGATCTTGCTCACAGTGTTAGCGGCAAGCATTTCACGATAGTTTGCAGTCAGAGTCACGGTCATTTGAGTTAGTTAAGAGGTGAGCAGTGAGGCGGGGTTCGTTTCCCTCCCCCCGTTGAAACCAATATAGGATTTTTGGGGGGGCAGGTCAAGGGGTTTCAGGGCATTTGGGTCCAGTTCGGGAATTGGCACACGGGCGGCTGACTTAAGTATAAAGAAACGCCCAGAGATGCCTCTAGAAGGCGCTACAATGCCCCTGAAACATTCTCAGGGTGTCTTCACACGAATTCCATCAGAATGTAGTCTGTCGGCAACTCATACTCTTCTGCCATCTTGTTAACTTGAGTCCAGAATTCTTCGGACTCTTCATGATGCTTAATGAACAGGTCTAGAGTAGAGTCACTCATCCAAGATTTCTGATTCAGACTTGACATAGGGTCTCCTTTTGATGTATAATGTGCCTTGTCACCAATGATGACAATCAAGACTCTAAGTTAACTAGAAACAGAGAACTTAGAGTTGTTGAAGTTTGCCATACTGAACACTTCACGATTTACCAACTTAATTGACCCCAAGGCATTAGAAAAGACGTAACCTTCGGCATCAATTCGATCATAACCAATGTAAGCAGCAGGACCCAAGTTACGGCAGAGGAATAGAGCATCTTCTTTGATGGACTTAACGAGTTTCCAGAATTCAATCAGAAGGTGATCACAATCGAAGTCTTTTGCATCGATTTCCTGACCCTCACGAATGCACTTGTTGAGTTGCCTTGTGATCTTGATTGCTTCCTTAGGAGTTGCAAAATTCACAAGTTGTGCCATTTGCTTAGCGAAACCAATAACTTCCTTAAGGTCATGAAACTGGTTGGAATCACTGTGCTGAACGTAGCACTCTGGTTTCAGAAAGTAACACGTTTCAGTGGAAGAAAGGTTATCAACCAAAGGGTAACATACAGCGTCACGAAGGTCATTTTCTGCGAAGTATTCGGTATGGGGAGCAATAATGATTTGCTGATCGATTACCTCACCAAACTTGTAAGTGATCGTGTTGGGAGTAAACTCATCGCTATCGCCAAACCCAATAAAATCACCTTGGATGATAGAATCGGTGTGAGGAAGACAATCAAAGCAGCAATGCAGAATAACCGCAACCTCACCCGAATAGAACTGGTCAATTTCTTCATGAGAGTGTGCAATTCGGATTTTAACCTTGTTAAAAACTGCCTTAGTTCCTACGAAACGAAGACCATTGGCGGGGTTAATCCCCCAAACGATTGCAGGTGCTCCGTCAAGTTTGACGGAGAGGTGACCCTCATGGAGCAGACAATCAAGTGCTTTAAGGTCACCCGAGAGAACCGTATCTTCAGGGTGTTCGAGGTGGAGATTTTGCATTTGAGTGTCAGTGAGGTTCCCTTTGTTCGTTACTTCGTAACAATAGTCGATCACGGTGCCCTTTGGGGGGAATGGTGGGCACTCCCCCGATTGGCACAGGGGGTCGGCCGACCTGAGTATAAAGAACTCAGGGGCACGGTTAGTGTCAGCAAACCAACTCCATGTTCAGGTTATTCACACACTGAACACCGCAATAGTATGCATCCAACCAGTTAGAGAAAAATTCAACAGTTTCAGTAACAGAGTGGCGAGAATTCACCTCTTTACGATAAGAAACTGCGAACACATCCACAGTTCCGTTGTCAACGTACTTTGCAGAGTGAGTGATAGCAATGGCGCTATTCTCCTTGAAACGATACACTGAACGAGTGTTCAGGTGATGAGCAGTCAACTCACTGCCAAAGTGTTGCTCTGCCTTCCAACCTTGGGAGAAAAGTGACATTTGAGTTGCGTTGTTTTCCATGATCCTATAATTGCACAGATCGCCGCCAATTTCAACCGCTCTTGTGCCACTCTGCCAACTGGTTGCGGCGGCTGACCTGAGTATAAAGAAAGGGGAGTTAATCCTCCCCTGATGTAGAGTGTTGAGAGTTTATCACCAGCAGTAGAGTTGCCAACTGACTCACTAGGAGTGGTGATCGGGTGTCCTGTGCCCCTCTCAACTTCTATACAATACACGATTTAGGTGCCCTGTGTTGAAATAGTGGACACCTTGCCAACTGTTCGGGCATCCGACTCAGTTAGTGTTACTTTCCTCCAAAATGTGTGGGTAGTATTCATTAACTTCTTCAGTCAATTCATCATCCGAATACTTATCATAACCTTCCATCAGGTAGTCATAACAAAGGCAGGTCATTGTCTTAAGGTCCATGTCATCAATTATTTGCTGGACCATTTGATCTTGGAGGTCTTTGCGGTTCATTGTCATTTGAGAATGGTACGGTAGTCAATAGATTTGATGCACCAACCTGTAGCATCACTAATCCCATCAACTAAATCTTCTTCATTGTCTACCTCCAAGATTTGCCCAATGTATTCTTGAGCAAGTTTTTCTTCGGTGCAGATTCTATCACTCTCAGACCAGTAATCTTCAGGGTTTGCACCTTCATTAAAGATGTCTTCATCAAGACTACAATCGAACTCAATGTTGGTGATTTGAAATTGCATACTCAATTTTCGTTCGGGAATGTCAAAGATTTCACCAGGCATGTCTTGAATCTCTTGCCAAAGTTCATCAAACATTGTAGAATAGGAAAAGGGGTTTGAGTTAATTAACGAAGGGGATTTACCCCTTCATTTCAGTCAGCATCTCATCAAGTTCTTGAGTATTGATGAGTCCATCCATCCAACGTACACCATCAGGAGTCATCTGACCCCACAAAAGTTCAAGGCGGGGAATGCACGAATCATAGGAAGTTTCACCCAGACACTTACGATAGGTTTCATAATCGTTCTGGATCCATAATGAAACATTCCATGTTTCGTAGTTTGCCCAACCATTAAATCTAGTGGAAGTTGCAGTCATCGGTTCCGTTTGTCCGTTACTTTGTAACAATAGTCGGTCGAGGTGCCCTTTGGGGGGAATGGTGGGCACTCCCCCGATTGGCACTAAGGTCAGTCATTGGCGTCCCCAAAATTCATCATCAGCATACATTTGATGCCAACCATAGTTCAATTCTTCAAAGAATGCACAACGATCAATGTTGTCATTGTATTCACTGAACCTGAAGTAAAATACATTACGCCAGTGCCAGTAGGCATCACTGAACCATTCGGTCATTGGTTTCGTTTGAACTTCAGTCATTATAGGCACGGGGTAGGGCGGTTTCGGGGCAGGAGTGGACAGTCTGCCAACTGGCACACGGGCAGCCGACCTGGGTATAAAGAATGGGAGGATATTTCACCTCCCGTTGTTGTCTAGAACTCACGCATAGGCATACACAAATGCACCACCAATCTTGTTACGATAATCATTCAGAGTTGCCAGGATTTGATTGCGGCGGGTATAAAGAACCACGCAACCTTCCCAGAACAGAATGCTCACGAAGATCACGGCAGCAATGAACTTAATGGTCCATTCTTTCACCGTAGCATGTAGATGGTGGCGGTAGAATGTGCCCACAATGTAACCAGCATTGTATACCTTTTCAATACCCGTAGCAAGGGCATTCAGGCACCACAGGAGTGCAGAAATGGTGAAGATTTCAGATGCAAACATGTAAACTTTGGTTCCGTAAGTAGCAACAGTTTCGATTGCCTCAATGGCAGGAGCGATAGAAGAAATGTTCATTGTTCGAGTGTAGAGAAAGGAACGAATTTGATTGTGGGAGAATGCGTTTCTCAACCACGAATCCAACCTAGAACATTTTGGGGGGATCCACAAGGGGGGTTTGTGCCACCTTGTGGACTGGCACAAGAAAAATATTAATTAGATGCGTTTTCTGCAAAGTCCTGTATACCTTGCACGGCACGATTGCCAATTGCTGCAATACCATTGAACCCAACGGTTGCAATCACAATTCCAGTTACGATTCCGAAAAGAAATTTACCCATTGGTTTTAAACGAAAGGTACAAAAAAAGGGGGAAGGATTAATCCCCCTTAGGTGTCACGAACCGAAGAATTCTTCAAACTCATCAGCAACACGATCGATGATAAAATCGGTGGCATCAATGTTAAACACGTCACAAACCCAATCGACGCAATCATTCAGATCGGTGTGATAGTTGCACATAAATTCACGAAGTGCAGGTGCAATTTCAAGATCGAACTGATGAACTTCGGAGGCAGTAGGCATTGGTGAATTCCTGAACATTTAACTACAATACACGATTTTGGGCGCTGTGCTCTTTTATTGTGCCACTAATACTTTTGGCACAAGGTATAATTTAGTCCCGAGAGAGTTCTCTATACACTCGGGCAACTTCCTCCCAATGCTCATCACGAAGTTCGCCACATTGAGATTCCATAAAGTCATAAACCATACACCAATCTGCCTGAGTTTGTATAACGAACTGGGGCAAAGATTTCAGAGCAGAATAGAACAAAAAAGATGCCTTTTTCGAGGATGTGTATACACTACCACGCCGAAGGCATCTTTGGGGATTATAGTGTGCACTTTAGATATTGGCACAAGGTGTCACGAATTCAGGCAACATCTGGGTAATCGTGTGTATCTACCAGAGAATTATCAGGAAGATTATTAGTTCGAGAGGTGATACGGTTTCGTTTAGAAATCCTCCAACCATTAAGGTCACTATCTACAATCACACCATCGAGTTGCCTACGCTCAGATTCTGTGTGATAATGGCGTTCTTGATTCATTTTAGAAATCTCCTCAAATCTTAAGGAATAATGAAATTATAATGGATTTTGATCCATTTTGCAAGTCACTTAATGAAACTTACCATCTATCAGGGGTTGACAAATCCTCCACATATGCCTTAACCTTTTCAGCAGGTTCAAGATCTAGAACCTTTCCCCATTGAATCTGATGTGGGTTCATATCTTGGAAAACATCAAGTTCTAGAGTAATGCGATACTTTACCTTAGAACTTGTTGAGTGGATGCTGGGCATTGGGTCTAGTGCTCCTTAACTTTGTTAAGTATACTGGATGGGCATCAGGAAGTCAATGTCTAGAAACCACTTCTAGAACTGGCACATATCTGTGTGGGTCTCTTATTTGTATATATTATGTTATGTGTAATTGTGTGCATATCTCGTGTTCATATGCACATATCTCGCACAAGCACACACACAATCTCGTAAGCATTACATAAGGTGCTTATATTGTATATGTGTTATTGTATAAGGCACACAGGATCTCGTAGCATGTTATATCTCGTATGTGCTCTTATATGTGTATATTGTATATTGTTATTATGTGTATATCTCGCACACAATCTCGTAGTGCACATCTCGTACATGATCTCGTAGTGCCTTAGAGTATAACGAAGTCCCCCTGTGAATTTTTATTTCGCGCCCCCTTGACTTTTTCGTGCCCTCGTGTTAGAATGCGGTCTAAAATCACAAGAATCTGAAGGTTTCTGAAGGATTTCTAAGGGTATTAGAAGGGATTATCTGAAGGTTTCTGAAGGATTTCTAAGGGTATTAGAAGGGATTATCTGAAGGTTTCTAAAGGGATTATCTGAAGGTTTCTGAAGGTTTCTAAAGGGATTATCTGAAGGTTTCTAAAGGGATTATCTGAAGGTTTCTGAAGGATTTCTAAGGGTATTAGAAGGGATTATCTGAAGGTTTCCTAAGGGTATTAGAAGGGATTAAGAAGGATTAATAAGGTATTAAAAAGATATTAAGAACCATATAAAAGACAAGAAGTTATTTATACGATCCGGAGAATAAGTATACCAGAATACACCCAAGTATTAGTATCCTATCAGTATATTAAATAGAGTATCAGTATAGTAGAATTACCCTATCAGTCTATGCAAGGATTAATATACTCTATCTACTCTAGAGACACAGATAAGCACTACATTGGATCAACTACCAAACCATTGAATAAGGAATGGAAGGAACATTTAGATAAAGCAAACAGAATGTCTTCTAAACACTTATATAAAGCAATAAGGAAATATGGTGCTGGTAGTTTTACTTTAAAGGTCTTAGAAGAATGTCATGAATCCTTATTGAATGAGAAACTATCTTATTGGATAGAACAGTATGATGCTTACAATAAAGGATATAACATTAAACCTAAGGATATACCTTCTCCTATCATTGATCCTTCTCCTATTATATCAGAACCTATAGTTGAAGTCAAACCTAAGAAAAAGAAATCACCTTTTGGTAATAGAACATATAAGCATTGTGGAATACATCATAAAAGAGCAATTAAGACAATAAACGTCGATACACTTGAAGAGAATGTGTATGAGAGTTTAGTTGAATGTGCAGAAGCATTAGGTGTGATTCCTTCTAACCTTTCACGTTCAATGAATAATGGATGGAAAGTTAAAGGTCACCGTATCATTAAATTAGATGATCGTCCTATATCAAAACAAATATATGGATTAGATAAGCGCACCAATAGGATACGATTTACATTTAACAGTATCAGGGAAGCTTGTGAAACATTAGAAGGTTGTCAGAGTGGATGTCACAAATCATTGAAGCATCCACATAAGTACAGTTGGTGTGGGTGTTATTGGTTTTATGTGCATCCAATCAGTGCACCACCAACAGCAGCACCTACGGGAACTGACCATACATAAGCATCTGGTTTTGAGACTCCAGCAGCAATACCACCACCTAACAATCCACCTAGAACTGTAGGAGTTGTGCGACAGGAAGAATGTTCATACCTTTCTTGACGATGTTCATTCCTTCTTTCATCAGTATAGCGATTCTTCCAACAAGGTGCTTCGTCGCGGAAGATTTGTACATACCCTTTTTGATACCTACCGTGAGCATCATACCTTCCAGGAATATACTCCTCTCTCACCTGAAACCTTTGACAGTATTCAGTTCGATGAGTATATGCAGAGCGGCGGTGTTCGGCAAGTGCAGCAGTAGGCATAAGAGTGGCAGCAGCAAATGCAAGTGCTAGAAATTTCATGACAGTGATTTAACGTAAACAGTTTCTAATTGACCAGTGTGATCAGATCTCTTCAGTTCTTCTGCAAGTTCAGTCGAAGAAAGAGAACTTTCAAACTCTATATATTCTTCTCTACCATCTACCCATCGAAATCCAACTCTATACCTCTTCATTTTGTTTTCGATTTAACTCTACATTGTGCCAATAGATCTCAAGTGCTTTGACACTTTCTGGTGTCTCTTCCCATTCCCAAATCTCACCTTTGGTGCTTTCATAAGTTCGAATTGCCATAATTTTGTTCTCCTTTTTTTAATTACAGTTTACCACCAACAATGCCATCATTCATCACATTGCTATTACTTCCATCCCATCCTTCTTGCCTTCCTTTAAGATAAAAGCGCGTTGCTTTTACACATTGCTCCTCACTTAAGGAACTAATCAATTTCTCACCATTCTTTGCTTCACTATGCCATAAACCAAATCGTGTCTTATACACCTGAAAGGCATCATCAATCCACTGTATCTCTTGGTTTTGTTTTGAACTTTTTGAATCGTTTTCCGCCATCTCTTTTGTATTGTTGGATGTATTTGGTTCGGTAGTCGTCATAAGGGAAGTAAGCAAAGTGTTCTAAAGTTTTCTTTCCGAATTGTGTTGTCCAACTTAATCCATAAGGAAATGTTTTGTGAAATGGTTTAACAACAATTAAATCATCCTTCTTTAAAGATTTTGATTTTTTCATACTTATCAGGAACAACTACAATATTTACATCCTGAGAACGATGCTCTCCATAATAAACTGTCACAGTGCAATAATACTCTGAAACAAAATTAATGAATCCAACCTGATTCTCATAGAGAACCATCATTCCCTGTTCAAATATCACTCATATCCTCCAGAAATACCCACTCACTTGGTTCCTCACCATCAACTACAAACTCCTGATACAATGCATCAGAATCATCAATTCGATCGGCAGTGACAAGTTCACACATTCGCTCACTCCAATATGCCTCCAGATTGATAATTTGCTTTTCTTTCATTCGATCGTTGCTCAGTGAAAACATTGTTCTAAAATTGATAGTTTGAGTTGCATTGCAGAGTATGGAGTTGTATCCCCAAACTCTACCGAATCTCCGCACTTGGAGGAGTTAATAGGGGCGTGATAGGATTCGGTTTTGGTGTTGAAGAATCCCCAAATACTTCGCGCACTAGCACCATCGTTGTAAACAAATTTATAATGATTGCGAATCCAAATAGCAATGATGTTGCGTTTAAATTCTTCAACTTCATAACTGTAACCCTCTGGTGCTGTGTGTTGAAATGATTCAGGTAAGGAAAGAATCAACGATTCCGATTTCTTCGTCTTCTTCATTACTTAACATTAAACGAGTTGCTTTGTAAACATTTTCCTGAATCCGATCATCATAAGAACTCTCACATTCATCACGCCAATCAATCAAAACATCATGGCACTGATTGTCATTCTCAGCAACAACTGCAATCAATCCTCCATACTCAGAACTTGGAAAAGGAACCCAGTAATTAACAAGATACAAATACTTCATTGATCAAGAAACCATAATTTTTTCAAAGAGTTCATCAAATACATCTTGATCATACCTTGCGTACATACCACTGTCCCGTAGATCAATCATAATTTGTTGAAGAAGTACAAGTTCCTCATATGCAAGGTTGTCGATAATCAATTGTTGTTGCATCAGCATTGATTGTTTTGGTGATTTACATTACAATTATACCATAAAGTGAGAGGAAATCAATACCTCCCACTTTTATATCATATCAGCACATCACAGGAGAATAATCATCACCAGTGTAAGAATGGAGATTGAAGTCAGTCACCGTAGCACCATTAGCAATCAGATTGCTGATGGAATACAGAGCATCGCTCTTGACAACGGTAGAGAAAGAGATCATCTCACTCTCAGCACCAGGATGCCAGATCACACGCTTCACAAACCGCTTTGCAGCAGGAGTGCAAGGGTAGAAGTCGATTTGATTGGCAAAGGTTTGGAGTTGCATCGGGTGTTCTCTTGATTACCTTGTTATTATAGGGTGAAATGGGTGCCGTGGAAGCAGCAGTGTGCCACTTCCTCAACTGTCCATCATCAGGCACCAATAACAGAAACGTCGACCTCTTTGATGTTCAATCCACACAACTGATTGTAGACTCGCTCTTGAATCTTGGCACAAGTATTACCCTTTGCGTTGAGTTTGACACGCTCATACCAAATAGTCGTGCATCCATCATTAGTGGAAACTTGAATTCGGATGTCCTTCAAAGCGTGCTTCTCTTGATTACCTTGTAATCATACAGGCAACCGTGCTTCACTGGGGGATCTCTGTGCCAGTTTGGAAGGTGGTACACTCAACTCCTCCATAATAATTTGTTTTGGTAGAAAGTTCCAGCAATAGTAACTACTACTGAAGGTAATCTTATCATTTGGACGACCATCAGGACTATGAAACTTCATCCGCTTGTCAAACATCAACAGTTGTAAATCCTTATCCTTAAACAATTGCTTTGGAGCACTATCATTCAACCAAGTGTTAGTCATAATCAATGCAAATGGTTTGTTAAATGATAATGCTCTCTCAAAGAACTTACGTTTGTTTGTGAATGGTGGATTGGATACAATCACATCCCAGTGACCCTCTGGTTCATAAGTGAGGAAGTCTTGATTATACTTAATGTGAGTAAAAACTACCTCATTCTGTTCCTTAATCTGCTTTACAAACTCACTATCAATCGTGTCAAATGGACACCAGACAACTGCATCTTTAGGAATATATTTGAGGATAGGAGTTACACCATAATTTGGAGTGTAACACTCATCGTTGTTACCCTCAGAGTACATCAGTTCTTTAGAATCCATATTCAACCCAGAATACATTTACCAACTGCATAGATCTCTTTCTTAGAAATAGTGATACCGATACGGGGATCTTTAGCATTACCGTTCTTTTTCTTCGGATACTGTTTCTTAGCCTTGGGAAGGAGAATGGCAAGAACGTCGTTACAATCTAACTTCCACACTTCCGCAATTTTACCACCATCATAACGAGCATAATAGTGATTCTTATACTTACCAATCTTATCCTCAATCAGATACCGTTCTTGTTCTTCCCAAGTGTCTTGAACGCTAATGCCATTATACGTTGCATTGATAGAATTTGCAATAGTGGACTTATACTCTGCACCACCATCTTCATCAAAAGCATCAGCACCACTATAATCTTCAGCGATAGAATGACCTAACACTCCCGCCATATGTATTTCACGAGAGCGAGCATAACTGAAAGGATCACCCCAACCTTGTTCTTCACAAAGTTTATACATCTCTTCATAGAGTGCTTGGTAGCGTTCTTCAGGAGTCATCAGTGCCTTGCGTATCCACTTATTATAGGGCACTCTGTGCCCCTACAAGGGCACTCTAGTCCAGTTTCCAAATCGTCCCACTAGAAAGCATAATTAATCCATTCTGGATCATTTGTGTCAAGAATAGAAAGCATCACACCATTATAATGAGATTTTGGTTCTTTCATCAGTTTCATACCAGTTTGCTCAAGAAGTTTGTTTCCTTTCTTGACATTACAGGATGAGCAAGCAACTACCATATTCTCCCAAGTATCTCCACCACCTTTAGAACGTGGAACAACATGATCTATAGTTAGTTTCTTTGTTGCTCCACAATATTGACACTTATTTCTATCCCGTTTGTATATCATACTGCGGGATGGTTTTGTAATACTAAAAGAATTATATGGTATCTTAATGTTCTCAACCAATCGAATTACCTTGGAAGAAAGAACCTGTGCCTTTTCCTTCAGTATGAGAACAACTGCTCTCTTCCAAGATGTAAAGTTGATTGGCATATAACCAGAACTTAAGACTAATATCGTCTTATATGGTTGTATCTTGAGATGGTTCATTGCTGCTGAAGTTGTTGGGTTTGAGTTGTTTCAGTGTTGATGCTTTCCTTAAAGTTGTTACCTTGAACAAAACCAAATCCACCAAGAGCAAGAGTCGATGCAAGAATAATTGCAATTGCTTTACCATTCTCATCTTCTACTGCATCAGATAATCCAGTACCACATAGTTTCTTAGAGACCCAATATCCAAGTGCTCCACCTGCTGCCATAAAAACCCAAGGAGCAAGAAATACAACAAGAAATAGAATTGCTGCCCCTCCTAGCAATATACCGCTTCCCTCCATTGACCCTCCACCAGAAGAATCTGAAGAGTTGCTTACTTGCCTCACATTGTAGATGTCATTTTCATCAGCATTGTAAATTTCTGCCATCATTCTTTTTGCACCATAAGCGGTGTTAGAACTAACAGTAACTGTCTGACGACCAACATCGGAACCCATCCAAACATCACCAGAATACTGAGCCATTGATCTAAATTTGAATTGTTTTTATTATACAGCAGGTCTGTCGATTTGATCAAGTGGGTGTGACAGTTTATTTTGTGGACCACTGTAAGGAGTTTCAATGTAACTCCAACTCTTTACTAGAAGTTCTGTAAATCGTTCCTGTTTTTCTGGAACTACTGATGCGGGTCTAAGTGTAATTGCTACTTTGAGATCCTTAAGTTCCTGCCATTCCTCTTTAGTCATAATCCAACTGCAATTATGAGCATATTCTAACATATGTAGAAGAATGGTCTCATTTTTTTAATATTGTCTTTAAGTTTGGGAAAATATTCTTTACAATTACTCAGAATCAGTAAAGAAATCTCCCCAGATACCTTTACTACCAGGCTTTCTTGATTCCAACTTATCCAAAAGAGAGTCCGTTGAAATTAAAGAATCAATTTTATGAATCATTTCCGCAATCACACTTGTTACCATTGGACGCTCACCTCTAGCAGCAAATGCCAGAGCATTTCTTAGATTAGATTCTGCATCTTTAAGTGATTCTTCTACTTGTTTTGCCAGTGCCATATCTTTCTCCTAATTAAAATTAAAGGTGCTTGTTTTCCCAAAAATCATCCCAATCTTTTTGATCTACATTTTCGGAAAGTATAGACTTTGGTGCCATATCCAGTTTAGCACGTTTATTATAGTATTCTGCTTCACGCAGGTTATACTCACGACATTGTTGCTTCTCCTGATCTGATGCTGCTTTGTTGCACATTGAGTTCAGTTCTTCTTCAGTGTAGTTTGTATTAGTATTGAACTGAATGATACTCCTATCAGGATAACTAAAATTTCCTGTTATATGCTGAGAATGACCAGTAAACAGTTGCATCATTGCTGATACTTTTTCCAGTTTCTTTTTATGATAGTCTTGCCAAGTCTTAAGTTCATCAATCAAATCATTATAAAATGTTAAAGGGGAATAGTTATCATCATCAAGATATTCTGCGATTGTGTCACCTATGTTGTCTTTCATTCGAATACGATGAAGATCGACATCACCACTACTAATTTCCTTTGTCATTAAGTTTATCCTCCAGTTCTTCAATTCTAACATAAAGGTCTTCAATTAGTGAAGTCAACTTATAGAAGTTTACTTTACCAAACTCATAGTATCCATTGTCTGCTGTAATTTCACTGAAGATTTCTCTCCATTTATGTGTTCTTTCAGTCATCACAAGTGTCCGTAGTTTTGTTGATAATATAGAAATCTTTGCATTGATGGTCTAATACCTAGACTCTCACAACATCTCAAATAAGAGATGAATTCATACCAAGGTGCTGTAGGGTCAGTGTCCGCCATATCTACACCTCATTGTGTGAAGATAATTAAGAACTTCTTCCCTAATCTCCATCAGTTCATTGTAGCACTTTTGATTGTGTGCACATTGGCGAAGTGTTGAATCTGGTTTGTGAACAGATTCAATAAAGATGTCAAGTCCCCTCAACATCTTATCTTCTTTAGATTCACCGTCAGGAATGCTGTTCTGGTCTTTCATTGGTTAATCCCACCAATACTGTAAGTTATTTAAGCAAGAATAAAATGCCGAAAATGGTTCACAATGCCCATAAACAATTCTATCCTTAAGATTATCAATATAAGTTATGATACCTCTAGTTACAGGGTTGTCCTGAAGATAGTCTCTAAATTGAAATGTATCAAACTTTTCATTGTAAACAAAATGGGGAAATTGGTGCTCCCATCCCCTAAAGAATATATCATCTCTTTTTAGACCTTCTTCGTTGTAAGATACCCATTCTCCAGTATCTTCATCCCTCCGAGTTTCTAATCCATCAAAATACTTTTCTGCAACATTCTTATCTTGAACGTAGATCTTCTCTACCCACTCTGAACATAATTCATGACACATCTTCTTAAATGTGCTATTTTGGGCAGTAAAAACAAGATTGTAATCAATGAAGGTCCAGTTAGAAGTTTGCTTCGTAGTTTCTTTGTACCTTGCAGAATGATGAAGGATTGTGAATTGAGTTTCTAAATCATATTTTTTCATCTTATTACACAATTTTTGGGTTTAATTTTCACAACCTCAACAATAAGTTCTTCTTTCATTTGGGAAGAAAAATCTTCGATATTTTTGATGTTGTTTACTATTTGATTTACATCTTTGCAAGAAAGAGTAAAAGACGTTGCTGATGCCAAGAGAATGCTAAACATAGTCAATAATCCTCCAACTTCAATTGATATTTATTTTTGAAGTGTCCAATGCTCATTACCTTTTTTCTGAACCCAGAAACAGTATTGCCGATTCAAAGAAACTAGAAAGAACTTATCAGCAGTTTCCTGTTCAATTTGGCAAGAATGGAAACTATCCATAATGTTACAAAAACGATTCTTTGCCTTTGAACTCTTCGGAGTTACGTTAATAAACTTCTTTTTGGTTGCAGTCATACCAGTTTTGAATCTCCTGTAAGTTTAGGTGATTTTGAGTGAATTGTGGGATGTTGTGTGCCAGTTAGTCGATTGGCAACTTTGCTACACTCTTTCCCTTACGATGCTTTTCAATAAAGTTCCTTGCAGATTTTTCATTGCGGCAGAGTTTAATTTGCTGCCCCTTATGTATAATCATAAGTTGGGTGCTGTCTACACCAAAGGGTACAGCAGCATAGACATTCGGATCCTCCCATTTGCCAACGATAAATCCTTTTTCCATAAAATCCTCCTTTTTATTGCGGTCCAGGTGCCATAGGGCGTTTCAGGTGAAATTACAAGTTTTTTGGGTTTTTGCTCTAGTGGTGGACTGGGTTCTCAGTGGGACTCAGGCAAGACACCGAAGAGATGGGTCAGTTCTTCAGAATACTATTACCCTTTTTCCTGTTGCAGTGGTTACATGCAATAGCGATGTTTTCAACGTCAAATGCAAGGTGAGGTGCTTCAACGTATGGAATAATGTGATCCAGACAAAAGTGAGTTTCCTTTGTTCTTGGACCTTTCCAACCGCAGTAAGAACATTTTACGACATAACCATCACAGCAAACTGCAGGAGCAATGATTTCATTCCAATACCAATACCTAAATTGTGCCCACTGTTCTGTTTGGCAAAGATACCAAGAATTTGGAAGAGTTGTCACGCCATCCCACTGCGCTAACATTGATCTCATAAATTATACTTTGATAAAAATCCTTCTTTTTATTGCGGTGCAGGTGCCATAGGGCGTTTCAGGCGAAATTTCAAGTTTTTTGGGTTTTTGCTCTAGTGGTGGCCTGGGTTCTCAGTGGGACTCAGGCAAGACCCTTGAGGGGTCCTGCCCGAAGCGGATCAGCGGCGCACCACAGAATCCAGCATCTCACCGCGTTCAAACACAGCGTCAACAACGTTCTGCAATGCTCGCTCGGTAGAGACACCAACCTGAGAGTAAACAGGAACAACACAGAGACCAAACTTCTTGGTATCGCTACCCAAACGCAGCACACGTCCGATCGTCTGAGTCATCTCAATCACATCCATATTGCGAAGGAAAACAACAGTCTCCAGTTCACTCACGTTGATACCCTCAGAGAGAATAGAACGGTGAAGAACAACAAAGTGTTTGTTGGGATCCTTACCCCAAGCGTTGAGAGTGTTGAAGAACTCTTCACGGTTCACTTTCTTGCCATCAATCACAGCACCAGTTTTGCTGGTGATGTAGAGGTAAGAGTAACCACGTTGATGCAATTCAGAAGCAAAATCAGTGAATCCCATCAGATTAATGAGTTGCTTGCTTGTCTTAACACAAACAAGAATCTTCTTGGTCTGAGTGTCATCAATGGTTTCCAGCACGTTAGCACAATCAATGTTAGGATTGATCTGCTTTGCCTTATGCATATCAAACTTCTTTGCCTGAATCTTAGGAGGAATGATGTAACCACCCTCTACCAGTTCAGGAGCAGAAACACGGCAAATAATGTCACCATAAACCTCAACATCGTTCATACCAGGTTTGTTGATAGTGACAGAAGTCTTGCGGGTTGCAGTAAAGAAGTAGCAACGTTCTGCATCGCCAGAGAAGAACTCTGTAGGAGCAAAGAAGTTACGTTTTACAGAATTGTGTGCTTCATCAAAGTAAATGGTGTTCACTTCGATGTCTGCTTGACGCAAACGATCAAGAGAATTGTAGGTGGTGAAGATAATGCAAGCATCGCCAGCAGTGCGAGCAACGTTAGCAAACATATGAATTTGCTTGGGGTTGGTGCTGCTGAAGTGAGAAGTTTCACCACTGTGAGCGTGCATTACGTGCACATTCTTGGTGTCGATAACCTCAAGAAATTCGCTACAGAGTTGCTCTGCAAGCAAAATACGAGGGCAAACAACAACAATGGTGGTGGCACCAATGTTGTCAATCTGTGCCTTAGCATCAGTAATCATGGTGAGAGTCTTGCCTGCACCAGTAGGCATAATCAACTGCCCCTTCATATGGGCAACCATTGCATCAACACCGCGTTGCTGGTGGGGGCGAAGGGTCAGGGTCATCAACGAATCAATTTCAATACATACATAATAACCCCCCTGACCGCGAAAGTCAAGGGGGTTGTGTAGGTTATTCAACTGTCACACTACATTCTCACCACTCGGGTTGATGAGAACGATGGTTCATAAGGTAAGTTAGACAATCATCCGCTTTCTTAAGTTCCTTTTCTTTCTGATACCTGTCAGAATGATACACACTCAAACGGTCAACTTCTTTGAGAAGATTGAGTCGAAAGAAAGTGAACTCATCATCAGCAAAAAGTGTGCGGGGGTCTTGTCTTTTCATTGTTAAGTGATAAATTGGGAGTTGCAATAAACCGAACTTTAATCAGACAGCAAGTGCGCCGCTGGGAATCTCAACAACCTCAGGCAGCGGTTTTCTATCATCAAACTGGTGCATATCATAACATACCCATTCACCATTGCGGAAGACATATGCAAACTCTTCGCTTTTATCGGGCAGCAAATACTCTGCAAGGTTAGCATCAAGGCGTGGAGGAGTATCTGATGCCCGTTGAGAATAATACTCAGGAGCATATTGACCCTCAGGAAGTTTACCCTCCCAAGTGCGATTAGACCAGCAAGAACTCATATCACCACCATCAATCAGTTCGGATACTTTATCCTTAGTGTTGTAGTGTGTGGTGAGAATACGACCCAACCACTGAGGATAACCATCATAGTGGTGATAAGCAGAAAGAATAGAACCGTCTTTGAGTTCGATACCAATGCGAGAACGGGTTGCCATCAGTGGTTTTCTTGAGTACCTTGTTATTATAGGGCAGAGATGGGGCGGTTTCGGGGCAGGAGTGGACAGTTCTCCGATTGGCACACTAATATTTCAATCCAGCAAAATATAAATCCTGAGGAACAACATTTCTAGATTCAAACTGATAATACTGAAAATGTTTATTGAAATTGATTATATTCATAAAATCCATCTGCCCAAGATTTTTATAATAATCCCAATTTAGACCAACAGTTAAAGGTGAAGCTTCTGGACTACTCCGTGTGGTTCCATGTTCCTCCCTACCATAAGTTGCACAAGTAAAAAATACCAGTCCACCATCTTTACACATACGAATCATATTTTGAAATGTTTCCAACCAATAAGGATTATGCTCAAAACATTCGGCAGAAAGAACAACATCATAAGTTTTATCTGGAGCATTATAATTTTGCCCAGGACAAACTATATCAACTCCAGGACCTCCTCCTACATCAATTCCAGTATAATCACAGTTCTCAAAGAAGTATCGAGCACTTCCATTAATGTCCAAACTTCCTATCTCTAAGACTTTTTTGTTTTTAAAGTGATCTGGATACTGATTTTTTACCTTTGCAATAAAGTTAAACTGTTCTTGGTGTGCCATTTATTACGGAAACATTGGATAATTGTCTGGTGGTTTAGGTGGACCAGAGCGATCAAATTTGTTTAATTGATACCCTTCCCTCAATGCTTGATTGATAATGTTGTCATAAGAATGAGAGCGCAAAGGAATATTCCTATGCAGAAGAAAGTCTTCACAATCTTCTGCCAGGAGTTCCTTTTGCTCGTGAGTAAGTGTTTCTAAATCAAGCATCATTCATAATCAAAAGTGACATTTTCTTCTGGAAAATCAGATTCAATTTTCTCAATCATTTCTTCCAAATCATATTCTTCAAATTCGATCATTGCAAGCAGTTTACGGTCAAGCATAACTTCTTCAGTGGTAGACATCAATTCGAAAACAGACATTTTGATTGGGGGAATGAAGTTTCTTACTAATAATTTAGCATAGAAACAAAATTAAATCAAGTGAGATTTTTGTCGTTCAATTTCACACTTAATTGGAATCAACTTTGAATACAAATAGTTTTCATATTCATTATCTTTGAGCAATTCAACCAGATTATCAATTTGAATTTCTGCTAGTACGAGTTTTGTGAGTTCGTTCATTGTAATCCTTCAAGAATTGCTTTTCAATGTTGTCCAGATGATTAAACTTTTCGGAGAATAAAGCAAAGAATGCCCATCCAACTCCAGCACTAATGATTAGAAAGTAAATCAACATTCATCCATAGGAAGATGATCCGATTTTTCTTCAGTTTTCTTTTGAGTTACACGAATGTTATAAGGAGAATTGAAAAAGCGACGGAAAGCAACCACAACAATGAGTAGCGCCGAAGTAACTCCAACAAGACCAAGGAAGGTGGTAGCATCACCAGTAAAAGTGTAGGTGTCAGGTGTCATTTTGCGTAGATACAATTGGGGTTTGCAGGTTGCTTAGCACAGATTTTATCATATGCTTCTAACATTTTAGCATCTCTTTGTGCCAGAAATACATTGTACATCAGAATGCCAATGAGCGCAAGAAAAATGTAGGATGTTTTCATTTTAGTTCAATACGATCAAAGAGAAGCATACCAATTTCAAATGCCAAATCCTCATCCATCTCACCCATCAGAGAGTAAATAGCATCAGGAATCAAATCCTGCATGAGTTCAGCATACTTTTCATTCATATAGATATGCTCAATCACATCTTTCTTAACAGCATCAGCAATTTTGGAAACGGTTTTGTTAGAAAGCATTGCTTTTCTCAGGTACTTTGTAAGTATAGGGCATGGGAGCGCCCTGTGGATGCTCCGTGTGCCAGTTGTTTGAGTGTCACAGTTATTTGTACTTTGGAGGGCGAAGTTTAAGAGTATCAAGATCAATAACCATGACAGGATCTTTCTTATTAATATAATCTAACCACTCTTTGATCGCTTTCTCTGTCAATTCACTCTTTTGTTTTGGATAATTTATGGGTGGATAAAACCACCCACGTTTTGTTATGTCATACTGGAAGTCTTCCATATAAACTACTTTCAAATATCTTTTTAGCATCTGGATTGATATCAAACAATTGATATTGCCTATTAAGTTTTATTGCTGCTCTACCTGTTGTTCCACTACCAGCAAAAGGATCACAAACCATATCACCTTCATTGGAAAACATACTTATCACTCGTTCCAACAACTTTACCGGTTTTTGTGTAGCATATGAAAGTTTCTCTCCATTTTGTATTTGTGAAATATCATCCCATATATCTTTGACCTGTATTCCTTTCATCTCATGATAATATCTCTTGATTCTGGGAATGCCTTGTTTGTTATATACTAACCTATTATCCTTATCCAACTCTTCCATCTTCTCTCTTGACACATACCATTGTTGGTTATTTCCTTTCCACTCATATCTCAGGTTCGGTCTAGGAACTACCTCAGGTTGAGAATTCTTCAAAGCGCTGGTAGAATAATATCCTCTTTCATCTTTGTTACTATTCCTCACATCATCTTCATTGTATTCCTTATACTCTGGATTAAAGGTGTGTGATGCTGTTTTACTATAAACAACAATAGTGTCGTGATTTCTTTGTAACTTTTTTTCTGTGTTGTGATTACCACCAGACTTCCACACTATCTCATTCACAAACCTATTCTCACCAAATACACTATCACACACTATTCGAATGTGGTGAGATATACGTGGTTCTACATGAATAACAATTAAACCCTTATTTGTTAGTTTATCATGTACCGCTTTGACAACAGGCAATATAAGTTCATCTCTATATTCATTAGAGGAACTAAACCTGTCATCAAAGTTGTAAAAGTCTCTACCAGTGTTGTATGGAGGATCCATATAACATAAATCTATTTTGTTCATAGTCATAATACCATCAACTGCTGGTAGAATAGTGTATTTCATAAGGTAGTATTATATCTTTGTTATTATATCACAAATTGTTCAACATGCCAATAACCTCCACAGATTTACCCTCATACTTTTTCTTCACTTTTGCCGGTACAGTACCCACACAATATCCAGGCATATCATCACATTCCAGTTCTTCTGCTGGAATAGCAATGTAGTTCCATTCTTTGTAGTTTTCATATTGACCGTTAGGAATTACAAACAATACAACATCAAAACTATCAACAGAGTACCTTACCTGCCCATTTTTAGATCCACCTGTAGAATTTTTACCGGTAGTTCTGCGAGTTTGTTCCATATGCAGTGTTTTGCCTCCCCTGAACTTCACCTGAATTCTCAAACCACTATCCTTCACCAACAAATCATACTTTGATTGTTGTCCATCCTCATCATCGGGAGCAGATATAACATTCAAACCACATTGTTGTTTCAACCATTCGGGAGCAATAACTTTTTCAGTTGTATATGCAAGAAACTTTCCAATTTCTCTTGTATCATTCTCCACAATAAGTTTTTCAAATCCAATTGCAACTGCTTCTGAAAGTTTCATAATGTTTGGTGGTTACACCTAAGGAGCACTCAAAAGGAGAGAAAAGTGCCAGGAAGGCGAAACCAACACCGGCACTTATGATGAGAAAGTATATCATCGCAGATAAAGATAACCACCTGCCCAATCACACTTCTCAAGCATTTCCTCACGCTCAGTGATAATTAACAAATTGTAACGAACACCTTTGGCAGGTGCTTTGATGCTGGCAGGTTTATACACTTCACCAGTCTTCTTATCTACAAAAGCATGAATAGAACGAGAACCATTGGCACTCATCATAATTTTGTGATACTTACGTCCACTCTCAACAGTGAACTCATAACCACAGTTACCATTCTTCAGGTCTTCAATACATGCCTGATGATAGTCATACTTTACAATGTCAACATTTTGAATGTTGCCATACTCTTTAACATAACGCTGATGAGACTTGATGCTGTAATCAATGTAGTTCTGGCGCAGAGCATCACACAGCATCAGACAATACTTGGTAACATTCAACTGAATAGTGTTACGAGCATTTTGCTGGGCAACGTAGTCAGTGAAGGTGGTGGTCATCGGTTTGTTTCGTATGAAAGTATTATAGAGGCATATGGGGGAATTTCAGCGTCCCCCTGTGCCACTTATTCAACTGTATCGAGTAGTAGTAGCAACAGACATAATTAAAGACTCTTGATAAGAGAGAGAATGGAAGTGGACTTCATTTTACGATCCATTTTATCAGCGCGACGTTTTATATCACGTTTAGAAGGGGCAACAACAGGTCGATTTTGTTTGTATTCGAGATTGTGTTCTTTTAGTCCACGAATCATCAGTGCTTTTCTTGATTACCTTGTAATAATACGGGAAAACAGGCACCTATGGGAAAAGGGTGTGCCAGATTTTGGATTGGCACACCCCTTACTTTTTATTTAATACGATATGTGCCTTTTTTGTTTTTGTCTCTTTCTAGCATATTCTTCCTCTCAAGAACTTGGATTTCTCGGAGAATCGTACCACGAAAACTTTCCTCACTCCTAAATTTGGAGATTGTAGTCCGAATTGGTCGAATTACATTATATGCTTCAGAAGCACTAAAAAATTCAGAACCAAAATGTGCTTGAAGGATTGAGAAAGTCATTTGCCACATCTTCATATTGATAGATTGTGGAGTTTCTAGTTGGTCTTCGATATCTTGAAGTTTATCATAGTCATCTGCATCAGAAATCTGAGGAGGACGCTTACCGATAATCAGAAAATCGCAGAGATTAACATCACTATCATTGTAAATGGCATCGAGACTATCAAGAATGCCGTAAACTTCTTTAATACGCACATTAATAACGTTCAGAAGTTCATCACCATCGGAAACATTAGTGGTATTTACATAGAAATTAACCACTGTTTTAATTCCGTTGGCAGCATTGCTAAGGAAAACAGGAAGAAAGTCTCTCAACCAAACTTTCTGACTTGCTTCATAAAGTCGATTTACAACCTTAGTAGTTACAACAGCACTAGAATCAAGAATAACGATACCGTGCTTGTTAAAGACTTCAACGATACCACCAGGACCTGAGCGTTGAGTATAATTAGTCAAGAAAGATTCTTTGATTTCTTTCTTGAAAATTTGCTTTTTAAGATTGGTTCGGTTGATTGCAATCTCATTAACGGCAAACTTATCAACCCACTCGTCGACCATTTCCTGAGTTACAGTGATACCCTTTTCTTGTTGGCGGCGAACCCATTCAGTTCCACGACTCTTATAATCATCGTAGTTAGATTCAGTTCCATCTGGTTGTGGTTGATGAAGAAGACCAACCTCATCAATTACATCACCATTATCATATCCCTCATTGACACCGTAGACATCAACAAGCATCCACTCATAATCGTTAGCAACATACCACATCCAACGGTGATTGCCATTTACCAACCAATCATAAAGTTGGTTGTTTTCATCATCATGAAGAATGATAGGGGGAAGTTTACCAATCTTATATCCCTTCTCCAAAGAACGAGCAACACGGTCAAATACCTTGCGATCGTTACCACGCTTTCGCCCAACATTCTTACGAAGTTTAATATCTTTGGTGTTGACGATGGTAGTGTAAAGATACTTACAAGATGCGTATTCAGGTCGAACATAACCTTCAACCTCACGCTTTAGGTGAAGCATTTCATCAGTATTCTTCGGGTGAGGAATACGATCTGCGGGGATAGAAACTTCTTTCCCAAAACCTTTATTTGACATAATTTTAATTTTTGCAATTTGCAATGTGGTGAGGAATCCCTCAACCACGAATACAATATAAGGTATTTTCTCTACTCTGTCAACCGTATCGTGTCAGTTCTTCAACTGTCACAAGAACAAACGTGCTTGACTAGGTTCATTATTTGCAGGTGGTGGAGTATAAGATTTTGGTTTTTCAATCTTTCCTAATTGAGTCTCTAGTTTTACCAATTGACCAAAAGAATAGTCATATGTGAGCGCATCATGGCAAACATAATGCGGATGATTAATAGGAACTCCAACTCTTTCGCAGAGTTCTTTATGATTATCTTCCATTAATTCAACAGCATATAACATATTGTTTAGAATATGCTCTTCAGAATGATAGTTTAGAAGTTCTTTTTTTAATGCGAGAATAAAGTTTCCAGAACCAGCAGAGTTGTCAAGAAATTTAGAGTTTGGATTCATTCTTTTTTCAAGAGAAATCATCTGAACCATTTCTTCACACATTTCCATTGGTGTGAATACTTCTTGAGTTTCTGCAATTCTTTCATCAGATCTTTCAATCTCAGAACCAGTTTTCTTATTATGTTTGTTCTTATCAGTGCCCATTACCGTATCTTTTTGTGTAGATTGTAATCAGTTTAGTTTTACCAAGATGAGGAATACCATTAGTTGTTCCCATTGAAGTTTCACGGAAAGTATTATCACCTTTTTGTCCAAGAGAAATAATTCTTTCTAGAATCTGTTCCTTAGTATTGTTTTCATCAGGGCGAACTTTGATGTAATTATGACTCACAGATTTCTCATAATCAGTCCATTTCTTACCACCAGCATTCTTTTCTCCTGGAAGAAACACTTTACCAGAAGCACCAGCACCATCTCCACCAACAAATATATCCGCGTCGTACCTATTCTCGTAGCTAAGAAATTCAATATGAGGATGTTCCTTATACTCTACATCAATCTCTCGTAGTTTATCACCAATCTTCCATTCCTGAATACAAGCATCAATACTCGCAGCAAAATCATTATCCTCACAATCTTTTGTCCAAACCAGTTCAAGTTCTTGATTAATCTTATTGTAGTTAGATGAACCTTGCTTAACTGATTTGGGAAGAACAAGAATAATTTGCCCTTTCTTTTCTCTTACTTTATCTGCACATCCATTCAAGAATTGCAGTGCCAATCTTCCACCTTTTCCATACGGAGGATTACCAATTACAGCATCAAAATCATTCATATTTGAATACTCTTCTTTTGTAATGTATTTAATAGAATCTGGAATATTACTCATTCCTGTTGGATTCATTTCATAATCACTATCGGTAAAGATATTTGAATATCCAAGATTTGAAAGTGTAATTGAAAAATGTCCAAAAGCATCTTGAGGTACATATATTTTAGCATCTTTTGGAAGATTATTCAATTTTTTCACAATAAGATTCACCAGATGCAATTTAGGTGCACGAATTGCTTCTGGATTCTTTTCTTTGATAAGTTTTTTATGAGATTCTGGAGTGAATCCAAAGGTTTTCTGATACTCTTTAAATCTCTCATCAATGTTTAAGAGTATACTTCTCATCAGAGAAACCATCTCAGAATAAGTCTTAATATGAAGAGGAGATTCTACAACTTCATTTGAACCACCAAGAGTACTTTTTCTAAATCCAAAAGAATATAGTTCTGCTCTGAAATAATGGTCAGTAATATCCTTATGAACAGGAATCATAAAATCTGGAATCACTTCTTCTGGAAGATGAGAATAATCTCCATCATTAAATCTACCAAAACCTCTATATGTTTTTGTCATACCAACAAAAGCACAAACTGGTCTCCTTCCAAGTTCAATAAGTTCTTTGATTGATGCCTGTTGATGACAATAAATCGTCATAGTCTCATTAGAAAGTGGTTCTGGATAACCAGGATCAACTTCCTTAATCAAATTCATTAGAGGATTCATAAAGTCTTTAAGTTGATATCCATCATCGGTGACAAGGCACATTATATACAAAAACAGATACCCTTGTCAAGTCATTGACTTTTTATGGATTTTTTGTTATATTATGGTACCCACGAAGTAATACCAGTAGAAACATTTCCAGTTCCTTGTGAAATAAGTGGATATGCTCTTGCACTACCCCACAATAATCTAACAGAACCAGCACCACCAGGACTTCCATTACTTCCACTGGATGAGCTAGTTCCTCCACCACCTCCACCCCATATTCCTCCACTTACATTAGTTCCACCAGTTTCACTACCAGGACCACCAATAATTAGAGTTTGTGCTGCCCAAATATTTCCTCCATCACCAATAAAAGCATCAGAATTTTCTGTTCCTGCAGTTAATCCAGTTTTAATTGCAGACATAACAACCGCACCATCATTTGGAACTCCATATGAAGTTGCTGCTAATGAAACATATCCAGTTGGAGGTTGAATAGTAGAAATATTTGAAATTCCAATATTATCAATCATAGCAATTGATATTACCGCAGAGTTGTTAGAAGATGTTGTAATTTGACCAGGATCTGGAGCCTGATAAAAATTGGCATCTCCATTACCAGGATCCCCCGCATCTGGGTTAAGGGGATCAATTGTTCTATTATCCCATATTGCATATGTATTTGCGCCAGTGGTAACAGGAGTTCCACCTCTATAAACTGAAGCCATAACTGCCGACGGCGCGGCTGGGCGTGCGGGGAAATCAAGATACATAGATCCTCCATTTTGTGTTGCAAAGAAATATCCAACATAATATCCCATTCCGCCAGCACCACGAGGATCTTCCGAAGAACCATTAAATCTATTGTCATTAGAACTTGGAAATTCTTCAAATTGAATATCACTTCTCCATTGAATAGATTCTGGTGCACCCCCCACCGAACTATAAAATCTTGCATTTGGATACTCATCAACTTGAGTTGTAATACTGGGACCATCTATTGCACATGCAACAATAATTAAATCGCCAATTTGAGTACCCGATGGTAAAGCGAATGGAAAACCGAAATTGTAATCATCAGTAACATCTCGAAAATTGCTCGGACTCGGATTTGTTGGATCTAAAAAATAACTAGCAGTAAATGCAGTTCCAACAAGAGTTACTGGAGTTCCTGAATTAGTTCTTCTTATTTCTAATGTATAACATCTACTATGTGCAGATGTTCCTGTTAAAAACTCATCGGGTTTAACAGTAGTTCCTGCGGAGTAAGTAGTACTTACAATAGGATTTCCACCAAAAATTGCGCCAGTAGCTTGGAATTGTGAGTCTGTATATTGCCCTGTGATACCAACACCCTCTCCAATAACTCCACCAATTCCACCATTTATGAAACCTAAGGTTAGACTATTTTGCCCAGCAGTAGTTCCTGAATTTAAAACGCAGTTTGCTAAGTATCCAGAAATAATTGAAACTGCTCCAGCAGGAACACCGGGAACCGCAGGAGGGTTTGGCATAAGAGTTTCACATCCTCCAGCAGTTGGATTAAGTGCCGGATCTCCAGAAGTATTTCTCCATAAGAAATCTGCCGGATTTATTGTTGTTCCTGGGATAAACCTTAAAGCTACAAGATTGTGGATGCAATTTGAATCCAAATTATCGAGACTTGTTTTAGTTAACCCACCAGAAGGTATATAAGCATACGAAGATGAAAAATTAATATCTCTTGTTGGAGATATTGAAGGATTGGGATTGTAGGCAACTTGAAGTTTATCACCTGTCGCTATAGTAGTATCAGGTATGGATCTTATATCACTTGGGTCGTCCCATTTAGCTATATATTCACTATTATTACTACTTACAATAGTTGTAAATCCAGATGTTGGAAAATCTGTCGAATTTGGAACTGAAATTGAAATCGGCGCTCCAGGAACAGATGTATCTGCTGCGGACAATAATACCAGAAAATCATTGTCCGAAAATGTTACCGAATTTCCTAAATTATCTTTTACATCACTATAAGATATGAAAGTTTGATCTGTTGATGCTGATCCAACAAATTGTGCAGCAATTGGAGAACCCGGATCATTAAAAAATGATCCTCCACCGCCACCAGAACTATTATTTACGCCAGCAATACCTTGAGAAGTACCATCAAAACCAAAAGCACCAACTCCACCTCCACCATATCCATTTCCTATAGAATATCCTCCACCACCACCGCCACCACTTGCAGATGCAGCACTTGTTGGGTTGATGGGTCCACCATCCCATCCTCCACCAACTCCACCACTACCAGTATATCCACCAGCACCACCTCCACCTGCTCCTAAGTCAGTACCAGAAAGTACTGTTCCACCGTCACCACCAGATCCACCACCCCTGACAAACATTTTAAAATTTGCTGGGCCTTGCGGATCGGGTTGAATTCCAGCTCCTCCACCACCACTACCAGTACCTTTTGATCCACCTCTACCACCTTGTGCAAGTATTATAGTTTCATTAATTGTGACACCATTACGAGATTTTAGAACAACACTGCTATCTCCACCATTAGTTCCACTGTTATTTGTTGATCCTCCTAATCCAGATGCACCAATATTTACAGTTAAAACATCTCCGGGTTGAACTGAAAAGATTCCCCAAGTCAGTCCACCACCTCCACCACCTCCGGATCTACCACCTCCACCACCTCCACCACCAGAACCTCCTCCACCTGCACCAACGACAACTGCTGATAGTGTAAAAACACCATCTGGAACTGTAAAATCTTCAGTAAGACTAGGTGTATTTGTTACTGTGTATGATTGTTGATACGCTGGTTGCGTAAACTGTGATATTAATTGTACTGGAAATGTCATAATTATACCAATCCTGCTCCTGTGATTACATAAGATCTAAATGGCGATACTCCTGATACATTATAGCAAAGAAGTGTTGCAACTCCATATGGAGCAAGAAATCTACTGCCTGTTTGAGTAGAACCTCCAAATCTTAATAGTGCACCTGATGCTGCAGTAATATCTATAGTATTTGTAGAGTTGTTGAATATAACGCAATTATCGCCAGCACCAAAATTGGTATTTGGAACCGTAATATCATTTCCATTAGTAAGTATGTGTTTTCCGTTATCTGTCGCTATGATAGTATATGGGTTTGTTCCGGTAGAATTTGCTGGTATTGTTGCTGGTCCAAATGTTCCTTGTCGACCTTGAATACCTTGGATACCTTGAATACCTTGTCTGCCTTGGATACCATCAGTTCCTTGTGCACCTTGAACTCCTGCTCCTGTAGCACCTTGAATACCATCAGTTCCTTGAGTACCTTGAACACCTTGAATACCATCAGTTCCTTGAGTACCTTGAACTCCTTGAATACCTTGGATACCTTGTCTACCTTGAACACCCCTTACACCTTGGATTCCCTGAACACCTCTAGTTCCTTGAACACCTTGAATACCTTGAACACCTTGAACACCATCAGTTCCTTGAACACCTTGAATACCATCAGTTCCTTGAGTACCTTGAACACCTTGAATACCTTGGATACCTTGGATACCATTAGTTCCTGCTCCACCAGAGATTCCTTGAATACCTTGGATACCTTGTCTGCCTTGAACACCTCTAGTTCCTTGAACACCTTGAATACCTTGAATACCATCAGTTCCTTGAGTACCTTGAACACCTTGAATACCTTGGATACCTTGGACACCTTTAGTTCCTGTTCCACCAGCGATTCCTTGAATACCTTGGATACCTTGTCTGCCTTGAACACCACCAGTTCCTTGAATACCTTGAATACCTTGGACACCTTTGGTTCCTACTCCACCAGAGATTCCTTGAATACCTTGGATACCTTGAGTTCCTTGAACACCTTGAATACCTGTAGTTCCTTGGACACCTTGAATACCTGTAGTTCCTTGAGTGCCTTGGATACCATTAATTCCTTGGATACCTTGGACACCTTGAGATCCTAAAACACCATCAACTCCTTGAGTTCCTTGAACACCTTGAATACCTTGAATACCTTGGATGCCTTGTCTGCCTTGGATACCTGTAATTCCCTGTATACCTTGAATACCATCAGTTCCTTGAGTACCTTGAATACCTTGGATACCTTGGATACCATAAAGTGCAGCATCTTTAACATCAACCCAACTAATTCCATATCCAGTTCTAGTAACTGGATCAAAAGTTGACATTAAAACAGTGCCAGTTGTACCAATAGAATTAAATGTTCCATTGGCAACATCTTCGGCATCATAAGATAAGTATCCTTCAAGAATAAGACCTACTGTACTTCCAAAACCAACAATAGATGATATTCCAGAAACTACTAGATTTGTAATTGATCCAATACCACCAATAACGTTGACTGCAGTTAGTGCACTACCAGTATTTCCCGCCGTTAATGCAGTAGCAACCTTAATAGGAAAATAACCATTTGGTTGAAATCTTTCACTACTTATAAATCCTGTAGTAATGTTTCCTGCATTTTCAAGATTTAAAGCAGTTGTTGCAATTCCAACTAGATTTCCGTAAAAGAATGGTGCTGTTACAATTCCAGAAAACTCACCAGTTCCTTTAACATATAAATCTGAAGTCGGTTGGTCTGTATTGATTCCTAAGTTGGTATTGGCATAATCCCAATATATGTTTGTATTACCAGTAGCAAATCCAGTAGAAGTGTTGACAATAACTTGTCCAACATCACCTTGATTTAATAATTCATCAATAGCAATTATAACAGTTGCAATACCAACACCAGCAGTTGGACCTAGAAGAGGAGGAACTTGAACTGTAACGCCACCTCCAACAAAGTTTATGCCATGAATTGCATTAAATTTATTGTTTGGTAGAAATCCATTATCATAAACAGAAATATATCCAAGAGTTGTTCCTATTCCTACTCCCTGTGCCCAAAATCTTTCTCCTTCAGCACCATCAACTGCAATTAATTGGTAAGGGGTTCCAACTGGAATTGGATTTGCACCCACTGAAGATGGTCCAATTTGAGGATCGCCTAAGTTTGGCTCAGCTTGCTCTAGACCAAGAAATTGGTATCTATCCGATGTTATTCCTGATTGTGGAGTTCTAATAACTCTTCCAGAATTTAATTTCGCCATTTAACTTCTCTAGAGTGAATTATATTATTCTTATTTTCATTATTTATCTATTCTAATTTTGTCTCTTTGTTACTGTATTTCTAGTTCTTGGGTATTTAACACCATCAACTTCTGGATTTCTATTTTTAATGGATAATCTTGGAAATGAAGTTCCTTCTTCAGGTCTTTTCTTTTTATAGAAAAGATATCTATTATTTCCAACTCCAAATCCTTCATAGGGAGATGAATTTGGATTTGATCCCGGATCTCCAACTTCTGCTAAAAAAGTTTCTTTCAAATATTGAAGTGCTTCTGCTTGAGTTATATTTGGTTCTTGTTCTGCTAGACAAGCAATAACTCCAGCAACTTGAGGACTGGACATACTTGTTCCATTGATTGATGCTAACCAATAAGAAGTATTTCTAGGATCTTGGGCTAAAGATCCATAACCTTCATTAGTTGCAGTTGTGGAATCCCAAACCGCAGAAATAATATCGCTGCCCGGCGCCCAAATATCTATTCTATTACCCCAATTACTAAAGTTAGATTTATATTCTGCAACTTTAGATCCAAGACTGCCAACACAAATAACATTATCTGCAGCACCAGGACTTGAACCCTTTGAATGTGTAATAGTAGAAACACCAGATATTGTTACGCTGTTATTATAGTCAACTCCACCAAAAACATCAGCATTCCAAAAAGAATTTCCAGCAGAAGATATAATTATTACTCCATCATTAATTGCATCTTGAATATCAGCATCAACTGCTGCAACTCTAGCTGGAGTAGAAGAAAGAAATGTATTAAGGGGAACTGGAACTCCATTTGCTTCTAAAATTGCTTTTCTTTGAGCATCAGTTCCTGATACAGTTGTTATTGTTCCTCTATAATTTACAGATGTAACGTCTGTTAGAGGAATGTCCGAAAAGGAATATCCCCAACTGTGATTAGTGACTGTTGGATTTTTTCTACCAGTATCTGGATTAATTGGCTTATTTAAATGAAAATATCTTAAATAATCCCATAATTTTAATGCCCAATCAACTTCTCCTGATAAGGCATCGTTGAATGCCATATTATAGATGTTAGCATCTCTTGCCCATCCTTGAGTGTTTCCTGCAGCAGTTCCAGTAACGTGTGATCCGTGATTTTTATTTGGTAAATTACCTGTGGTTGGATAAGTATAAGTTGCTGGTGTAGAGTATCCTAATGCAGAACTGTATGAAAACCAATTAAAAAGATTAACTCTACTTCCTCCAGTTCCATCTACATTAACAGCAAATTCTGGATGGTCTGGATTTGGATGTTCATCTACAGTTATGACATCTACATTTTTTCCAGAAGAAGTTGTTGAAATTCTTCTATTTGTTATTTGGGGTATAGAATCACTTCCCCAATTTGCAACAGTCTGTCCTTCAGAAACTCTATAAAGACCCCAATTCTTATCATCAGAACCAAATGAAGTTGTTGTTTTTTGAAAATCTCCAGTTTGTGTCCAAAAAGATTTTGCAACAATCCCAAGTTCACTTGGTATAATCTCGCAAGCAAGAACTCTAGGATCATTTCTTACTTGTCTTGCTTCCTCTTCAGAAAGCATATAATGAGTATTGCGACTTATAGGTCTTCTATCTACCAACTCAACTGCTCTGTCAGGAATATAGAGATTTCCTCCAGGAGTCTCCATATCATCATATAAACTATCTAAATCTTCCTTATTTTTACAAGTAACAATATACTCTTTTATCTCTGACATATATTAAGACTCCAGTTGTACTAATGTTAGAGTAACTGTAATATCAGATGTGCTACTTTCATTGTTTACAACTTTGGCATAAATGTTAGTTGATGGTGTTGCATCATTATTCCAACCAATAATCCCTGGTGACATTATAAAAGTGCTGATGCCAGAAGTTGTTGTAAGAACTTCTGCAATTACACCTGAACCGGGATCTGGATCTGTTGTGGAACTTCTACCTGCATCTGCAGTTCTTGAAGATGTATCAGTGTAAATAGTAACCCAAGCAGCACTAGAAATCCCTACCTTCTGTAAAGCATAAGTCTTATATCCAGTTATAGTTATATTTGCTGCTGTTCCAACTCCAATAGATCCTGTTGATGCAGATGCTGTTGTTCTTGGTGCAATAGAAACACCTCCGCCACCAGATGTAATTGTAACAGTTGCAATTCCACTAGAAAATGTGGCAGTAACTCCAGTTCCCACAAAGTTTATTGTTGATGCAATGCCAACAGGACTCCCTTCTTCTTGAACAGAAATTCCAGATCCTGTTGCATTTACAACAATATTTGATGTTCCAAAAGAAGTCCAACTTTCTCCATTCCAAGAATAAGTAATACCTGCTGCAGTATATGTAAATGATCCATCAGTTGGTTGCCCACCTGTAGCGGGAAAATTAATTGCCATTTCTTAGTTGCTCCTTCCAGTTTTATTTAGAGATTGGTAATAGTAACCATGATGTCACCAAGGTTTAGTGGATCCTCGTTCCATCTTCTGACACAGAATACAACGTTGCCAGCGTTCCTCTCAATACCAATCTGTGCTCCATTAGCAGAGACCCAATCAGTTCCATCGTAAGATGCATTGACAATATAGTCAGTCCTTGCTGCATATGCTGATGGGAATGTTAATGTATAGAAGACATCGCCACCAAGAGCACTTCCATCTCCACCAGACTTAGCAACTGTATAACCAGCAGTTCCAGTCCACGTTGGAGAATTAGCATTCATATTGATACATCCAGCAGCAACAGGAACATTTGGTTGTGCTAATGGTGGCGAAGCTTCAACCCATTGTGAACTATCAATATCTTGATAATAAATGTTTAAACGACCAGTGCTGCTTTTCCACCAAAGATTTCCATCTGCAGGACTAATTGGAGCAGTATCTGAAATAGTTACACTTACTCCACCACCACCGCCACCAACACTACTACTCCAACTAACTCCAGTACCAGTTGATGTTAAAACATCTCCAGTTGTTCCTGCATATCCTAAATGGTCAAGTAATTCCTTTTCTACAAATAATGAAGTTGTAGATGATGTTGTTCCAAATGAAACCACAACATCTGTTGGTGACGATGTTGTAGTAGTAAACGCAACGTATTGACCAAGTTTTGAAAGTTCTCTATTAAATGTCATTGCTTAGCAGTCTCCAGAACACTGAGTACAAGTTCAAGAACTCCATTCTCACTGCCCTGAATTTTTAGGGAATCGTTTGTTTCTAATGCCAATCTGCCATCTGGAATCAGAACAGCACTGTCATTTGGTGGAACATGGAAATTATTGGCAAACTTATAATCCCCAGTATCAATGCTAGTATTTCTTGAATGAACTGCACTAACAGTATGAACTGTTGCTGAAGTTCCAATACCAATATTGGTCACTTGTGCCAAAATAATAATTGATGCAACACCGATAGGACAGGTATAGATGCCAACCATATCGGTGGTGACACCTACCCTAATTGTTCGGAATTTATTAAGAGCTACTGCTGCCATTTTTACTTACCTAATGCGATAATGAGTGGAGTTACTGTATTTAACAAACTTTGATTAAATGCTCTACCTGTAACAGTTCCAGTCAATTGATTAACTGTTACACCATCACCAATCTTGAAGTTACCTGCTTGGTCCGTACTTGTATATACGATCTCACCGCCATCAATCTTAACAACTTCATTCTCTTGAATAACAACACCGCCCAATGCTGGTTTTGCTCTATTGATGTCATTACCAGCACCAACCCATTCGAATGAGTGTGAAGATGCAATTTGAAGACTCAATCTGGAGAAATAAACCGTAGTTCCCACACTAACTGTATTATTTAGATTTGTGTTTAATATGATAGTTGAAATACCTGCAACTGGTTTTGTTGCACTCTCAATAGTATAATAAATTGGAGTCATAATTGAAGTTGCAGTAGCTCCAACACCTGGACCAGAGAAACTAATACTTGGTGGAGTTAAGTACTGTGTTCCAGTGCTAACTAGATCAACAGAAACAACTTTTCCATTTTCAACAGTGGCAATTGCTTCAGCAGTAATTCCATTCTGACCTATAGGATCAGTGAATGTAACCACTGGTGGATTATCTTCAACATATCCACTACCACCATCGGTAACTTCTACTCTTTGAACTGTTGAATAAAGTTCTCCGAAGTAAATTGCCTGACCATCATAAGGTCTGTATGAACCAATTCCAGAAACGGTAATTTCTGCCTGCTCTGCAGCAGGAACATTTCCATCACTATTCAGAATCGTCTTTCCAGTATATCTGTAAATTGATTTACTTGTGTTATCACCAACACCAACTGATACAAGACCTAATCTTCCAAATGAAGAGTTGGAGTTTGTAATATCGCACTGTCCACCAGTTGCAGTATAAATTGCAGTGTCATTACAAATGGTAAAGATAGAAACCAACTGGCAGTATGCACCATTGGTAATTGAAACTCCAATACCACCTTGATTATATTGAGTGTATGAGTCAACACTCATTGCACCGGTAACACCAATATCATCCTTATCTCCAGGTTCTGCATTCACACCGTCAACAAGCATTCCAATACTCTTTGGAATGAAGTTTGTGCAGTTTCTTACATATGGTCCTTGTGTGATTGGTCCAACACCCTTGGAATATGGTGGATAAATTACACCACCACTATCATAAGTATGTGGAATTGTTGATGTTCCAACTCTTACAGCAAATGTATCTGAACCATCAGCATCTCCACCAGTAATAGATTCAACTCTAAATATAAATCCTTCATTTCCAGATGGGAACTCTTGAGTTGAAGGTGCTCCTCCAGAAGAGCAAGAGAACGTTAAGTCTCTTAGAGTTACTAAATCACCAACCTTTACCTTAGCTCCAGGTGCAGTAATCGTTGTAATGCCAGTAGTTTCTTGATAAGATGCTGTTGAAACTCCAATTGATCTATCTACAACAAATCCGCCAGTAAAATACGTATGTTCTAAAGTAGAAACTCCAACATTAATTACAAATGTTCCATCTGGATTAATTTTATCAACATTAAAGTCATAACCAAATCTTCCTGATGGGAACTTTTGAGTTGAAGGTGCTCCTCCAGAAGAGCAAGAGAACGTTAAATCTCTTATTTCGATTAAATCTCCCTTCTTAACATTAAGACCTGGAGCACGAATTGTTGCCTTTCCACTCAAATTATCATATGATGCATCATCAACTAATGCAATTGTTGTGAAACCAAATCCTGCATTTCCTGGATAAGTTGTACTGAATCCAGAGAAAGCTGCAAATCCATTTTGAACAATTGATGTTACAACTCCAATACAGGAGTGAATTGCGGAAACTACATTTTGGCAAGAAGCAACACTTTCATTAAATCCTGTTGCTGGGTCTGGTTGAATTCCTAAATCTTTAACTTGACTGAATTCATTTTGGAAATTCTTAAGTTTTTGAATTGTTCCGCCACTATTATATACATGTGGAAGTGTTGATGCTACTCCAATAAATGTAAATGTATTAACACCAACTACAGATTGAACTTGATAAACGGTTCCATAATCGGATTCTCTTGGGAATACTACCGGAACAAGTGGACTATATGCACAAGTCCATGCCAATCCAACAATCTTTGTTGGATCATCCACTGACAATCCATGAGGTCCGTTAGTTGTAATTGTAGTAATTCCAGTTACATTATCATATTCTGCACCTAAAACATCAATTGGCAATTGAGTTGGATCTGCAGCAAATCCACCCCAAGTTACATTATTAATAACAGATCTTGCAATTTTAAATGAGTGCTGAAGAGTTGCGACAGTTTGTGCTTGTTCTTCTGGATTTTTGAGAATTCCTGGTAGTAAATTACCAGATTCATCATAATATGCTTTTCCTGAAGTAACAGATCTAGAATTTCCACCTCTTGTTATATCAAAACAAACACCTTTCCAAATATCTTTAATATCATCTGCACAATCCTTTGTATTTAAATTTACACCATAAATTGTGGTAATACCAGCAAGATTTGCATAATTATCGAGAATACTTGTGATAGTCGAAGCAAGACTTACTGTTTTGAGTCTTACATCTGTACATCCACCACCAACAATTATTGGTGAATAACTGAAATCTTGAGTAAAGGAACTATATGTAGTAATTCCAGGTAAAGATGCATAATCAACGTTATCAATAACATTGGTTGCAATTCCAACAGCATAGTTGATTGCATCAATTGTTGCAAATTTAATACTTACTGGAGTTGTGTATCCAGGAACTCCATTTCCGGCAGTTCCTGTAATATGAAGAAGATTTCCAGCATCATCATAATATGAAAGACCAGCACCAATAGAATTTCTATTACTTCCTGCCTTAAGATCGTTTGATAAAGATCTTACAATATCTTTAATATCATCCTTACAACTCTGTTTGACATAATCATTGATACTAACTCCTATTGGTGGAGAAATTGGTGGGATGAATCCGGCAGTTGTTAGTGCAAGACCAGTTGGATTTCCAAACTGATCTTTTGCATCATAATCTGGAGAATATAGATATCCAACAGTTTCTTCGGCAATGAAGTCTAGATTTAAATCTAAAGTTCTTGCAGCATCCTGTTCTCTATGAGTTCCAGCAAAACCACTATATCCACTAGTCAAGAATCCAACAGATTCTCTTGCAATATAATCTAAATTATATCTAATTAATCTCGCAGCATCAAAATATCTTCCAGTTGAAACACCCAAAAGACGCTCAAACGAAACAATAGCAGCACCATCAGTCATATCTGGACCAATGAAACTTAAGTCGGTAATATGGCATCCATTATTAACAAAGAATAAATCCTGATTTGGGAACTTTGGAGTTACGACACAGTTTCTTAATTCAGTACCTTCAACAGAAACAGTTTTCTTAAGAAGAATTGGATTTTCTTCAACATAAACACCAGGATAAACTTTAATTGTATCACCAAACAAAGCAGCTGCAGCAGCTGCTTTAATAGTTCTCTTTGGATAATTTTCTGCTAAACCAGTGTTATCATCATTACCAGTTTGTGCAACATAAATTGTTTTTCCAATTGGACGATATGCATCAATTTTAACAACACCTTTTCCTGGTCCACTTGTTAAATCTTGTGTTCCAAAAACATCAACTCCAATTCCAGGAACAATTTGAGTTACGATTCCTACAAGAGTATCACCATTTCCAAAGTAATCATTTTCTACTGTCAGAGAAGATCCAATCGTAATTCTATCAGTAGTTGCGGTAGATACCACTGACTGGGTGGGTCTTATCTTTGCTTCACCAGTTATTGTGTTGGTCTCTAAAGCTATATTACCAATCTTTGCATCAATAGCAGCGGTTAGATTATAATCTTCTAAAACAGTAACACCAATACCAAGTCTTGAACCTAGAGGATAGTAGATTAAAGGTGCGCCATCATTATCAACATAAGTTTTCTTGAAGGTGCTTATGCCGTCAGTCAAATCTGTTAGATTTAATGCGTAGAATGTATTAGCAACTGAAACTGGATTGATAAATGTTTTATCTGCAAAGGAACTAATTCCCAAAACACTAATGTCATAAGTTCCACTTAATGCAACACCAACTGTTGTAATTCCACCGCTTCCTTGACCAAGAACAAACATATTGTCCGTAAAGTCAATATAACTAGAAATACCAGGACTTGCACCCTTTTCACTAACAGTAATTGTTGCACCATCAATTAGAATTAAATCATCATCAAATGTTGCTGCAACTTCTACAATATCTCCACCAGCAGCTGGTGATGTTAATGTAAGTCCAACACCAACTCCAGAACCATTTGTTGCAATATAATCGCTACCTTCAATCAGTTTAATACCATTCAAGAAGACTTCTAGGTATAATGCAACTGGGTTTGTTCCAATACCTGCTCTTGGAGGGTCATTTAGAGTTTGTAAGTTATATCTGAATCCACCAAATTCGGTTTGTCCTGGAGTAGCAGTAAATACTTGCTTAGTCTTAAATACACCAAAGTCATACCATTCAACACCATTAGGTCCTTTGGATCTTAAATATTGACCAAAGTTTCCATATGATGGAACATCTAAAGGAGTTCCATCTCCAGTATCATATAACTTATTGACATATAATGAATCAGTAACCGTTGCTATACCAATATCAGCACGATTAATATTTGCATATCCAATAGTAGCAACACCAACATTAAGGTCATCGATGATTGCTTGTATATCGACGTTAATAGTATCAAATCTTGCATTTGTATAGGTAATTGCTGTACCAGCAATGTTTGTAACTATACCTGTTTGTGCATATAAGTTATCAAAATATCCTTCAACATAATCTAATTTTAAACCACTAAGATCGTCAATTGTTCCTTTTCCGCCACCAGTTGAAGTTGTGATTGATAGATTCTGCTCAACCGTTAAATTCGTAATAAAACCAGTAAAGGCTCTTAAATTTCCACCCTGACCTACAGTAAAATTGGTGGCAAGTCCAGAATTAATTGTTAAATTATCTATAAAACCACTATTATAATTTAATCCTTCTCCTCTAAGGTCATCAATTACTGCATAAGCATTTGTGTTAATTCCATTACTAATATCTAACCTATCACTTATTGTTACAATCCCGGCTTGAACTAGAGGGAATGAAGCAACTCCTGGACCTGCATTGATATTTTTAACAGTTAAAGTATCAATTCCAGCATTTATTGCAGTGAGATTAGTAATTGTACCAATATTATAACTTACAGATTCACCAATCAGTGTTGTTAAATCTGCAAAATTGACATTAATCTCATCATTTGCAACATCAAGATTGCCTTGAATTGTAACATTACCTCTGAAAAAAGCAACTGTTTGAGTTGAAACTCCTGTTGTTGCTGCAACTCCAGGTAGAGGAATTTCTCGAACATCTAAAAGATATTCTGGAATATCTGTTCCTATACCAATTTTGTTTGTTACTGGGTCAGCGTGTAACAGAATATCATTAACTTCAAGACCATTTTTAACGACGAAATTCTTATCGATGGCCATAGAAACTCCCTATCCCTAACATCAATCCTTATTATTTGTATTTATAAAACTACCAAATGTGCTTAATATTGTATTTCATTGCAGGGACCAAAAAGAACTCCCGTGTTTTCTGGTCCTGGAGCTATTTGAGAATCTCTAGTGCTTGGAACTCCAATCAAATTACCATTGTACGATGCATTTCCTACAGTTAGAGATGATCTAGTCGAACTAAAATTGCTGGAATTAATAAAATCTTGAAAAATTGTAGCATTACTAGTCCCATCTACCGTAGAATTCGTAAAAATTGAGAATGATAGTATTCCAATAAAATTAGCAAATTCAATTAGATTTGGATTTCTATTATACCCAGAACTAGAACTTGGAGTTCCAGAAGCATATGTCAGTGTTGTTGTATTATAAATTGCAAAACATAAAGTTACAATTTCTGTCCAAGTAATATCTCTAGGTAATCCACCTTGTGTTACCTGAGGGCGAGCGGCTCCACCAAAAGCATCAAATGCCCAATCAGAATAATTACCTATTTGTGATACAATATTACTGTTTACTAAAAAGTCTGATGTAGTAGTAATTGTCCCATTGGCATTTTGATATTTAGAAGGTAAATCATATCCATTTAATATTAATACAACTGTACCTGATATAGGATTAGTAATAGTTTTTTGTGAAAAAGTAGATGGTATGCAAGGATTTGCAGTTACGGTATAGTCAATACTTCCAACAATTGTTGGTGGAGCAGTTGTGGTAGATAAAGTTAAGGTTGTTTTATTTGATGCTTGAGTTCTGCTATTTGGGGGTGCAGTTTCGTCTAAGAACGTTGTTGGTGTTTGAGCCACTAAATTAAATTCATTATTATTTGAAAGAATTTTGGAGATGGATCCATCTCCAAATGCAAATCCAGGATCTCCACTAAGTTGTCCACTTAATTGTGCTGTTATATCGACAATTCTAACAAAATCCGAACTAACATCTGATGGTGGATCTGTCTTATTTGCAGTTTTTCCTGGCACTTGTGTAATTGATGATCCATCGGCAACGAGTTGAAACTCAGGACTAGTATCATCAAGTACAACTATGGTCGTGATTCCTGTTACATACTTTCTGCCTGATCCGATAGGCGGTATCTCTGGCAAACTAACATTATTTCCTGCAGCTGGATTTGTTTCAAACTGAATCACATATTCATAAGTACCTGCTGCTGTAGGTACTGGAATAGAAGAGAATGACCCATTAAGAGGTGTTGGAGTTGGTGGTGACCAGGGAGTTGATATTGGAGGAATTTGATAAAATTGCAAGCAATTTACTGTAGTCCATTGCAATGTAATATTTCCATTACCTGCAATTAAATCTCCAGTACCAACTCTAGAAAGAGTCACTGTTGCATCAGCAGTATCTGCAGTTGTAGTTATGTCCCAAGTCGCATTTTCAGTTTGATTTGGAGTTGTTGGGTTTGTTGCGTTTGAGATTGTTATGACTGGAGATACTGTTGTTGAAAAGTTTGGTGAAGATCTAACAGATACTTCCAATATATCATTCGGATTGACGGACAATGAAGAAGTTTCAGTAATGGGAGATCCATTTCTTGAAATAAAAACAGATCTAGTAGAACCACCGGGGGTTATAGATGCTGTCATATTACAATCAGGTTCAAATCCAGAAGCTATGAATGTAGATGTTAAATCTATTGAAGGTGTAACTCCAGTTTGTGCAGGAAATTGAACAGAAAAAGGGGTAATTGGTCCACAAGATCTTGCTACTGTTGTAACTTGCCAAGTAGAAGACTGTAAAAGTCCAGTCTGTGTTATAAATCCATTTCCACTAGTAACATTAGCAGGGCTAAGATTTTGCGTATTTTCTCCCGTTACATGGAAATTGACATTAAAAGTTCCTACACCATTAAAATTATCTATATTTGGAGTGACCATTCTCAAAGTAATTTCGTCACCATTAGTAACCGGTTGTCCTAATACTGGAACTGGATCAGTATAATTTTTAACTATAGCACCTCCTCTAACAACTCTGAATTCTGGAGCAGGGGATATTTCTGGACTAAATGAACTAATATCTGCCGAAGCAAAAAATCCAGTAGTTATTCCTGAAAGTGTTATTGTATTACTCTCCAGAGTTACTGCCCTATTTGCGGATGGATCTACTATAAAGTTAAATGGATCTGGTTGAGTATTATATGGCTGAGGTCTTGTTGTAACCGTGTATGTTCCACTTTGAATGGTTGGAGATTCTCCGACAAGTAAAGTTACTGTTGCATCTGTAGAAAAAGTTGTTGCTGAATCAACTCTAACTTGAATCGTATCGTCCAAATATGCAAAAGTTGTATCGGTAAGAGGATCAATTCCATTAACGTTACTTTGCCAAAATTCAGAAGCTCCTGGATTGAATGGATCTGTAAAACGTAAGGTTCCATCAGATTTTCTAACTTCATATTCGGCAGAAGATGATGAAGTTGATTCAATAGCAATGGCAACTGCAGTATCATCTAAAAATGGATTCGGATCTAATGGTCCAGAGTCAATTCCAGCAATTGTAATTAAATTACTCAAATATTGCTGTGGTATTAGTGCTGTAGATATTCTGTTTGCTTGAGGTACTGGAGTAAAACTAAACGGATCGACTAAAGTTTTTGCAAGTCTTGTTTCAATTCCCCAATTTGTGTTAAATGTTCCTGGAAATGGAGGTTCTACTGTTACACGATATGACTCTGCAGTATTAAATGTTGATGGAGTAGTTGTTGTAAGACCTATGGTATCACCATTTCTAATTGTAGTGATTCCACTTGAGAATGGACCATTTCCGTTTTTAAAGTAATCTGTACCAATCTCAATATTAAAGTCAAAATTTGGTTCAAGTCCACCGATAGTTACTGTATTACTAGTAGTCGTTATCCCCAAATCTAAATCAATTTGGGGTATAAAACTGAATGAATCTGGAATATTATCAATTACTCTTGTAGTAATAGTCCATGTTCCAGTTCTTTTTCCAATTCTAACTGTAACAACATAAGTTTCACTAAAGTCTGCTTTATCTACTAAAGGTAATGCGTATGATATGACAATATTGTCATTATCCCTAACATAAACAATTGGATCAGAATCTAAAGCACTAACAGGACTATTTCCATTAATACTTACCAATGCATTTGAATCATCAAGAGTAATTCTGGTTTTATAATTGAGTCCAGTTACAGTTAATGATGCAGTAACTGTGGTGCCAGGATCTTGATTGACCAGATTTTGTGATGCTAAATTGGCATCGAAAGGAACTGGCCAATCATCCAAAGTTCCTCTGTAGGATTGTTCTGATGAACCACCAAAAGAAGAAATAAGTGGACTCATTTTATCTAACCTCTATTATAGTGAATATTGTGCTTGGGAATAAAGAACAGTGAACTGGTCTCCAGCTCCTCCAGTATTAGATTTTCTTATTATAACATATGTATAAACATCTAATCCATCGAGATTTCCTGAATTTATAGTTTCTCCACCATAATAATATGGTTGAATTGGTGCCGCTCCACCAGGTTGTCCAATGGCAATAGAATTATTATAGTATGCTGCTGTTGCTCCTTGAGGAGCAATAATAGCAACCGTTATAGTTTCTCCAACTTCCATAAAGTCAGTTAAATACAACTTAGTTGGAGTAAATTGCTCTCCAAAGAATTCAATTCCCCAATTAGAAGTGCTTTCCAGCAAGTAATAATAAACGTTATTATCTCCAAGATAAATTGGTATAGTTCCAGACGCTGAGTTGTTTATTATTGTTGCTTTTTCAATAATTTCAAAAACTTTAAGTGAACCATTAATAGCTACAGATCCTTCTGCATATAACGCAAACTCCGATTTGGCACTATTTGTATTAATTCCAACTTTAGTAATAGTATGAATACCAACAGCATCTTTAACCCAAATATCAGAAACGCCAGTTAATCCAGATCCGTCACCAACAATCCTTCCTCTAACAACCAAACCAACATTAGGATCACTATCCGGATCTGTTCCAATTCCAGCTCTTCCGTCAGAAGTTACTGTAAATTGATTTGAACCAGATCCAATTACTAATGGATCAGTACCAACATATCCAGGACTATTTACAACAATCTGATCGAAGAATTCAACATCAGCATTATCCGATAGACTAATTCCACCAAATCTTGCCCATTTATTATCGGCAGTATAAACCCAACCAACATTTCCACCAACGTTGGGGAATGCATCAAAAACAATATCGCCAGGGTTTCCTTCCTGAGCAGGTGTGGACAAACCAACAGTAACTTTTCTTGAAATAGTTGCTTCGCCCTGAATTAAAATATTATTAACTTCAATTCCATTTGCTGAATTGGAACTTATTTTCTCATTAAAAATTACTGGTCCATTAAATTGTGAAATATTATCGGATTCTAATCCACCTTCAACAATTATTGACTTACTTACTGAAACTATGTCTGGAGTAATGTATTCAATTGCTTCGTTGAAGTTTGCTTCTCCAACCACTGATGGGATTGGAGTTTCAAATGTTTCTCCTTTTCCTGTTGAAGAAATCTTCTTATTTCCAATATAGAAATCGCCATCATTATTCATTCCAGTGTAAATGACAGCACCTGCACCAAATTGTGAGGATTGTGAAAGAAGTTCCTCTTTTGGAGATAACTCTCTATCCTGTCTTTCTGGGAATGCTGATGAGTAATTTCCTGGACCAAATCCAAGATATTCAAATGTGTGTCCACCTGCCCTAATAATAGAATTTCTTCTAAATTCGATTGGGAAAACATTAATCCTTCTTACCAAATCAGTTGTTACATGATTTTGTGCAATAGTTCCTAAAACTGCTCTTTCAACTTCAATGTTATTTGATAAAACAGTTCCGACAATTCTAACTATTTCATTATTAATTAATAAGAAATCTCCAATACTAAGATCATATTTATTATCAACGACTAAAGTTGTTGCTGTCAATAAAGCATCAACCGAAGTTGTTAAATTTGTTGAAAGATTTCCATAACTATAGACCATTCTTTCAAAAACATTTTCATTATCAATAGAACTGGTTCCTCCTCTAGAAGAAAGACCATCATAATTTAAGGTTAATGAACCTGTTGTTACTGCAGTTGTTTTAACTCCAACATTAACAGTAAATGATGTTTTTGTGGGAATACTTGAAATAAGTTTTTCTCCATTAAAGAAATCGTCATCAGCACCAGAAATGACAACCTTATTATTTTTGTTAAGACCGTGTTTTGCTGGTGTAGTTGCATATGTTGCAATTCCAGTTGCTGAATCATACGCCAATCCTAATGCAGGTATAGTTAATGATTTTCCTGTTAAAGTATAATAAGATGGAGAAAATTCTGTTAGTGCTACACCAGCAGAAACTGATGGATTGTTAATTGGAGAAACTGATTGTGCACTGAAACTCTTTGATCCAGTAATTCCTGTTACTTTGTATACTCCATTATATTTTTTATAATTTTGATTAACTATTCCTTCAACTTTTAAATTGTCTCCAATATTGTTATAGACTTCACTTACGGTAACAGTTCCTGTAACGTGCCCAGATATCGTTGCAATACCAACAACATTTAAAGTTTCTCCTGAAATATATCCACTTCCACCATCAATAATATCAACATCCAAGAGAGAACCTGAAGCGTCAACAATAACTTTCGCAGAAGCTTCTGAACCAAATCCAGTAGTACTTACTAATTGTGCATTGTAGAAAGTTTCCGATAATCCAATTCCAGTTCCATAATTTGAACCTGGAAGTCCTATCGTTACAGAAATTGCTCTGTTTAATCCATGCTCAATATCTGTAAATACTGTATGGTTTGATGTTGGAACGCCTACAGCACCATTACTAACAATCTCAAAAATTGTATTTTGATTTTTACCAAAGTCTAAGACTGTTTTTTGAATAGTTTCTTTTGTAATACTATCTTCAGGATCACTTACAACAACTTTTCCTATGGGATTTGGAACAGCAAATGATTTTGCTGCCTTTGGATCTGAATTTGGATTATCTCTATTGAATCTTGGATAGAGATTTATAATTGGTTGACTTATATTTAAAGAATCGTATGGAGAAACTGAAGGTGAATTTGAAGAATTTGTAACAGTTAAGTGGTATATACCATCCTGCTGCCCTTTAATATAAGTTTGTATTTCTTCAGACTCATAAATCGAATAAATTTCACTATATCTCTTTTTAGAGAATCTTGGAAGACTTCTATCTCTTCTTGATACGTTATTTTGGAAAGAACCGGGATTACTTGAGAGAACATATTTAAAAGTTCTTCTTGAAGGAACTTCACTTACCGTAAATACGCCATTGAATCCAATCCTATCAGTTGCATTTGGATTTTCAGAACTTTCTATATTGCTTATTTCAACTGTAGATCCTACAAAAAGATCATGAGGAATTTCTGTAGTTATAGTAGATTGACCAGATAACCAAGAGGCATTAGATATAAATCTAAAATTTCTTAATTCTGAAATATTTTCAAGAGTTGCCGGAGTTGAAGATCCTCTAAGATATTTTGTAACTTCATTATCAGTCAATCCAGTTGTCTTATTGGATTCTTGGATAATAAATCCATCAGTTGGAGGTCTTGAAGTTATATTTGATGATGACGGAATTACATATCTCAATCTATACATTGTATCAAGTAAACTTCTAGAATCTAAAGTTCTTGTGATATAAGTTCTAGGAGTTGAATTACTTGAAAGTGATGGTAGAATTGGACCTATAGTATCATCAGAATTATCGATAGAAATATACCAGTTTCCAGTAACTGAAGCAGTTGGATCAAACTGAATTGGATGACCTATCTCTCCGGATTTCTTATCAGAAACTCTACTTACTACTCTTAAGTTTCCTCCTCTATTATTGACTATTATAAATCTCAAACTATTTGCATCATTTAAAGATTTTGCAATCTTAAATTGAGTTAGTGGATCTGAAAGTCCATCAGTTATTGCAAAATAAACAGTATCACTTTCAACTCCATCTGGAAGATATCCATTTTCGCTAACAATTCTTATCTTTTCGCCATTACTCAGACCATGAACAGAAGAACAGTTAAAAATATTGTCAATAATATTATTTAAATTTCCATTTTTACCAATATTTGTTGATTTTTCTTTTCCATTAGTTGTTCCTGGAATAACAATTTTTGAAGAATATGTTTTTCCATCAATGGTTACATTTAAATAATCATTTTCTTTTGCTCCAATTCTAAATCCATCAATTACAGAATTTGGTAAAATTGATCTATCTGTTTTTGTATAGAGGTATAATCTGCTTGGATTAATGAGGTTTTTGTCTATAGAATCAAACTCCAGAGAAGTTTCTCCTCCATCATTTTCTCTTGGGGGAATTATGTGGGTGACATATCCAACATCGTCTCTTAGGAATGCTTTATTTCTAAATGCGGATGCTGTTAATGAGTTTGCACCAAAGTTTGAGTTTGAGTTTGTAATTGAAAGATCACCACCAGATTCTGCTAAGAAATGTCTGGTAAATCCAATAGCAAAAACGGAAACTACCTGAATAAATGCATTATTACTACACTTAATATGAACACTTTCATATGAAGGTTTATGCTTTGCCAAAGAATCTGAATAGATATTTTGATCACCCGTTGCTAATTGATCAACATATTCTCCCTTTGTTGGACTATACTTAACAAATGCTTTGTTATCTTTTTGCAGACCAATTCCCGTAAACTGGGCAACAACCATACTCTTGAATCCACCAGCTTTATCTCCATCTGCATGAAGACCATTCATTCCATAAACCGATCTCAAAGAACAGTTAAAGATATATGGAGATGCCGAGTTAACAGTGTCTAAAATTAAGTTTACAGTTGCTCCTGTTGGATTCGCAATATTTGGAACAAGAGGTGGAATTTGAACTTGATATTCAAACTCAGTATCACTATTAACTTTACTTACTACTTGCTGTCCATTATATCCATCTTCAGCAATTCCACTAATCTGAACTGGGGAATTGATATCTAAATTAGTAAATGGTTCGGTAAGTTGAACTGTAATTGTTTCATCTGTATTAATTCCATCTCCAGCACGAATACTAGAAATGCCAACTTCTTCACCTCTCGACCCTACAATTTGGAATTCATCAATCTTGGGTTCAATATCGATTGTTGCTGATGGATAATCTGGTTCAATACCTCTATCACTTGTTTCACCATAAGCAATACCTACTTTCTCGTAGTAAATATCAAGATCAGTTCTATCAGTGGAGAAGTTCTGAATAAATGCATCATTAATTGCTACCTTATTGACACCATCTGCATATTCAAAACAAGTTAGTTTGTGGTGAGAAAATCTTGGGAAGAATGAATTTGCAGTGTAATCAATATAGCAAGGAGTGTTTGGATCTGCATCAAATACAGTAAACTGCCATAAGTAACAAGCACCAGTTACTCTAAAAATTGCAGACCTTTCAACATTTACTCCATCAACATCATCTGGATTTGGAACATATCTTGGGCGAATTTTAGTCTTACGAAGATCATATCCAACGATAGAAGTTCCTCTTGGAATGATAACACCACCATAAATTGAGTTTAATTTATAGAGAGCATTATTTTCTGAGTTTAAATTAAAGTTAGTATTAATATCAAAAGGAGAGAAATCATCGCTGGAAGTGCCATTTCTTAAACGATACTGATTTACTCCTAAAGAAGCATCAGGGATCCATCCTGGTCTATTGTCAACAATATGCTCTCCAGGATAGAGGAGAATAGTTGTTTTACCAAATCTGTCATTATCAGTTCCTCTTTGATAAGAGAATCTCGCAGATTCAATTAATGCTCTTTGTATAGTTTTAAAGGGTCTAGTTAAAGAGTTGCCTTTGTTTTCTATACTATCCGTTGAATCGATACTTGAAGGATCAACATAAAGAATTTCCCCACGAGTACTCTTCAGAAAATTATCCAGACGACTGAGACCCATTTTTATTAATACTTATAGTTCCGTTATAAGTTATTTATCACATAAAAAAACCTCCCAGAGGGAGGTTTTGGTCAGCACATAAAGTGCATTTCCTTCACACGGACATTAATATTATAGTGTAATTATTCTTTTGTGTCAAGTTTTTTTATGATGGAAATAATACTCCAAGTAAAAAACAGAGTGACTGCTACGGCACCCATTGTGGTTATTGCAACTACACCATATCTATAAAAAAACTAAGTATTTTTACTTAGTTTGTGTTGATTCTAAGATATATTCTACAGTGTTTGCAATATCATTCATAGCAACACGAAGATCTTGTTGTTGTCCTGATTCTTGACGGCATATTGGACGACGATTGTCTGTAAGGGTCCAACGCCAAAGACTCATATCGTTACAATACCAAAGATTAATTCTCATTTTTGCTATGCTCCAACTTGACCCAGTTAAGGAGGGCATTGATTTCTGCTCTTTTTTCTTCCCCAAAGTCTTGCCCCTTGCTAAACATGTAGAAGTCTAATGC